CTTATTACATTTATAGATTGGGTCACTCAGCGCTACATAGCAGGGGGTGGCCGTTGTCCTCTGAGCGATGGCTCTGAATCATGTATCCATGTAGAGCCATCCTAGAGAGAAATTAGTTCTGTACGATTCTCATACAAGCTATCACTAGTGTAGCTGATATGTCATGCCTCTTCATAATTGTCTTAATCTTAAATCCTCTTTTTATATCACTGATAATATGTACTTCATTATAGGTATGCCTCACCAAGTAGTTTAATTGTTATTGCTATTAGGAATAGCGAACCGAATATTTGTATCTCAATCATCTCTGTTACCTCATTCATTGTTATTACTTTTGTATTCATCCAAATTTTCTCTCTATATCAATCTGTTCTTGTTCTGTGAATCCTAAAGTATAGTCTATCTCTTTCTCTTTTCTGATTCTTTCTTCTCTCGTTTTCTTTAAGTATTCATGATATGTCCTAGCATACATCTGGTCTAGTTCTGAACCTTTACTCACTATCCTACAAGCATTCTCTCCTCTAGTTCCTGTTTCGTAGTTCATGTTTACTTTCAGTTCGTTAAAACCTATGTTGTTAATATCTTCAATATACTTTGTCATTTTCTCTCTCTTTTTCATTGTTTACATAGCTAGTATAGGGGGCTGAACATGAATTGTCAAGGAAATTCGCCGATATTCTGCAGCAAAAAAGCAAATAAAACCCTTGACAAATGACCTAAAGTATGTTATAAGCTCTAAATGAGAATGATTCTCATTCGTATTTGGATAGGAATTCTCTCGATATTACTCTTACTACTCCAACTTCACCCGCTCCGAACCGACCGAAGGAGCAAGAAACTCCAGACGAAATCAAATGCGAACCCCTATCACGCTAGGAAGCGTAGGTACGCATGTGTAGTGAGAGAGCCTGGGCAAAGCGGGATGGAGCTGACTACTGTGAATTTTTTCTGAGAAGTATCTCTGAGATTTCGCACCGATACCGAGAAAACTTATATCGCACTAACCAGCTTTCTTTTAAAGCTTTACTCTATGTGTGACTATGTGGTGAATCGTGGTGTGTTGTGTCTTATTTCGGTAAGGAATACAAGGGGTTTCGGGTTCGGATACTCTGTGATTATACTCTGTTGGTTTTATTTATACACTCAGTCTATTTACAAAGTCTATTTCCTGTGTATCGGGGTTAATATGTTCTACACCCGCACACGATATCATACCTGGTTCATACTTTACTCTTTCTCTTTCTTCTTTCTCTAGTGCGATGTGTGTGACTACATGTCCTTTTGTAGTAGTAGTGAGTATTCCGTTCTTACATTCCATTGAGCTGCTTTCATGTATATCTGCAGACTGACACCATACTTCCTTGCCGTTTGGATATACGACTAATAGAGGGTTGTTTGTCTTTCTCTTACTGTATATTCTTTTGATGATTCTTAGTAGTATTGTCTGAGTTGCTCATGAGTATGTCCTCTTGGAAAAAGCCGCGTCCTGTTGCTGATTATTTTCTATGTAAACTATCTTCGGGGTGTACGAGTTTGCCTATCGTTGTATCTTTGTGTTTATCCTTTCTTTCTGATGAAATGAGTAATACGATATAATGTATTGCCTTGTATAAGTCTTTTTCGTTTCTATCCGTCTTTCTTTCCATATCGCATGAGATACTTGATTGCGTTGGCTTGACAAAAGTTCTTGTCTATCTCTAGATTGCGTAGTATATCCATGACTTGAAAACCTTCTTCTGTTGTAGAATAGTGTTCTCCATAGGTATTCTTGATATAGTCCTTGATTAGATTGAGTATGATATCTTCATTGTATTTCATTCGAGTTCACCTGTAAAGTAAATGTATATGACACCTGCTATGAATATACAAAATGTACATAACGGCCACCAATTCAGTATAAATGTGTTGATTGTATTCATAATTTAGTTTTTTGTTGGTTCAGGTACACATTGTTCATTACTTCCACATATCTCCATTGGCCCTAATGTGACTGAATGATGAGCACATGATGTCAATATCATGAGTAATATCAGTGCTAGAATTATATTTGTAGTGATTGGATTGGCAAGTATCAATCCTTTCAAAAATAAGTATATTACTCGCAATCTGGTTCTTCCTCTGTTTCTGATTCTTTTTCTTCCTCTGCGACTGTAATAGTGATGATTTCCTTACCATCTACTTCCATTGTAATAGTCTTTCCGAATGCTGTATTATATACAAATAGACATACGAATAGTATTACGAATATTTTAACTATGTTCATTAGGGGTTCAGACATTTTTACACCTCTTACTGTTTGGTTTTCTTTTACAACGATAGGTACCATGACTAGAGTTCTTACTCAGTTTGATGATTTTACCACTTGCATTCTTTTTGGGTTGTGGTGCTGATGGTATTGCTGATTTACTCATTTATATACTTCTCCTCAAATTCGTTTAATGATTCACCTAATGTTGATGGTATCTTTCTTTTCTTATGGTCTAGATTGATACCTAATTCTTCTTTTAAATAACTATACTCACGACTGAAATGGTCTATTCTGTGATTCTTACCAGGTAGTGTAAGTGATGAGATATAAGTTTCTACTTTTGATTCTCTTTCCTCTGTTGAGGGTAGTATTTCTACGATTACATTGTACATGTATTGAGTAGGTTCTATCTCATTTCCGAAATCATCTGTCACATGACTGATTATGTATCACATGATGCTCTGTTAATACAAATTTTATGTCTTCACAGCTTTGAAGCTCTTTCACTTCTTTTTCTGTTAAGTCCGTCAATTTGTATGTTTTATTCATGATGTCCTCACTTGTAAATAATTAGTGGGTAGATTTGGTTGACGGGATAAACATAATCGGATTTCCTAGTTCTCGCGTTCACTGGCTCTACCCTGGCCTCACCGCAGTTTAAAGACATGAGGGTCTAAGTCTACTATTATTTAGACATATCATTCTTATGCTCGGAAGAAAAATGTCTATTAGTTTGCTCTAGTGATTTCAAGACTTCCTCTCTCATCCACCTTTCGCATATATCCTTGACTTCAAATGCCTCTATTCCGATGGCATTACTGATTCTTACAAATTCAGTATGTATTTCTTCTTCTGTCATGATTATAGGGTCATAGACTTCTTTGAGTTCATCTATTACTCTATGTTCCATTGTAGTAAATTTATCTATATTTTTAGTCATATTAGAGCCATTATATAGGGTGTATCAAGTATTGTCAAGGTTTATTATGACATATTTTCTAATGCTTTAGTGAATCTGTTAGCATGACTTCTCTCGGCTTTTGCCAGAGTTTCAAACCAATCTGCTACTTCATCAAACCCCTCATCACGAGCAGTCTTTGCCATACCTGGGTACATGTCTGTATACTCATGTGTTTCTCCAGCAATAGCAGCCTTTAGATTCATTCTTGTATCTCCGATAGGTTCACCTGTTGCAGGGTCACCACAATCTTTTTCAAGATATTCTAGATGTCCATGTGCATGACCTGTTTCACCTTCTGCCGTAGAACGAAATACTGTTGCCACATCATTCTCACCTTCTACATCTGCTTTTGCTGCAAAGTAGAGATATCTACGATTTGCCTGTGATTCACCAGCAAATGCATCTTTTAGATTTTCTTCTGTTTTAGTACCTTTTATACTCATATTGTTTCTCCGTTGAAAAATTTACGATTATTCATATGTGCCTTTTGTATATCTTCCTTACTTTGACCATGATATATCACAGCATGATGTTCTTGTATCATAGTATCCGACAATGACTTATTATCTACTATTATATCACCAAGAATACGACCAAACTTTCCTTTGGCATCGTACTTTTGTGTAGTCAATTTTATACTATCACCTTTTACAAATTGTTTGACAAACTCTTTTGCCATCAATCCATATTTCTTTTCTTCTTTATCTCTAGTTCTTGATTCTGGTGTATCTATACCATAGATTCTTACTCTTTCTTTGTGTAACCATACGCCAAATCCTAAGTCTATGTCTATATCTACTGTATCACCATCAACAACCCTTCTAATTTTACATCTGTATTCGTACATTAGTCTACCTTTCCTAAATTATCATCACCAAGTTCCGATACCATATCCTTAGCATGTTCCTCTAGTGACTTTTGTACTTCAGTCGCATTCTCTGGGTTCTCTTGTTCTGAGTTTGCTCTACTCTTTGAGTAGTTACCCTCTTTGGATACTGCAATCAGATTATCAGTCATTTGTATTGCACCGAGTATTTGTTGTACTCTGTTTTTTGATGTTTCTACAGCAACTTTAGCATTTGTCAAGTCTTGTACAAGAGAATCTCTTTGTTTCTGTAGTAAATCAGCATCTATTTCTTTTGCCATTATATAACTCCTATTTGTTGTACCATTCTAACAGGTCTATCAATGATTGTCAACCTTTTCCGTCATCTTCCTCGTAAAAATGTATTTTAACACCATCCTTTTCTTTAGTGACTTTCTTAACTCCTCTGTTTACAGTTGCACTCCTAACTGTCTTACCCAAAATAGTAGTCCAATTACTGTCATTGACTGGTATTCCTTTTTCTTCTACTTCTACTTCTACTGGTAATTCTTCCTTAGTTTCTACAAACTCTTTCTTCTTTGGTTCATAAAGTTCTAACTCTTTTCTGTATGACATATTAGCAGATATCAATAACAGCACTGCCAATGGGTCAAATACAAATATAAGCAATAGTATCACATATCGTACAGTATTGTCAAGATAATTCTTAGCCTCATCACCATATATCAATGCTGCAATATACTTGATAGGCCCTACTTCTACTTCAAAGTTCTTAACCTCTAATTCGTACTCTGATTTCTTGTCTAGTAAACCATCAATATTTTTCTCTGCTTTGTTGATGATGTTGTTTAATTGTTCTCTCTCTACAGATTGTCTTTTTCTTTCCTCTAATCTAGAATCATCAAAAAATCCATATTCAGTTTTCTCTAGTGTTGTATCCATTTCTAGAATATTCTTTTCTGCTCTGTCTATTTGTCTTTGTTCACTTGCAATACGATTATCAACTCTTTCTATCTTGACTGATATTTCACCTGTGTTAATTCCAGCATCAATATGTGACTTAGATAAAAATCCATAGATACCCATACTTGTGATTAACATCAAAACTACAATGGCAGAAACTAGATATGTTCGTAACAATATACTTGTTTCTTTCCAATGATTATAAACCCATGCTGCAGATACTAACTTTCCAACTTCTAAAACTATACCCATGATAATTATTGGAATGACTGCTGCAGAAAATATTGTAGTCAATCCGATAATAGAATACCATGCGGCGACAGCAGCAATTGCTAGTGATGTGACAAAAGTCAATATTGATAATTTATGATTTTTCATCTATTATTTATATGAGCCACTTATCTGATTCGAACAGATGACCTGCTGTTTACAAAACAGCTGCTCTACCACTGAGCTAAAGTGGCTTATATAATAAAATCCTCTATAGAGTATCTAATCGAGGATATATAAAGACCTATATTTTCCATGAGTGATAGTATCACCCGACCAATAAAAATGGATTTTTAGGTGGCCTAGCGTCTTTGTTTTTTAGTAAAAGTGTTAAAATTTACTGTTTTACTATCTCAAAATGGAATTTACCATCTTTTTCTTCACTTTTCATTAATTTGTGATTTAGTGAATTACAAAGTGATTCTATATCCATAACTGCACCTGGGTCAGTACTAATAAGTTTTAAAGTTTCACCTATTTCCATTCCATTTAATTCTTTCTTTGCTTTAATTATTGGTATTGGACAATTAAAACCTGATGTATCTAATTCTTTCATCTTCTTTTACCTGTTGCTGGGTCTTGTGTTTCTCTCTTAGTCAAAACTTGTAGACCTGATTTATTGTAAGCCTGACCTATCACATATTGACTACTGATTTCTTTTTTGTAATCATCATTTGGTTTAGTACAAGCATGTTGTAAATCTTTTACATCTATTGTACGATTTGGTATACTTGTAGTTTTAGTAATAATCATATCTTTAGGTTGATATGTACCTGTCTTTTTAGGTTTGTATTTCACTTGACCAAATTGTCTTTTGAGATAATCATCAAATGATATCATGTCTTTACGATTATTGGTTTGTTTCATTTTCTTATTATATAGTCTATGCTCTTCAACCAACTGTTCCATTCTCTTTTTTGTAATCTTAGGTTTCTTTTTTCTACTTGTATTTAGTGAAGTCAATCCTAAGACTAGGTGCATTCCTTTAGGCATCATTTCTCCTATCTATAAATTCTTTCTCCATATCTCTTTGAAACTGATTAAACTTCTTTTCGTGGATATCAATCAATATATCAAGATATCTCAAAACATGTTGATTTGGGTGGTTTTTGGATGATACAGCCACTAGTTTCTTGACATTCTGTAACTGTTCTATAAACTCTAATTCTTCAATCATGACACCATTATGACAGGTCATACAAGTATTGTCAAGGGTTATTTTAAATGAGAATGATTCTCATTTAGAAGTATAATTTGAAGACTATGGCAAGTACACAAATCAATATTATTAGTTCACATACACTTACCTCTGGCCTTAACATAGAAGTTCTGATATGCAACCAATGAGTAAGTGAAGACCACCAATCTGGGCGATTATGCATAACTATAACAAATCCTACAATAAGGAATAATATAATTGTCAACATTTCCATAATTATCTAGCCTTTCTTGCAAGTTCGGTATCAATCCATTTCTGTGCAATAGGATTGTTTACTTTTTTAGATAACATTGTTCTTACTTGTTTTCCTACCATATCAAAAACATTATCATTTATGTCATTGTTATCCACAATGATAAAGTTCTTATTACCAAAGAATTGTTGAAACTTACCTATGTTTTGTTGTACTTGATTCCATGATTTTTTTACAATGTCCTCTGGTACACTTCTAGGTCTTTTAGCATTTCTTTCAAGTGCAACATCTAGACTTGTATTTACAAATATCATATGTACATCATAACCTAGTTGTTTTAGATGTTGCTGCCTGTGTTGTGATTTTACTATAGTCTTTTCCTGTGCCATCAATGACCATACCTAAACGACCTTCAATATAATTGTCTTGTCTTTTTTTAGTTACAACTTTTGCTCTAGTTCTAAGTACATCTCTTTGCTTACCTTGATTGGCATCCATTTTAAAATTAAGTTGTGCATCTTTTAGATATTTTTCAAACACATCATCTGAATTTACAACCTTTAATCCTTGTGCTGTAACTTTTACTCCTTTCTGTGCTTGTCCTATACCTTTTTGTACAGCATAATGATTTACCACTACCTGGCCCACCAGCCATGAAAAAGGCCTTAAATATGTTTGGGTCATAGACCCCCTCTAATAGTTCTGTATAGCTCTTCATCGGCTTCTTTTTCTCTATAGTTTTCTTTAATCTTATTTATGTCAAGTTTCTCAGGTGTCATCCTTGTTCTTGTTTGGCTCAAAAAGTTCATGTTTTTAATTTTGTTCTTATATTTATTTGTCATTCTAAAACTCCAAATTGTTAATTAATTATACATGATATATTTTACTATAGTTACCCTCCTTTATATGAATTTGTTATAAAAATCATTAACAACAATACCTTTTTTTCCTTTAGGTTCTATTGCTAATTGGTTAATTGGTAATTCTGAATTTAATGAATCTTTAACTAGATTCATCATGATTGTATGTCTTTTATCTTTCTGGTCAAACATATGTCTAGTGGATTGTATTAAGTATCTTCCACTATAGTATTTATCAGTTTTATCACCCTCATGGTCTGTTCCATTTATAGGCATATCAAAGTTTATTATGGAACCTGCATATACTGTGGTTGTTCCATTGATTTCCATAGTGATACTTGCACCATCATTTAGTTCCATAAACTTAGATTGTCTTGATAGATATGTTTCATCTATTTTATTTGGTGTATATGGATAAGTATTTGTTTGATAATCATAATGTTGTGCATCAGCTCCATTTACTGTTGATGTTGGATGTAAATGTATTCTAGAATCTGGGAATTGACTAATCGTATTATCAAATTCATCTAGAGCAACTTCATTATATATTGGATAATTATCTTGTAGAGCATTTCCATTTACTCTATCATATTCTTGAAATTCATTTATATAATCAAAATCATTATAACTGTAAGATTTATTATATATGTCATGAGATAATATACTTGATGCCAACATACCACCTGCTATGTTTTTAAGTGTGTCATTATTTGAATTGAATTGATAGTCTAATACTCTTTTTAATTCATATTCTACATTACCAAATCCACCTTTTTTAAAATCTATTGTTCCAGCATCACCAGAATGATATGTACCAATTTCTTTTTGTGCATACAAACTATCTAAACTTCTAAAGTGTATTCCATTTATATTTTCATAAAACAAATAATGTGGTGAACCATTATATTCTGCTTGTGCTTCTCTTTTAAGTTGATTAATTAATTTAAATGGATGCATGTTTGGTACAACCATTTTCTTAATTCCAACAGTTGGCTCTATAAATAAATCTTTATTAGAATTTATATAAAATTTACTAGTTAATACATCTTTAACAATATTGTCTATACTTTTTGTATAACTTTTTGAAACCCTTACACGATTATCTCTTAATCCCTCTGGTGAACAAAAATGTAATGTAAAAACTTCTGTGCCTGATGATACAGATACTCTAGTATCAATTCTGTAAATTGACATTACATTTTCAGTAAAGTCTATTGATTGATTTTCTAATCCAGGTGTGGTTATTTTAAAAGAAAGATAATCTTGACCTGTGATTGGTGCATTCATAATAATTGCATTTGTATCAACAATACCAAGAGTACCAGTTATAGATGGTGAGAATATATCTTCGTAAATATTCATTGTTATAACTGCCTCAGACAAATCAATTACATTACCAGAAGATGTAAATAATTTTATCTCTTTTATATTATAGTCGCCAGCAAATTGTATTCCTCTACCTGCCATTATATACTACTTTCTTTCATTAATATTTTAAATTCATCAACAAAACTATCTATAAAACTAGGGTCTAATAGTCTTATTTTTCTTTTGTTGTCTTGTTCTTCTTGTTCGTATTCATAATTAGTTATAGCAGTTGCTGTAGGATAGTCTGCATTACTAGTTCCAATATCAATCTTAATTGATGTATCACCAGATTCTTGTTCTATCTCATAATGATGTATTGCATTTGGATTTGAATACTTTTCATTTACAAAATTTAAAAATTGTGCCTCTGATAAAGGCCAATCGTGAAATCTATCTGTAATATTATTAACCAACATAACTATCCAATGTAATTCAGCATCATCATATAATTTAAATGCAATAGATTCTGGTGTTTCACCATTCTTTACATCATAGGTATCATACAACATTGTATTAGATTTTACTTTTGCTCTAATACCTACACGCCTAAGTAGATTCTTTACATCCTTAAACTCACCTGTTCCTTTAGAATCATATGGTATTGTTGGGAAATTATTAAAATACATATTAGAAACCCTCTTGTGCTCTTTCTCTTGTAATGAGTTCTATCTCTTTAAATTCTAATGATAATGATGTTTCAACTGGTGGAGCACCGTCAGCATTACCATCAAATGTTTTGTATCTACTACCACCATATTTTACATCCATACTTTCTAAGAAACATGTTGATATTTTATGTAAATAATTATTTTGAGCATTTTGATACATGTATTGTATATCAAAAGTATTTGGCACTGTCATTTGTCTACCACCAAGACCGTTTGGCATTTCTGGTAACATATTAAATTTAAATGCATTTATTATTTTTTTTATTTCATCAGCTTCTGCTTGACTTCTAGGTATCATTTTAAATTCATAACTAAAACTTCTTTTGTCTATACCTTTAAATGCTAACTCCATTCTATCACTTGAAATAACACCTTTCTTCATTTCTGCTGCTTCTTTTAATCCACCTAATCCAGGCCCTAAATCACCCACCATACCTATAGCAGTTTTTTCCATCGCTACTCCAGCATCTTTTACATCTTTTCCTAATTTTTCCATATCCACATCTTTACCAGCCATTAAAGCTTCTACAACATCAACAGCACTACCAGTCAATACTCCTATCTCTGTGTCTGTGTATTTAGCGTTATACTTAACTGATACTTGCGCCGGCATATACATACTTATTGCTGTATCTAATCTTGTTGTTGGTGCCCTTTGTATTGCAACTGTGGTATCTATTTTATGTGATTCTTTATTCTCATGTTTTTTAGCATCTTTTTGAATTTTTAAATTAGCTTCTGTAGCATTGCCAGCAGAATCGAAAAGATATCGAGTAGCTTCATTTGATTTTTCTATATTTTTTTCTTTTTTACTATCATATTCTTTAGTTACACCACCAATTCCTCTCCTTTCTGCCTCATTAACTAATGTGTCTATACCATTAGGACCTACTTCTTCACCGAATTTTAGTTTAGCATTTTTTTGTTCATTGATAAAAAACATAATGTAGTGTCCATGATTACCTATGCCAGGGTCTGCACCTACATCAATGGGAAAGGATAACATCTTTGTTGATTGTTTACTACGATTAAGTGGTGCTGTTTCAGAAGAATCACTTCCTATGTCACCACGAAGTACACTACCAACATTACCAGCAATTCTTCTGAGATTTTTACCTAGTAATCCTGTAACGGCAGATTTGCCTTGTCGTTTGAATACATCTATTGCCATGTATAAATAGTCCTATATAATTTAAAGTATTTATAACGATTATGACATATAAAGGAAAGTTTAAACCCAAATATCCTACCAAGTATCAAGGTGATATTAAGGAAATAGTGTATCGTTCATCATGGGAATTGAAGATGATGAAGTATTGTGATACTACTAAATCTATTATAGAATGGGGTAGTGAAGAATTGGTAATACCATATGTATCACCATGGGATGGTCGTTATCATAGATATTTCCCTGATTTCTATGTCAAAGTTCGTACTAAAAATGGTAGTGTCAAAAAGTATATCATTGAAGTTAAACCTAAGAATCAATGTACACCACCAGAAAGGAATCCTAAAAGAAGAACAGGTGTTTGGTATAACAAAGTCAAAACATGGGGTATAAACAAGGCCAAATGGAAGTCAGCAACTGAATTTTGTTTAGACCACAATATGGAATTTAAAATACTAACCGAAGACCATCTAAATCCTAGTTAGCCAGCTTGGCTGCAATGTAAGTAAATAATCCAACAACAGCAAGAATTGCAGCTGCGATTGGATTTGCAAAAATTGCGGCCGCCAAAAATTTAATTGGTGTAATTATCAAACTAGTTAATCCCTTTGCCAATAATGCAACACTTTTTTAATGCTGATAACCATATTGAATTTAACATTGGAAAAAATCCTTTAGTTGCAATCATTTTCTTTAATATTCTTAATTTTTTAAACATTAATTTAGTCATAACTCTAATATATTTAAATGCACCACCCATACTTGTAGCCATACTAGTATAAGTTCTTTTTATCATTGCATCAAGACCACCTCTCCTTATAAATTTAAGACCATTTTTTATATTTTTACCAAATGATTTAAGACCATCTTTAAAACTTTCAAATTGTGTGCCAATATTTGCAAAAGACTTTTTAATACCATCATCTTTATAAAATTTTATTGATTTATCAAAAAATCCTGCTGTTCCCATAATTGCTTTTTTTGCTAAATTAAACATTGATTTAGGTGCTAATGCTGTAAGTATACCAATAAGTGTAAGGAAATTATTCTTAACTACATCAATTAATCCACCTACTGTAAAATCTTTTGATAATTCTTCTATGTCACCAAATAACGCTGTTAGTGAAGAAATAACAGTGGTTATCATGTCTAGAGCAAAGTCTGATTGTATAAATTCTGAAAGTGCATAAAGTCCTAGTCCAGCAAGTACTCCCTGACTGACCATAGATTGGTCTTTTATAAAATTCTTGGCATTATCAAATAAATTGTTTATACCATCACCTATACCACCAAGTAATTCTACTAATGTTTGTTGATTTTTTTTCTTATCATCTTCTTTTTCTGCCTTAGCTGATGGCGGTGTATCATCATCAGCCATTATTTTTTACTTGTTCCTGTGTATAGTCCAAACCATGCTGCACCAGCACCTACAACGATACTTATTAAAGTCCCAGATTGTTCCATAGTTGGAGCAGAGCTCCAAGATTCATATACCAAATAACACATTTGTATAACAATATAATATATACTGTTAAAAATAGTCGTGGGAATATTCTCCATGCATCCACAGCTTTTGCCATATCTATCCATGATTGATATTTGTTTTTACTAGAATCTACAACATTTGTGTCTACTTCTAGTTCTATGTTTACTTTTTTAGTTTCGTTTTGCATTCTCTTTCTCTATTCTTTCGTTTTCTTCCTTAATATGTTTTATTAATAAACCTATATATATTTCTCTTTCATAGGTATCATATTTTCTAACTCTGTTAAAGAGTATTTATGATGTTGCATGAGTGCAAAATTACTTTCGTAGTAATTTTTTAGGCTCTCGTGAGAGAGCCCTATTCTAAAAAACTTTCTATACCCTCTAACATAACTCACTAGTGACTTCTGTTTTTGGGTTAGTTACCTCTATTCTATGTCTAAGTCTTGGCATAGTTTCAAAGAATTTTGCTAATGTTGTAAATTGTTCTGTAGAAAGTGATTCAATAAACTCATCTAAGTCTTTCTTTGACATATCAACCTTGTGAGTTATTTCTTCTTTGAAATGCACTTCTTCAATACAATCTGCTGTTAAATCAAAAATCATTTTAGTAGCATCACTTCCACTTGTATACTTTGCAAATGTATTTAAAAGTGGATATTTAAAAACTATTTTAATTCATCTGTAAGTTGTACTTCATTTGAATGTTCTTCCACCATACCAACATTAATATCATCTAAATCAATACTAACAGGAACTTGTGTTTTTTTGTCATCTGGGCAAGTTACTTTTATATCTATTTTTGAACCTACAGATTTACTTCTTATTTTTAAAAAGATATACTCTGCATCAAACATAGGAATCTTTTTAGTATCTACTTTATTAAAAGTACAATCAGCTTATTAATTGATTTACTGCATCAACAATCTCTTTGATATTTTTAGATTCTTCTGCCATCATCATTCTTTTTTGTTCTTTCACTAGGAAAGGTCTATACTTCACTTCTTCATCTGTTGAAGGCATGTTTAAAGTATAAACTGGTGTTTCAAGTTTAGGTAAAGCCATAATTTTTCACTCCTTAATTATAATTTTCTTAATACTTTTGGTATTCTATTTAGTAGTTGTCTTTCTACCTGATTTGCAAGTACTCCTTGCAATCTATCTAATAAAGGTTTCGGTAGAGAACCTTCATCTGTTAAATTCTTCCAATATCTATAACTAAAAGTTACATCTACTCTTGTGCCGTAGTTGCTGGACTAGCATCTAATGCTTGTTCAGCGATATCTGTTGGGAAACACTCGACTAATTCGCATCCATATCTTCTGTTACCATCTTGGTCTAAAGAATATATTTGTATAGTACCAACATAATCATCATAATAACCAGCAGCAAATGTTTGTGGGTTATAAGCAAGTCTTTGCCATGTTTCAAAAAATATCTTTTCTCTCATGTCATTATGACAATAAAACTTACCAGTAATTTACCATAGGTGTATCCACCATTTGCAATTTTTCTTACAGGGCCATAAATGTTTTCATCTGGTGTTGTGTCGATACCACGAGGTGGAAATGCTATCGAACTACATTGATATCCTACTTCTCTTTGTTCTTGTCCACCTACTTGTCCAAGCAATACTTGTGAGAATAGATTTGTAGAAGCACCTGTTGATGTTCCTCTAGTCCCTGATGGTGGTAAAAATAATACTTCATACCTAGATGGCATTGCCATTCCATTGTCATCTCGTAAAGGTGCAAGTAATTCATTTAATACTGATGAAGTACCTGCCTCTATTAAACTGTTTCCAAAATGCCATTATATCATTCCTCTTGATTTTGCAAATACATGACTATCAGACTGTTTCTTAAATCTCTGTACAGGTAATAGTGTTGCAACCATAAATTCATCTGCCTCTACTTTTCTAAATTGTGTCTTAACATTACTTGCTAAATATCTTTTTAAACAAGGTTTAATTAAGTCTATCTTTTTTAATCGACTATAATCTACATTTAATTTTGTAGAAGTATCAAACTTATCATTATTACTATAATCCACTAATCTATCTAATAATCTAATTCTTATAGGCATAGACAGATAGTGCATATTGATTCCTAAGAATCCATTACTATATTTTTCAATAGGTAATACTAAAGGAAATGTATCATAATATGGTAATTTCTCTTTTAGTTTAGGGTCATATACAAACATATTTAGTAGACCAAAGGTAGGTGTTGATGTTCTTTTACCATCACGAATCAAATCAGCAGACTTTGGGGTACCAAACTCTTTGATTTTATCACGAAACCATTGTGTTGATTTAGGTCTACCACCTGCTGCCTTTAAGACACTTTGGATATATTTACTTCTTGCCATGTATGTATTTATAAGGATTGTATAGAATTATACAAGAAAAGTGCCCCTATAGAATAGAGGCACTCGATAGATTACTCAGCTAGTTTTTCAAAGTATGCTAATGTATCATCTTCCTCAACTACAGGTGTTTCCACTTTTGTAGCCACAGGTTTTGTATCAACTTTAGGTTTTGCAACAGGTGCATCATCTAAATCATCAGCAACATTACCAACTTTTACAGTACCAGAAAGCACTGCATCTAGTCTGGTTTTTAACTCATCATAAGATTTGAAGTTTGAAGCCGCAGTAAACTCTTTAAGAGAGTGTTGTGCTTGCCAAACTTTATCTGCTTCAGAATCATCCTCAAAAAGTTTTGATGTATCTTCAAACTCTGATTTATCATAGTTCCAATAACCATCTACTTTTCTGATTTTTAAGTTTGAAGTTAGCACCTTCCCAAAAATCAAATGGGTTGATTGCCTTTTCATCTTCAAACTCTGGTGACATTGCTGCAGTTACCTTATCAAAGATTTTCTTTCCGTAACGGAACAAGAATACTTTACCTTCGTTCTCTGGGTGTTTCGTATCACTTACTACATAAATGTTTGAGAAGTATTGTAATTTTCTTTTCTGTTTACGAGCAATCTCTTTGTCAGATTCTAAACCTGTATTCCACAATGCTGTATTGTGTTCTGATACAGGGTCTTTCTGATTGAGTGTTGTAAGAGAGTTTTCAATATACCATTGACCTGTTGGGCCTTGAAAAGCATGATTCCATACTTTTGCCCATGGTAGGTCTTCGCCACTAATGGCAGGTAGAAAACGAATGACTGCGTATCCATTACCAGACTTATCTAGTTCTGGTTTCCACAACCTTTCATCTACATATGATTTTTTCTCTTGGGGAGCAGATTCACCTTTTGCTGCATCTAACAACTTATTAAGTGACCCACTGCTTTTTAGACTATCTAATGACATAATTTTTTCTCCGTATGTTATTATATTATCGTATGTTTATATGTGTATCTTTCAATACATAACTATTTATAATAGTTAATCTTGCTACTATACTATATTTGACATCTTTTGTCAAGGTCTTTATAGGTAATACTTTGCACATTATTACAAACTAAAGGACTAGCATCTTCATTTACTACCCAATAGAATTGTGTTTCATCAAATTCTTTAAACACTTGTATTAATTGACTTACCCACTTATCAGTATTAAATCCTTTTGAATCAGATGATAAGTAATTATCTGTTCCTTTGTAAATATTGTTAATAGGTTCATCATAATCACTCAGGTCAAATCCTAACATGTATACTTCATCAGCACCTTCTTGACATGTTAAATGTACATGCAGTTGCTCCTGCACACCAATTTCTAGGAAATTCTATATTGTTTACTTTATCTTTATCTTCTACCCATGTAATGTAAAGACCTACATTTTTAAAACATTTTCTTTTTACATCTTCTTTATCTAAATGTGGAAATTGATTAATCATTTGTTGATAATTTTTTTCTGCAGTTTCATATTCTTTTCCTTGAACTACACAATTTTTCCTATCATACCAACCATAACCACCACCATCATTTCTTTTTGGTGTTTCAAATATGTTTAATGGTGAAAAACCTTCTTTTATAAACTCTGGGTCAAAACCCTCTAGTATTGACCAATCTGCAAAATGACATTTGTTTTTAATTGGATAACCAGACTTGTATATTTCTTGTTGTATCTCATAATCAATAGCAACTAAATTGTCAACTTTACAATCTCTGTAAATTGCATTACATCCCCATGTAGTAAATCCCTTGTAAGATTTATTTACATTCCAATCTTTTCTAGATTCACCATTTCCATAAACTAATGCTTTCATAATAAGGCCTCCAAATGATATTCATAAACTTTTAACATCCAATCTGTATAAAAATGATAATGTATAATTCCAGCAAGTAGTATTAATGAACCTACTATGTTAACAACTATCAATGACCAGTCTTTCCATATCCAGCCCACTATTAACCAACCCGTAATACCTGTAAATTGAAAATACATATTATATGGATACATATCCATAGCCGTAGTGGCAGCACCTATAATTAAGACTATACTTGCAAACCATTTTATGTACCAATCTATTCCGTCAGGTCTTTTCATAACATTTCAAAATATAATTCATCATTTAATATTTCGTATCCCTCATACTGACCATTTGTCATAACATGAGTGTAAACTTTTTTACCATGTGTTTTAATCATGTCCACCCACCACTCTAATGGTTTTTGTGTGCAATGTGCATTTTCTCCATTTGGTAATATGTCTTCAGCAGGACTTGTATCTATTCCTAAAAAAACAAACTTATTTGCTCTTTCAAATATTTCTTTAATTACTTGTGGTACTTCTTCTTCTGGTATATGTTCTAATACATCAAAAGATATTATACCATCAAAATTACCCTCTGGTAATTTACTAAATTCTTCTACTGCAGGGTCATATAACTCTGGCATAATTCCCCAATGTTTATGATGATTATATTTTAGATAACCCTCTGCCTTACCGCAACCATAATCAAGTATAGTTTCTGATTTAGTATCACGAACTAAATCAACCACATAATTTAAATAAAATTTTAGTCCACCACCACTTCCATATTCTGTGTGTTCTTGATGATACTGTTTATATAAATCTATATATTTTTTACTCATAACATTAATTGTTTTAAAACAAATTTAAATTTTGTTGTATCAAATTTTAAAAAACTTTTGTAATTATCCATAAGTTTATATACATCTTTCCATGCATAGTCTTCTTCAAGTTTAACATTCCATACATGACTAAATCCTAGTATTGAATCTAATATTACCATGCTCTCTAGTGATATTCTTTTACCTAGATATTCTTTTAGTAATTTAGGATGTGTATTTTTAGATACCGCAATAAGTTTTGAATCTAATATAGGTTCAATCTCTGATTTAAATGTATAACTTAAACTTTGTATTTTCTTTTGCCATTGTATATAATTATCTTCATCAAACTTACCTACCCAACCTTTTGGATGAACTAAGAAATTAGCCAGTAAGTAGTCTTGTATATCTTGTTTACTTTTATACTTACGAGTTAATTTAACAAAAAAAATTCTATCATTTCTTTTATAGAATGAATCTCTTGATACTTTAGATTTACCATTGTACTTTACAAAGTCATAATCACTTTTATCAAAATGTGCTTTCATAGCACAATACATTAAATACGCATCTATTGGTTGCATTACATAGGTAATTTTGCTGCCTTAGGAAGATAATTTAAATCTCTGGCATTTGCCTCTATTTTTTCTTTTAAACTTTTTGTTAATAATTTTGCGACTGATACAGGTTCAATACCTACCTTCTCACAATAGATAGATATTGCATCAAGATGTGTACATCTTTTATTAAATGCAATTTTTTCTATTTCTAGTGAAAATGTTTTAGGTGTGTGTACTGTGTTTTTATCATCTGCCATTAGACACAACCTGTTGGTTTTGGTAATCCCCCATATTTTGCAATCTTTTTCATTGGGCCTGATTTAAAGACATCATATAATTTACTTGCCTTTCTATCCATTCCAAATTCTTTTGCAAAATTACGAACAGCAGGAACTGTACCTGTTTCATTGTACATTTCTCTTGCTCTGTCTATGTAAGTTTTGATTTCTTCGGTGATTTCCATGCCATCAGATTCTGCCATTTGATACATGACTTCTTCTGACCAGTCACTAGTGTTGATGAGAAACCCATCGCCATCTCTATTTAATTCCATAATATACTCCAATTATTTAAAACCATTATACTAGGTATAACATTGTTTGTCAAGTATTATCTACATGTATTGCATCATCATCACTAAGAGAAAGATAATTAATAGGACATCTAGTAATGATATTACTAATCGCATATTTAGAATGCTGCACTACTTCCACAACCACAGGTTGATTTTGCATTTGGATTGTTTATTGTAAACATAGAACCTTGTAATGGGTCATTTACATAATCAATGGTTGCATCTTTAAAATAAACACCAGACAATGGGTCTATCAATAGTTTGGCACCATTTGTTTCGAATACCCAATCATCTTCTTTCTGTTCATCTAATGTGAAACCATATTGAAAACCAGAGCAACCGCCGCCTTGTATGAAACAACGAACATTTAATTTATCATCTCCTTCACCTGCCAAAATTACCTTTGCTTGATTTGCCGCACTTTCTGTCCAAGTTACATTCATGATTGATACCACTCCTCTAATGTTTCTTCTAATAATGGTAAGTATTCTTGTTTATCTTTTATAAACTCTTGTACTGTACCATTCTCTGTTACAACTAAAATTACTATTTGATTGATAGGTTGACCTGTCAACTCCTCAAACATCTCAGCATATGCTGCAGTTTGAATATAATAATTTTCATTATAAGAATCCTTTCTCTCATTTGTAGATGTTTTAAAATCTACGATTGATAACTCATGTCTATAATTTGCTATCAAATCTGTTCTTCCTGCTACTTTATATTTATCAGAATATAAAGTTACCTCTTGTGCAATTACCTCATTTATATTGTCAAAAGTCTTATCTTTCAACTCATTAAACAAACAATATGGTAAAAAATCTTTTTTGTGATGTTCCATATCTAATCCATTTAGATAATCTTCACACATTTTGTGAACTTTTGTTCCTCTAGTTGCAGCCTTATTGCATATGTGATTTGCAACCTTTTCACCAACTCTCTTTCTCCACTTCATCAAACCCTCTTTGTTTCTAGGTGATAGAACTGTAGTGATAGAGGGATATTCATTACCCTCTGGTGTCACATAAAATCTTTTTTTGTCAACTGTTTTTGTACTTAAAACAGGAAAATCTAATAATGTCATAATTTATACTTGATGCCACTCTTTACTTTGAAATAATAATGCCTCTGCATTGCGTCTTCTAATTAAACCATCTAATGTTTTACCACCTGCTTTATTCCACCTTTTCATTTCACTAGGAACTGATGCATAATCAGAATCATTTAATTTTTTTAGCATTGTTGATTCTCTTAGATTACCAGGGCCTAAATTAAATGTCCATGCAACTAATGCGTCAAACTGACTTTGGTCTAATTCAACGATTACATTGTCTTCTACATATTCTTCAAATTTTAAAACATCCTTTTCTAATAATTCATCAGCTTCTTCTTGTGTTATAGTATCAGTTTCTTTTACTCCACCAGTATGTCCATAACCTATAGTCAATACATTTGCAGAACATTTGTATGCTTCTAATCTACAACCTTCAAATCTTTTTAATGAGAGCCAATCCCTCTTGACTAATTTTCATTTTACAAGTCCACACCTATACCAAGTTTAGTTTTTTCAATTAAATAATTTCTTACAAAACCTGACCTTACAATATCTGGTATCTCAAATTCTACACAATTAAACTCATTCATGTTTTCTAGTATTCTTAAAAAGTCATGTAGTCCATTTCTTTCATTTGTTTTAGTTAAATCTGTTTGACTAAAATCACCACAGAAAACTATTTTTGAATCTTGTCCAACTCTTGTGATGATAGTATCTAATTCATGAAAGTTTAAGTTTTGACATTCATCAACTATAATGATTGAGTTATCAAAAGTTAAACCTCTCAAAAATGAAGTAGAAACAAAATGTAGACTTCCTTGTCTTTTAAGTGCATCATACAATCCTCTGAATGCATCTTCATTAGGTTGTTTGAACATGAACTGTACCATGTTTGCATATGGCACTTGATATAATGCTGCCTTGTCTTCTTCATCACCTGGCAAGAAATCCTATTTCTCTTGTCGGTATGAGTGAACGAACTATTACAACTCTATCAAATGATGTTCCATGTTTAAGAACATCTTGTAGTGCCAAGTATAATGACACAAATGTTTTACCTGTTCCAGCACATCCAAAGAAGAAACCATTCTTTCCTGCTTTGTTACCTTCAAATACTAATTTTTGATTATCTGTGATTGGTTCAATTTTTACCAAATCACCAGAATGTATCTCTTTCTTTTTAGACATTAAATCTTACTCCATATTTCATCAAACATACACATTCTTGTGCTTGTTTTATCAACAGGTATTTTTTCTCTACCTTTTTCTACACCTTATGAACTTCATAAATGAACTGTGAATCTAATAATTCAGTCACCTTTTCCTGTGACCACTCTATCAAATGTAGGTTCAGAGTGTTCAATCATATCATTCACTTCTGGTTTAGCCATCTGCCATACCTTTGTGTTTTACATAACCTTTTTTAAATTCTTTTTTTCTGTCTTTTTCAACTTTTGATTTACAGAATTTTTTCAAATATTTTTGTACAAAATTTCTCATTTTCATAATACTAACCTATAAAAGTAGGGATTAACTAATCCATAAGTTAATCCCCTGTGTATAATCTATTAAATTGGTTATATCACAACACTATTTATACTATGGTGTCTTTTAAATTATACTTCTTAACGACTTTTTCTTTCTGTATATCCTTTGAAGACCTTCTAGAAAATCTGTCTGAAAGAGGTGTATTTGGATTCTTGTCTGCAATTTTCTGTAAAGTTTCTTTCATACCACCATCCATTTTTTTAATAATATGGTCACCTACAAAATTAGGTGCTGTAAATACTGGTTTAACTTGTGGATTATTTTTTAGATAATCATCTTTTTCAGAGATTTTCATAATCTCATCATACTGTTCACCTGTTTCTATTATTTCAAATGTATATGTTGGCATTATACTTTGGATACTCTACTTCTGATATATCTGGTTCTAAATCATCTATGGCAGCATTTACTGCTTCTATTTCATTACTGTTTGTGTCACATGAATATTCTAGTGATACAATTTTCTTTTCTAAGTCACTAACTGTTTTTTCTAAATTTTTAATTGTCATTTTTAAAAACTCAACATCTTCTGCTAAGTCTTTACTATTAAATATTTCCATACCATTCTGGCCTCGTTCTATTTTTCCAATTAGCAAATCCATTCTTTTCATTTATATAATAATTTTTATATGCCTGAATTGGATTGCCTACCACCTTACAATAATCAGGCATTGCTTGAGGTAACTCTGTTAATCCAATGTCTTTAATATTGTTTGGTGTCCTAAGTAGACTAATAGATGGTTTCGATGCACCATGTATTTTTCCATATCTATATGTATACTCTGATAGACAAGCCATGTAAATCTGGTACATCAAACGATAATTTGATTTACTTTCACGCACCCACACATTACAAGGATGATTCACATGACTTGCTTTATAAAGTATACTTTCCCTATTATCAGGTAGTTTCCACCTTTTAATTCTATGATTATTTTTTGTTCTGTCTTCGTACAATTCACCATCTAAAAACCTGTGTGCAGTAGATAGTAATTGTGCATATTCTGTTGCCATCTTTACAACATGTTTATCAACATGCCATTTGATATTCTGTATTGGGTCTTCATGTAGATAAAAGATATTCATTCATCAACTCCTTTACTTTAAATAGATTCTTATACTCTAATACACTATCTGTCATACTGTCAATAGCCCCCTTAATCAGTCCAAAATCAGTCTTTAATACCTCTTTTAATGGATATGTATCAACATGTATTAAGAAGACTGCTGTGGTGCCCTCTGTGACTGTCGCAGTCCTTTCATGTTCTACTCTGAATGTCAAATCATCTAATGAATCAAACTCTGGTTTCTCATATAATGGATGATTACTGTATCCATTTAATGATGATATACCCCAAGTATATCTATGATAAGATTGTCCACTTGTCATGGCTCTCATTATGCCATTTGATGCACGAAGTAATGCTTCATTATCTGCAATCGGTTCATGTAATTCTTCTAAACTTTTACCAACCTTTTCACCAGCATTCCATGATGACGGAAAGGCTACGAAACATGCTTCTAATTTACCATTATGCATAATAACCACATCATCTTCAATTACCATACCTAATTGTTTTACATCATCACATTCAGTAAATAATTGATAATTATCATGTTCATTAAAAAGTCCTAATTTTGCGGCTGTCTTTTCAACTAGTTTTTCTTTTTGTGCAATCTCTGTTTCAAACCAAATGTTGTCACCTAGATTATTTAACTCAATTAGTTTTTGGTTTTGTATTTCTAGGTCAGTTTCATTTGCATTGAACTTAGGGTTTTCACAAGGATTGAAAACTGGCTTCATATCAAAAGGGTTTCTGATTACATGTTCAAACATCACTATAATTCTTTTCTTCTTGCTCTCTCTTTTTTTCTATTTTTGATAAATCAATTAATACTATTATGATTGATATTACACCAATCATATATACAATAATTTCTGGGATGTAAAAATTCATTTGACTTCTTTAATTTCTTGAACAACACATTTTGGTATGATTGTAGAATTACCACAGTCATCAATGCTGCCATCTTCTTTAAAATTAAAATCTGAAACGATTCTAACAATATCATCATCATCTTCACTAACTAAAAAACCTGTACTTAAACATCTAGGTAATTTACTTTCTTTTACATCTTCTATACTTTGCCATGATGAATCTGATGTGATATCAATCCAATATACATGAACAAATTTGTAGGGTATCTTTTTGATTGCTCTACTCATAATACATAACCTCTGGTGTTCATACCGACCCTATGATGAGGTCGAGAGAGAGTGGGTCGATATGAACGGGAACTTATAATCTATCCTCATCTTTCCAGCTATTATGACAGGTCTTACAAGACTTGTCAAGAACTTTATACACCAGATGCACTGCCAGGTGCTTGTGGATATTTTGGTGCTTCTACTTGCATGAAATTTTCATCCCATTTAAAAGCCTCTCTTACTACATCTTTCGATAAACCTTTATATACTTGATGTAATTTTTTATCTTTTGCATCACACAATAATTGTGCTTCACTTTCATGAAGACCTTCACACATTTGAATAAACATGTTTTCTTTTTGATGTTGGGTTGTATCATTGTCTGCACCTTTAATAAAGTGCCATAACTTTCTTGCTTCACTTTGAAGAACAGTATGTTCTGTTCCCATAGGTGCATCATTTTTTTTGTACGGTACTTCACCTGTTGGTATCACCCATTCTTTAGTAGGGTCAAAAGATGCTTTCAATAACATTCTTAATGAACTGTTATCATTCACTATGAGTATTGCTACCTTTTCTGATTTTGTTTTTGCTTTATGTACTTTATCAAGCACTTCTGAAAACAATAATGTATAATTACCATTTGCCATTTTAAAATTCTCCAATTTGTTCAGTTAGACTTTTCAGTCTTTTATCTATAAAATAATTTAATAGTTTACTTCTGTCACCACAAGTAGCACTCTTAAAATCATCTAAGATATCGCCTTCTAATTCCTCTGGTATATTATCCAAATTAATTAGTTTGTCATTCCTTTGATAATTTCTTTTCACTTCATCATTTAAATCATCAATGTCTTGAGCCAATATACTCTGCATCTTTTTAGATGTCAAGGGTCTTTGCCTTAAATCATCTGTAAAAGTATGGTCTGGTGATAATACATTTGGAACACCATCTGATTTATCACCTTTTAGTATATGTTCTTTTATATAGACAACCGCGTCAATGCCATTTACATGTTTTTTTCGTAATTGGACTGTATTGTCTTACATTGTCATACTTTTGTAATTGTATAAAGTCTTTATCACCTGATACAATCATGATTTTTTCACTTTGATAATGTTTACATAATATTGCAATTACATCATCTGCTTCTGCCCCATGAGTTTCTACAACTTTGTAGGGTAGAAATTCTTTTATCTCATCTTTAATCTGATTCAGAACTCCAAATATTGAATCCCAATCTTTACTATCTGCTTCTCTACTTTTTCTACGACTATGTTTATATTGTGGAAATACTTCTCTACGCCAATATGCTCTTGAATCGTAAGTAAGAACTATTTCACCATAGTCTTCATTAAACATTGTTCTATACATTCGTACAGAATTTAATATCATATGTCTGACCATTTCATCATCTAACTCACCTTTATTCATGTGCAAGTGCATCATTAAAGATGCTAAAGAGATTTGATTCATGTCAACTAATATCATGAAGCTTTACTCAAAATAGGATTAGGTTTTGAAAAAGATAATACTTCGATATCATATTGGACTTCTTTTTCTGAACCTAAATCTTTAAATAATAAATCTAATCCATTTCTAATACTTGTTTGATAAGGATTATCACCAGACAAGTCATCCCATCTCTGTTTATATTCAGCTGAATTATGATATATGTAAAATTTAATATACTTTATTTTATCAAAGTCTAATTTAAGAAAATCTCTTTGAAATAAATCTTGCCATTTAAAATGACCTGATGAAAAACTTGTGGCCCATGTTGAATCTGTGCGACCTTGTTGCACTGCATCTTTCAACTCTCTATATTCTTCTGAATTATTTTCTTTAGAATATGATATAATTATATGACCTGGTGGAAGTATTTGTTTAGCTTTGAAATTACTTGTGGCCTTTTTCATCCTATTTGTTGCTTTTATTCTAGTAAGATTAAATTTATCACATAGTAAATCATAGTTAGTATCAGAATGAATATCAATATCTTTTTCTTCTTTTCTTCTAATTAATAAATTTACATAATAATCATCTGGCATTGATAAACTAGGTTTAGATGCAGCTGGGTTTTGTGAGGCACAAAAAGTTTCTAGACTTAAATCATCATATTTACTCCATATTTTTTTAGGTATCACATGGCATTTAATATCTGATATATCAAAATTTTTAGATGCTCTACCAGCACCATAGAGTGTATGATTACCATTTCCCAATGTATCATCACCATCATCAGCCATACCTTCAAATATCAGTAATGGTGTCCAACCTGACATATCACCACGAAGCTCTTCTATTTTTTCTCCTAAATCTCTGGCGTGACTAAGGTCTAATTCTTTTTCTCTTACTTGATATCTTTCTTTCTCTTTTAATTCTTTATATGAAATAGTTTTTAAATATTCTCCACTTTCAACTGCCTCATAGAGTAAATCTAAATTGTCTGTTTTTAAAAATTTACTACCACCATTTGTTTTATTGTAATACATAGGATTGTTTTTTGCATCAACCTCTTTTAACATTTTATGTTCTAAATATGTCATATCTTCTTTTGTACCTGTTGCTATTAATTCTATATCATAATCATATTTTGATAAATCTTTTTTCATCTGTTCATCTTCTGATGAATTAAAGTATGAATCATTAAATAAACCTTTATGATAACCAATGTAAATTTTTCCAATAATTTTTACTGTTATTTTATATACATATGCCTCGTAATTATTCATATTAAATTCCTGTTTAGAAAGGGTGACCCGAAAGTCACCCCACTAATTCTTAAATAATTAAGAAGCGTATCCTACGCCATTACCATAAAGTGCTTTGATTCCAGCAGCCACGATAGTTTTATCTGCTCTGCCGTTCATCAATACTGCACCTACACCAGCATTAATAATTGCTTGTGTTGGTTCACCCATACGATATGATGTACCATCAGCAGTTTTGTTGATGTATATCATGTGACCTTGACTTCTTAATTTATCCACCATTGCTTGTGGTGAAGTTAAGTCAAATGTTGTTCTTAATTGTGTCCATGTAATTACATCCCCTCTTTCGAACGCATTAATTACTCTTTGTGTTTTTGATAGTTTCTTTCTACCCATATTATAATCTCCTATGATTATTATTGTTTATAACTAAGTTAGAGCCTCGTATAGTCATATCGGCTATTACATTATTGTAATTCTTTTTAATCCTTATCTTCATCATCATCATCTTTACCATGAAGTTTTTCTGTTCTCAAATTGTGTAAAGAACCTTTATTCTTATCCCAATCTGATATTTCATCTGGGTCAGTTTCTAATTCTAAATCTGATTCAAATGATATCTCTGTTTGATTATCATCTTTAATATCTTCTGCTATTCCAACTAATTCTGATAATAATGGTGCATCAAATCTTGAATAATATACATCTGTGTTATCTTCTGATTCAGTAGGTGATGGTGCCATTATATTATCAAGTAATCCTTGTATGATATGTGGTAATTTTTCTTGTCTTGATATAGTACCTTTAACTGTTTCAGATAAAAATCCAATGTCTAAACTAAATCTTTCATCTGTAATATCATAACCATATTCACTAATCGTATGAATTAATTGTACCATAATTTTTTCAGTTATAATTTCTACTCTATCAAGTTTTTCTTGATATTTTTTGTGAGTATTATTTTTATCTAAAGCTTTATCTAACTTTTTCTTTGCCCACTCACCATTATTTTCTACTGGTGCATCACCCCAAGGGCCTACTACTACATTTGTTTTATCATCTTTTTTATCTGTCATGATATAATCTTTTTCTCGACTGGTACAACTGCACCTATATATTGTAAATAATTATCTCTAATTTCTGACTTAGGTTCATTGACTGTTATTATATTTTCTTCTTTAATATCAAATTCTTCATTCTCAGCAAATGGTATGAAAGGTGAAAAGTATAATTTACTCTCTTGACCTGAACTCTGATTTTGTTGCATTGGTATAAGTACAAAAGGTTTTTTTATTGTAGTGACTGTTTTATCATTATCTGAATATTGTTGATTAGTCACTTCTGCTACAATGTCCTCGCCTGTAGTAAGGCGTAATAATTTTACATCTGTCATTTTATCTTCCTGTTTTTTTTCTATAGTTTCTTTTATAATTGTGTGGCCCTGGTGTTTCTCTAAGTTTCCTTAACCATCTTTGTCTACCTGCAGACTTAGCCAATCTATTCTTTTCACTTTTCTTAGTGTAAAATTGTCTTTCGTTTGCCTCGTTAAGAACTCCAGCTTTAAGAATTTTCTTTTTGAATATTCGTAATGCTTTACTTATATCATCACCATGAACTCTTACACCTAACCCAGATACTTTTTCTTCTGGTTGTTTTTTCTTAAAGTTTCTTTTCTGTTCAAAATTTCGAACTTGAAAATTTTGTCTAGGTTTACCTGAACTACCTTTCATTAATACCTCTCTTTATAAATTTGGTCAGTCATTTGATAAACAACTGCCAAGGCATCATACTTGTTATCAAATCCTAACATTCCTAATGTGTCTAAATTGTTATCTAAAATTTCTAGTGCATCATCTTCTGATATGTCACCACCAATTAGTTTATCAGCAGTAACATTTAGAATATTTTCAGCATCATCCATTATCATTCCTTTTACAGCACCCATAATTAAGCAACCTCCAACATTGACATTGGTACAGAATATCTACGACCTTGTATATCAACTGTACATCTTTTTTGTTTAATTTTGATAAGTGTACCCAACTCTCTTTTAGTCTTTTGAACTACATACACTTGTTGACCTTCTTGTAATGATGACTTTGCATTCATCACTTGTACATCACGAATAAAATCTATCAGACTATTTAACTCTGATAAATCCATACTCATTATTTCTTTTCTCATACTCTCTTTCATAATTTACCTCTTTTATTTAATTTACATGACCATCTTAACATATCCATACAGAATATGTCAAGGGTTAATTTGGTGTTGTTAATGAGAATGATTCTCATTTAGTCTTGAATAATCGTTATTCATTTGGCCATCTACATGTTCTCATTCACCATCCTTGAATCAATGATAAGTCAATTATCACGGCCAAAGGGTGAAAATTTGATATTCAGTATAGTTTCTTATCAATAAATCAGAATCTATCTGAATTTTTAAGTCATTCCATGAAAATACTGAAATATCATACCAAGGGTATCCACACTCTATATTTTCATATTCTGGTTTTGTACTATCTTATAAAAGACATAATCAATCATTTCTCTGTCTTTTTCTGTTAATCTTGTGTATCTCATATTTTTCTCTCTATATTCCTCTGTTCTTGTAATCTATATATTTTATTAAGTCATTTCTTATTTCGGTAGTGAATTTCACTCCAAGATTTCTTAATCTTTTTTCTTCTTTTTCATTTCATCTGGTGTACAGGGTATATATTCTACTTCTCCGTCTTCGTAAGTAGTCACATATAAATTTTCACTTGGTTTTAAATTTAGATTTTTTTCTCTCATATTTCCTCTCTCTTTCTATGATTATGTAGCTATTATGACAGGTGGAACAAGTATTGTCAAGGCCTAATTTGGCCTTATTTTAGGGGGTCAAATGAGAATCATTCTCATAGAGTATATGAGTTTCCTTATATGAGAATTTCTCATTTAGGTTTGTAGATAGTGATTAATTCTTCTTTTCCTTTGACTTTGATTTTATCAACTTCTACAGATTTGATAGTTTTAAGTTTTTCCATAGTATAGGAAGAATAGAGGGTAGATACAATACCACCATTTTCTTCTTTGTAATTTCTTGTTGCTGCCTCTAATCTTGCGGCCAAGTTTACCGCATCTCCAATGACTGAATAATCGAATCTAGTATCACTACCCATATTACCAACTATACATGTTCCTGTATTGACACCAGAACCTATATTGATATCTGGTAGTCCTCTTTCTTTGAATTCTTGTTTTAGTCTTTCTGTTTCTATCTGCACATTCTATAGCAGTCTTGACAGCCATCTCTGCATGGTCTTCACAATCAAGTGGTGCATTCCAAAATGCCATAATACAATCACCCATGTACTTATCAACTGTTCCACCATTCTCTAAAACAATCTTAGTCATACGATTTAGATAGTCATTGATAACTTCAACTAATCCCTCTGGGTCATCTTTGTTTTTATAGTATTCTGATATTGGTGTAAATCCTACAATGTCCATAAACAGAAAACTCATCTCTTTTCTATCACCACCTAGTTTTAATTTACTTGGGTCTTTCTGTAACTATGCAACTTGTCTTGGGTCTAGATATGTTTCAAATTGTTTTCTTATTTGTTGTTTTAATCTAAACTCTAAAATAAATCTATTAAATATACTATGCATACCAACTATGGTAATTACAATAATTATCCAACTGACATCTGATAATATTAAATGTTGTTAAACAGATAATAAGAACCATAGACACTTATTCCATAAAGTGATAGTAAACTTAAACCAACAAACCAATAAGGTGTGAATCTTGCAATCAGTATAACTACAATACCTAATACAAAAGATAAAACTAATTCTAGAAATGAACTTACATCATAACGATTAATTTGTTTACCATCTATCATAGTTTGTAATGTAGATGCCGATAACATATAATCATATTGTTCACCGACTGGTGTTGCAATAATTCCACCTAGACCTTCAGCAGTCATTCCTATAATTACAGTACGACCTTAAATTTTGAAAAGTCATTTTCTGAAGCTGATATAGTTTCAAAAGTCTTTATTCCAATGCAACCAGATTCTAGCATTTGGGTCTGTATTAATAATAGGAAAACCTGGTACTCTTATTGCTTGAACTCCGCCATCACCTGCCTTGACTTGATAACTTGGATTACCTGTTGCAACTCTAATGACTTCTACTGCCATTGTAGGATAAGTATCTTGTCCTATTCTCATTATCAATGGTATTCTTCTTACAACACCATCTATTTCTGGTGCAGTATTAATTACACCAACTCCATTTGCATTTTGACCTAGCATTGGGATTGGGCCTAACATACCATCCCATTCAAAAAGATATGGTAATGGATTTCCTATTTTTGCAACTCCTCTTGGAACAGAGTTTTTATTGATTTGAGATGTACCAACTTGTGCAATTACAACTCCATTATCTATCAATGTTTGTGATAGTATATCATCACCACCTAATCTATCTTCTTCTGAAAATAGTATAGGTATCATAATATTACACCAGCACCTGATTGTCTTAAATTAGATATGACTTCTGCAATTACATCTCTTTTCCATGGCCATTGTCCATACTTCTCAATAGACTTTTCATCTATTGTAACTATACCAATGTCTTTTGATAATTCTTTTTCTTCTTGTTGTATGAGAATGTCAAATGATTTTAACTTTAATATTTCTTTGACATATGGTTCTTGTAAACCTATAGAATGTTAATGAACGACTAAAGTTACAAATGCGAATGTCCAATGAGTTATAAATTTTTTCATTGAGTAACTGTCATTGAACAATATGCACCACCACACCAAAAACTACCTGAATAACTTTTGTTATTACCACTTTGGTTAATAGTCATTGAAGAACCATTACTAGTCCTACCATCAACATCTATATCAATGGCATTATTATCACCAATCTGGTCTAGATTAATAACAAAACCATCCATACTTTGTATGTCAAAATCAATGTCATTATCTTCACCATCTTGTAGTACATCAAAAGTACCACCCTCTGATGTGATAACTGTTAAGTTTACATCATTTGCATATACTGAAAAACTTAGTAGTAATAATAATATACTACTGAATTTGATTAATTGTAATTGCATTTTCTACTCCCCCTAATTCGTAATCAATAATTTCATAATCACCTTGTGTTATATTTAGAACATAACCATATTCTTTATTAAGTCTTAATTCAATATAATTACCAGCAGCATCCTCTCTACTCCACACCCAATCGGGGTCTTCATCTAATACTGTAATACCTGTTTCTGGGTCTTTACCTAATCTTATACCATCTTGACCTTTATCAAATTCACTTCTCATTGCCTTTGCCAACTCAGCATTGATTTGGTCTAGAATGTTTACTAAGAAGTTTTGTTCTAAAAAATCTATATCTAATCCTGTTGCCCAATTCTCTGTTTCTTCTTCTAGATAATCTATTTCTAAATCATCAAATTCTAAAAAGTCAATCTCTAATGCATTGGCAATTTTTACATAGTCTTCTTTGTTTTGTTGTTCTTGTATTTCTTTTGGTTTAGATATAATTAATAAATTACCAATTAGTTTTTCATCTAAATCTAGAATGACAGGTTTCATAGGATTACTTGCAACTGTTTCAACAACTGTGGCTTGAAATGCTTGATTCATGATAACTTGTCCAGCATCTGATGTTACATCAATTTCTCCTACATAACAATTACCATTTGTATCACATGATGGTAATAGTATAATTGTAGAACTACCTGTTTCATCTATAGTCATTGTAAAGTCTGTTCCACGAACACCGATTGTTGCTGTTGGTGTTTTTATCTTTACATTTTGTTTTGAGTTTTTTGCAATCTGACCAGATGCATATCTTACTGTACCCAAAGATGCCTTTAGAGATAAGGCACCTGTTTTTGTATTTGGGTCATAAACAAATTCATCAATTACTAGTTTAGAATGTTCTGTTACATCTACTCTAGTATCATCAACAAACTCAATGGCAGTTTTACCTTTGCCTGTTCTAACTGTGTCATAAGAAAAAATGTCTAAGTCTTTCTTACTTTCAAACTCATCACCCTCTTTTCTCTCTACAACACCATTGCCTTCTTGTAATATTACATCACCAATAGATGCACTGAAGGCATTAGTGCTAAACAACAAAATCATAATAAAAAACTTTTTCATTTTAATCTCGTTGTATTATATCTATATCGTGATTATCACCAGATGTTGTTAATGTTATCATGTTATCATAGATACCACTTTGAGTTATATCTACATCTGCGATAGAACCTGTATGAGTGTGTATGTAAGTATGTCCAACACTATCTCCATTACCATCTATATCAACTAAGAAGTTATTTGTATCTCCATTAATTGACAATGTTAGTATTGCTGAATTACCATCTATTGTACCTAAGACTGTATTACTATCACTACCACTTGCACCAGTAATAGATACTGTTGCACCTGTAGCAGATGATGTTTCACCTATGTCTATGTCAATATCATTAGATGAACCTACCCAAACGATAGATGCAGTAGCAGTACCACAACTTGAATTACTTCCACCACTATCACAATTAAAGTCTATGTTGTTTGAGTTACCTGTTACAGAATATGTACCTGTATAGGTTGCACCATTAACATCAAAAGTCATGACATTATTATCACCTACTTGTGTAATTGCCAAGTTTGTTGTCGCACCAATCACACTAGAAGCTGTACTAGAACTTCCTACTGTGTTATTCTGGCCATCTTGTGTGATATCTAAATCTAGTGTAGCACCAGATTGGTTTATGTAGATATCATTAGCATAAACCGATAACGAAATAATCATCAACATCATTATTGATATTATTTTTTTCATTCTTCTACTCTCCATTTCTTAAACTTCCAATACCCTAGTTTCTCACCTTTCTCAACCATTTTTAAAACACCATACTCTATAGCAGAACGAATGGCATAGTCTGTCGGTTCATTGACAGCTGCGCCAGATTCTACTTCTAATGCTTTAGTCCTTAAATCAAAGAATCTAAATACATCTGCACCTGCTTGATGACTTGCAATAGTTTTACTTGCTGATATTGTCATCAATACTTCTCCTGTTTGCACTGCAATTATTCTCATACTAATAGTTACTTGGTCTGTTCGATATTGTTTGGAAGCTCCAATACCAAATACCCTTGCACCCTCACCACCACTTATCATATTTGAATCATAACTAACAACTCCACCCTCTATAATAAGACCTGCAAATATCAGTGGTTTCAATACTGTGTTTGCAGATTTTTCACCATCATATAATTCTCTTGTAGACCTAACCAATTGTCTTTCTTTGACTAGACTACTTAATCCTTTTCTCTCTACTACTGTAAACCAATCTCCCTCACTTACCATTTTAAGTGCCTGTATTAAATACACTTCAGGCCCTTGTGTAACTGCCGTACTTAATTGAGAAAAATTAGTACTTGGTTTTCTCTGTCCTGTTCTATCAGGAAAATCATAAATGGCAATAGTTATTTTCTCTTGCCCTAAATCAGGTACATTCCTTAACAAGTCACCTGTTGGGGTAACTTGTGTAAAAGGTTTATCAGAATATTCAACATAGTTTCCCATTGTTGTTGAACAACCTGACAGGCACATTCCCATTAAAAATATTAATATATAAGTCCAAGACATAATCTATCCTAAAAAATAAAATCACCAACTGGTACAGACATTGTTGATACTGTTCCTGTTGTGTCTGTTATTGTCAATGTTATAACATCTGTTGATGAATCTTTTACCCAATATATTTGAGAACCTTCTACTTCTGCTGTTCCACTTGTTGCACAATTAGATGTACAACTTGTACCAAACATATTGTCTACTAACTGTTTAGATAAGTTAGCATAGATACGACTTTCTACATTGGCAATAAATTTATTAATTGTTTTATTCTTCTCATCTCTTTCTGCTTGTGATATTGCAGACTTCTCATCTTTAATTCTATCATTTTCTCTAGTGTATTGTAATTGTTCTATTGATAATGCATGTTGAGAATAACCCTCTTTACTAAAAGCAGGATTACCAAACTTGTGAGTTAACTCACTTGCTGTGCTAGTATTAATCAAGGAAATACATAATGCGTAGAATACTAACACTATCTTTTTAAATTCTAGTGTTATCATATCTGTATTTATAAGAATTGACTTATGTATTTCTCTTTTTTGAGGGTGTCTTAGGGGGGTTTTGTTCTTTTTCTCTTAATTCAAGAACAGTATTAACTTTACTTTTTAATCTTATGATATCATTATCTAACATTCTTACTCTATCAATGAGTGCAATGAGCACAACATTCATCTCGCCTAGTTTTACTTTAATTTCTGTTGTTATATATTTGTAGATAAAATATATAAACCAACCCATACCGATTGCAGCTATTGTTGCAAATCCATATTGGTTTAGTAAATCAATTACTGTAGCATTTTGCATTAGTCACGCCTCGCATCATTTTTACCATCTGCTCTAGATATTCTATCTTCATCTGGTTTTAGATTTAGTGAATGTGATATAAGTAAATCCAATCTTATCATATCGTGATTCATAGTTTTAACTCTGTTGTCTAACATAGTAATTATGGCGTGCATAGTTTTAACTTGACCAATAACAGATTCTAAAATGTATTTAATAATTAGGTAAATAAAAAAACCCATTATCAATGCAGCTGCAACTGGTAAACCAAACTCTGTTAATATTGTAAAAAATAATTTCATAGTCTATTATTTATCGAACAAAGAAACAAAGTATTCAGCATCAATGACAACTAAAGGTTTTGATTTATTTCTTTTGATTACAACTACAGGTTCATACTTACCAGAATTTTCAGCAGCCTGTTCGTAAGATTTCCAAACATTTACTGCTTCTTGATTTTTGCATTCGATTGATAATGGAAACTTTTCTCTGGCAGCTCTTGCCATGATTAAGTCTTCACCACCAGCACCCATACTTCTAGATTCAATATCTTCTGGGTGTACTTCTAATTTTTCAATTAAAAGATTTCTCATCCATTGTTGTAGTTTTCTACCTTTTGCTTTTGCTGAACTTGTTTTCATATATCATAAGGTTCATCATCATTCAATTCTTCAACTTCACGAGTGAATTCTTCTGTTAATTCTTCATTACAAAATGGGCAAAATCTAACTAGATATTGTCGTTCCTAACATTTCATATTCTATTGTAAATGATGCTTCGCATGATTCACATACTATTTCTTTAATTGGCATAAATGTCCTTATTAGTTATATGCAGTTTCCCAATTACCTGATAGTCCTGCAACTTCATATTCAGTTACACGATTCTCAAAGAAGTTTGTATGGTCTGCACCATTGAGTACCCATTCTAACCATGACAATGGATTTTCTTTTACTTTAAATGTTGTTTTTAGTCCTAATTGTAATAATCTTCTATCTGTTATATATCTGATATATTTTTTAACATCATCAGCAGATAGACCTTCTATATCACCTAGACTGTATGCCAAGTCAATAAATTTGTCTTCTAGTTTTACAATCTCTGTAGCCATCATGTAGATTTCTTTTTTAAAACTATCATCTACAAGTTTAGGATGTTCTGCACAGAATGATTTAAATAAATTAGAGTTACCCTCAACATGCATAGATTCATCACGAATAGACCATTCAACTACTTTACCCATTCCTTTCATCTTACCAAATCTTTGGAAGTTAAGTAACATAACAAATGATGCAAACAAAGCAACACCTTCATTGAATACAGATTTTGCCAATGCAAGTGCAAGTCCTCTGTGTGTAGAGTTATCTGACTTTTGCATGTACTCTATTTTATTTGCCATCTCTTTATATTCTAAGAATGCATGATATTCACTATCTGGTAATCCTAGTGTATCATTTAATAATGCATATGCTCTTTGATGTACACCTTCTCTATTTGCAAATGAACCTAACATATTTCTAACTTCATTGTTTTTAAATTTAGGAATAAATTGGTCATAATAGTTTTGACCGACTGCAACATCTGACTGTGTGAATAATCTTAATATATTTGTGATGTAATCTTTTTCAACTTTTGATATTTTATTCATCTTCCAATCTGTAACATCTTCTGATAAATCAACTTCATCCTCAATCCAATGTGCCTTCTCATGTTTAATTGTTAAGTCAACAGCAAATGGATAGTAAAATGGTTTATAAGTTTCTGATAACTTAGTAAGAGACCCACCTCTATTTTTTAAAATTGTTTCTTGTTTTTTAAGTAACTCTGCATATCCACCAATACGATTACCATCTACAAATATTTGAGGTACAGTATTAATCTGTGGTAACTTCTCACCCAACTGTTCTTGATTATGATTGATTCTTTGAAAGAATGATAATCTATCTTCTTCTACATCCATACAATGTTCAATAACATCTATGTTAAATTCTTTGAACCATTGTTTTGCTTGAACGCAAAATGGGCAATCTGTTTTTGTATAAATTTGTACTTCCATTATTCTCTCCTTAACCTTGACAAGCTTCACAGTCTTCTTCTGTCTGTGCATCTTCTGAGTAATCTTTTAATTTGTTTAACTTAACTTTTTCAGCAACATTCTCTGCTCTGTGAGATGTTTCTGTCCTTAAATAATATAATCCTTTGCATTCATCTTTCCATGCCTGCATGTGAACATCATGTAAATATTTTTTAGAAGCTCCTGCAGGAAAGAATATATTGAGTGATTGACCTTGACATAAATATTGTTGTCTGTCACCACCTTGTGTTATTATTTCTCTTTGATTTATCTCTATTGCAGTTTTAAAAACTTCCTTGATATTATCATTTATAAAATCTAAATGCTGAACCGAACCACCATTAGTAATTATTGATGTCCATACTTCTGGTGTATCCATATTTAGTTTTTGTAATTCTTCTCTTAAATATCTATTTTTAATTAAATGTGACCCTGCTCTTGTTCTGTGTGTATATGCATTGGCCTTATGTGGTTCAATAGATGGTGAACATCCTGTAATCATAGAACTGTTTGCATTTGGAGCAATGGCAAGTAAATGTGCATTTCTTTTACCTGTTCCTTTCATGTCTGGTGCCTCACCTCTTTCTTTACCAAGTATAAGAGTTTGTTCTAAAGAATCTTCTTTTATCTTTTTAAATATTTCTTCATTCAATGTTCTTGCCCTAAGTGAATCAAATGGCATATTATGTTTTTGATATAATGAATGTAATCCCATTGCACCCAATCCTAATGACCTTTCTTGTGTTGCAGAGTATCTTGCACGACTAATATAGTCTGGTGCATTGTCTATAAAGAATTGTAATACATTATCTAAAAATGTAATTAAATCTTTTACAACATCTGTGTCTTTCCATTCATCATACAATTCTAAATTTAAAGATGATAGACAACAAACTGCTGTTCTTTCTTCGTTTGTTGGAAGATGTATTTCATTACATAAATTTGAACCATGAATTTTTAATCCTTTTTTCTTCATTGGTTTTGGTAGATAACGATTTGCAGTATCAATAAAATTAATATATGGTTCACCTGTTCTAAATCTTGTTTCTAATATTGCCTCCCAAATTTTACGAGCCTTATGTGTTTCTCTAATTGTATCCTCATTTGGGTCTAGTAAATTCCAATCTTCATTATCTTCTACTGCAGTCATAAAATCATCTGTCACATTGACTGCGTGATGCATGTTAAGACACTTTCTACCCACATCCCCTGTTGGTATCCTTATAGTTAAAAACTCTAGAATATCGGGGTGTGATACATCCATATAGGCGGCATATGAACCCTTTCTAGTCTTTCCTTGTCGATAGGCTGTCATATCGGCATCTACTGTATGTAAAAATGGAACAGGGCCAGGGGCTATGTCTGATACTGAACGAACATCTGACCAATGTCCACCAACACCCCCGCCTTTAACTGATAACCATCTTAATTCTGATGTGTGGTCAATCAAACCTTCGAGAGTGTCTGGTACATAGGATAGAAAACATGATATCGGTAATGCTTTTACTTTAGCATTTGGTTTAGGTGCATTTGATAATACAGGTGATGCAAACATAAACCATTTGTTAGAAACATAATTATAAATTCTTTGTGCAAGTTTTAAGTCACCATAACAATATGCCTTAGCTGCACGAGCATATGCCATCTGTGGTGAATCTTCTCCCTCTATACAATAATAATCTTTTAATAGTTTTGCAGCTTGTGTTGAAAGTAATTTGTCTTTATCTGTGTCTATACTGATTCCGAGATAAGTTTTTTTCATTTTTTAATTCTACCTTTTTCCAAAAAACAAATTGTGTTTTGGCTTCAATGCCAGAATACACATGTTCATTTATAATTGTTTTAATCTCTGTGTCTGTTTTACCAGACAACACCATTTCATTAATATCTTTTTCTTTCACATACTCTGGCCATAATACAACAGAGTAACCATCATTTATAAATCTTTCAATCTGTTTTACAATTTCTTTATTACGAGGTTCGTTATCAGGTATAAGAATTACATTTTCTTTTTTATTTTTAATTCTTAAATCTGATTGAGCTGTTGCAATACAGTTTTCTAAAAACAAACTATCAATCGGGCCTTCAACAACATAAACTTTTTTATTCCAATCTACATTATTAAGACCATAAATTTTATCTTTCTCTGAATCAAGAATAATAGTTATGTATTTTGGAATCTCTTTTCCAAATGCTCTTCCTTGAAAAGCAAACATCTTATTCTGTTCATCAAAAAATGGTATCACTAATCTTGGATGGTCACCATCTAGACTAGGAAACTTATTTGGTACTAAAGAATTAACCCATTCGTAAAACTTTGGGGCTAGAAATAGTTCATGATGAGTATGACTTGGTATTTGTCTACTCTCTATGTATTTCTTTACAGGGTGTGTATGCTCCAATGTTGATATCTTAATAAGAGATTTTAATGGTGAATCTTTTACTAAAAATTTAGGTTGTTTAAACTGACTTATGTCTGGTTCAAACTCTTTTTTCTTGTACCTTTCTAATATATATTCATTGTGAATTTTTGAATCAACTTGTTTTAAAAAGTTCTTGAAACTGGCTCCAACTCCACAATTATGACACTTATATATCATAGTATTTTCTTTACGAAACATGAAACCTCTTGCCTTAGTTTGAGATTTCTGAGAATCACCACAGTAAGGACAACGAAAATTGTACAATCCGTCATTCTTTTTCTTAAATAATTTTAATTGTGATGATATTAAAAGAAGATACTTTTGGTCAATATAATACATGTCGCCATAATAACAGGTCTAAACATAGAATGTCAAGGGTTTACATGAAATATCTAAGATAAGATGAAATAATAAATCCTACTACTATAGAACCCCCAACAATTAGATACTTCCATTTTTCTAAGACAACTACTCTTTCAGAGATATCCATTCTCATTCTTCTCATTTCAGCATCTGCTTCATAGTGTTGTTTAGTCATTAACTCTGTTAATTCTTTTGTACTTGTAGTGATTCTAGAGTGTAACTCTTTTACATCATTTGAGAACTCTGAGGCCTGTCTAACTTGAACTTCTTCTTGTTGAGATATCTTTTCTTCATGAACTGCTAACATACGATTAATACAATTAGATACATCTGTTATCTTTGTGATAGCAGTATCTAAACGACCATGAATTTGTTTCATGTCTGATACTTCTTTTTTAAGAAGCTCTACATCTAATTCTATATCTGTTACAGCCATTATTTTATTTTCCTTTTAAGAGATTTTATTTCTTTTTCCATTTCATCTATTTTTTTTGTAATCTTTGGATATCTTTTACGCCAAGCATTATCATCTTGTTTGAACCAAGTCCAACCCCACCTGTCAACTAAGAAGTCTAGAGTTGCATCAAACTTGGAATACATCCATAATCCCATTCTTGTGTCTTTGAAATATGCTAGGAAAGCAGCACCGAGTAATGCTCCAACAATAGCAGTATAAATCCATAGGCGGTCATCCGCCATTCTTTCTATCATTTCCCACATTTTTAAATACCTTTTCTAGGTGCTGAACTATTGATTGCCCAACGACCAAACATTCTTACTGCATAATATGCAGACCATATTTTCCATTTAGACACTTCTGGTTCTGCAGATATCATACCTTCTAAGAATGTTGTATCTGCAATTTTTCTATAAATCTCTCTCTCTTTTTTAGATTCAATAATTCCTTTTTTAAACGCACCATTTATTTTTTCATACATGATATCATGTACTACTGCTGCACGAGCAACATCAAAGGGTGCTATAAATGACCAACAAACTCTAGGTACAGAAGCTAAGTCTGTAACATATCCTTTTGGAACTGTAATTGTGTTTGTTGTTTTTGTTACTTGTATTCCACACTCAACTAATAATTCTCTTTCTTCTTTAGTAAGAAGTGTAGATTTAAATTTGAGCGGAGCATCTAGTGACCAATTTCTTGGTGGTATAAATTTTGCATCTAAAAATCCGTTAAATGAACCCATTATTTTTTATCCTCTGTTGATTCTTTATCTTTATTTATAACATCAGGTTCGTAGTAATCTTTGTATTCATCTATCATAACATTTAATTTCATCATGTGAGCTCTAATTTGTGCAAAGTTTTTTGCAAGTAATTTAAAGTCATTATCACTTAATCCAAATATAACAGGGTCAAGTCCTTGTTCTTTCATTTTTTTAAATACTTCATCTGCATTTTCAGATGTAATGATTAATCCATTTTAATTTTTCTAACTCTTGAATTGTTGGTTTTTCTAATGCAAGAGGTTCTCTTTCAAAATCTAAACTAAAAATATCTAACTGTTTGATTGAACTACAACCAGACAATGTTAAAATACCTGCTAAAAATATGATACTAATATACGACATAATTTGGATTTGCTATACTAGGACATTCTGTATTGATTTCACTTTTCTTTGTTGCTTTGATTTCCTTTTCTGTTAAAGGTGAACCACCAGCAATTTCAATACATCTTCCTGCTCTATCACTACCTCTGTTGACTAATTTTTCTACAAGTTTTGGTTTCTCATTTGCAAGTTTACCAAAATCTCTTGCACCCTTGTTAAATCTTTTATCTAATGCATCAATATCTTTTTGTAAATTATTGACAAGAGTATTCATCTTCTTGTTTGCCGCAAGAATTTTACTAAAATCTTCTTTTTGTTTTTGAATCACTTTTTTTTGTGATTCGATTGACATTTCTAATTTAATTTGATTGGCTTGTAGAATGGCATTGTCAGAGCGTAATTTCATGACATATACACCAACACCAGAGATGCCAATGAATACTACTGCCATGATTATCACTCTAACACTACCAAACATAAATCACTTATCCTTTTTTGAGAATTAAATATATACCATAAATTATAGCAGCATAAGCTACTAAGTGAAGTATTGGACTACCAATCATAATTAGTACTCCTGTTCCAATAAACATTCCACCATTCCAAGATGATACCTCAGATAGTTTTTCTTTTATTGATTCTATTAACATACTTAACATAGTTTACTCCTTTGTTGTTGTATCTTCTCGCTCTTCCATAGTAAATTCTTGATTGAGAGTTACTATATGTCTACCTGGTTTATTCTCTACACCACTTGCTTTTACTTTTACCATTTTACCAAGTTTGTTTAGTGAATCAACCTTTCCTCTCTCTAAATCTTTTCTAATAACATCTTTTATTTTATCAAGCACTAAATCTATAGCATCACCATGTTTCATTTGTAATGGTGATTCAGTTATTTTAACTTCTTCTTTTCTTCTAGAAAAGTTTTTTCTTTCCTTATCTAACATATTAGCAATCTTCATTAATGTTTCTCTATCTTTTCTACTAAGTGCTTTTAATGCTCTATCTTTTGCAATTTTTTCTAAAGATTTTCCATATTCTTTTGTAGATGCATTTAAGTTTGCCGTAGGCACATAACCATCCAAACCAGGTCCTGTGGTTGTTCTGTGTAGTGCATATGAATCTACATAATCTTCTGTGAACATTCTGTAAGTTTTCATGATTGAATCCTATTTAAACATTTGATGACTGTCTAAAAACAGCATCTACAGTTCTTAAAAATTGTGATTTTGAACCTTTGTTAATTAAAAATTCTAATTTCTTTTTAGTAGCTGATTTTATACTTTTATTATCTAATGTTTGAACAAAGGCACTGGCAGTATATAAATCTACTTTCATTTGACCATCTTTAAGTTTTATAGGCATATTCCTTTTGTCCTTAACAATTTTTCTAAGTATTGCCACATTGTCTTCTTGAATAAATTCTTCTCTAACAAAGTTATCAGTATTTTCTTTTACATTTTTTCTGAAACTTCCACAAATATTTTTTTGTGCTTTGAGTTTTCTTCTCTCTCTTTGTGCTTCTAGTTTTCTTCTGTGTAATCTATACTCTTTTGTTCTAGCATCTAATTCTCTTTTCTTCTTCATAGATAGGCCTGTTGGATTCATGTCTACTCCACCAGCAGCATTTGAGTTAGTTGGTGCATCTTCTTTTTTAAATTCACCTGCCATAAATCTTTTTTGAATGTTTGGTACAAATGGATTTCTTTTTTTATTAATTTCTTTATCTATGTAATCTGTTAATTCTCTATCTTTCAATTTCAATCTTTTAGCTTGACCAACCATTTTGTCAACATCAGCAAAACCTTTTCTTTTTAAAAATTCTATGTATTTTTTAGTATTACTTTCATTCACATCTAATTCCTCATTTGCTCTTTTTCTTACCATTGCTGTTCTGAAACTTCCACCTTGTTTTCCTATTGCTCTTACAATAGAAGGGTCTTTCTTTGCTAATTGTTTAAGTTCATCTTTGTCGATATCTAACATAGCAAGAAATCTCATTTTTTTGAGTTCATCTTTTTTCAAGTCAAGAATCATCTGTGCTTGTTTTTTATTGATATTAAATTTACTTTCATGAAAAGATTTACTTTCCATATATGATTTAATTTCTTTCCATTTACTCATCTTTAATATCCTCTAGTGATACAAATATTTTTTCTCCAGATGCAATATGTATTACAGGAAATATATCTATTCCTAATATTGTATCCACTGGTGATTGGTCTTCAAAAGTCATGACCAAATCTCCTTTTGTAGCAGTTATTGCTTCATCTTCTTTATTTAGGATATCATTGACTAGCACATAGTTACCTTTGGGTAAAATCTCTCCAAATCCTATTACTTCCTCTGATATCTCATTATCAAATTCTATGTTATTTTCTTTTAAATACTTGACTAATTCTGATTCAAAGAAGTCTGGGTTTTCAACATGTTCTTTAAATGTATCTTTTAATAGGAATAATGCAGCTGCATATGTACCAACCTTTGTTCTTAGACCTGGTACTTTGTTGAATAGTTTCTTAATATTGAATACTAACTTATGTAGTATTGTATATGCATTTTTTAATTGAGATGTTGATAATTCAACTTCTGGTTGCATCAGACACCTGTTTTCATAATTCTATGACCTTTCTTATCAATGATTCCTAATTTAAAGGCATCAGTTTTTTCAAAAGGTGTTGTTAACAACTTTAAAAATCTGTATGATACAAATAAATCTATGGCACTACCCATTATATCTTTCCTAATGTTTCTAGAACATCATTATCATGTTCTATTTCTGTTAAATCATTGTCTGATATACTATTTAGGAAGATTAAAAATGACTTTAATGCAGGCCAGTAATTAGGTTGAATTTTATAGAGTAGTAATGTGGTTGCAGCTTCCATACTGAACACATTATTTAAAACAATAAGATGATTAAGTAGAAGTCTTTCTTTTAAGACACCCGTATCATAATAACGCCTCAGTAATCTTTTGATATACTTGAATCGTTTTAAATCATCTTCAAATTCTTTTTCACCCTCACATTGCGGATTGTCGTAGTTTTTAATAGCATACATGACAACATTTTGAGGTGTTATCTTTTCGTACATTTTTACTCAATCTTTGCGAATATTTTACAAGAGCTGTTATTAGGCATCATTTCATATCTTAGTTTAAGTGATAATCCACCTTCAACCATATGTGAAATTCCGTCATCATTTGTTATTTCATCTGGTGCTTCTGAACCAGTCTTTCCATATCTTCCACCAAATAGTGTAAGTGGTAAATCAAACTCTCCACTAGAACCTTCCATTGTAGGTACCTGTGGGAATGTTAAATGAATCTTATCTAATGAACCTCTCAATCTTGTAATTGCGTGTTCAGGTAAAAGATATTCCATGTTGGAAATAGCACCTATGATAGCATTTATTCTTTTCAAATTCTGTGGGTTGAATACATCAGACCCTAGTGTATCGGTAACTTCTCCAGCCAAGTTATTTGGATTTTCACCAACAGGTCCTGTTGGAAATCCACTTGCTTCTTTTATGTACTTTTTAAATGTTTTCATAATTCTTTTCCTTTAATTAAAACTTGGGGGGAAGTTCATCCCCCCAAATCCGTGTCGTACTGTTATAGTGCGATAACTTAACTGATTATTAGTCAGTTGCTGTTACCTCAACTACACCAGTGTCAGCAGCTGCAGCATGAGATGCTAGAGCAACCCATTTTGTACCTGTCCACATAAGCATAGCTGTATCACCAGCAGTTACAAAGTCCATATCAACAAACCCTAGTGGGTCAGCAGGTGTCATCTCAGATGTACCTCCAGCTGTATCGTGAACGATAATTTTGATTTGACCTACAACTGTACCATCAGCGAGTGTTGTAGCAGCATTTGTACCTGTTGTTTCAAGGAATGTAATTGCTGTTGCAACAGAGATAGCAGTTTGAGTAGCAGAAGATATATCTTCTGTTGAGTTACTAAAACCGATAAACGATGGTAGGTTGTTGATAAAGTTTGTTACTGAAACTTTCTTGTTAATGGGTGTACCTGTAGGGTCATCCACAACATGAAGTAAATCAGCACCAGCAACACCTGTTGATAAATCAGTCAGTGCTGTTATTTTCTTATCTGCCATTTGGCTTCTCCTGTTTGTGAGTAAGAATTATTCATTCTTTCTCTGTTTATATAAACCCCAATTATATTAGGGGAATGTTACTGATAGTATTAACTATCATCACCAGAACCATTTGACTGGTCTTCATCATTATGTAATTCTTTTATTAAAGTAACACATTGTGACTTGGCACCTTGTAGTGCATTCATTGTCGCCAATGTATTAACTTTTTCTCGTTCTAGTTCGACTAATCGGTCACTAACCTTTTGTATGTCTTCATCTAAAACTTTAATCTTTTCTTCTAAATTATCTTTGTCAATTTCTGCCATAATATACTCCAATATTTAAACTATTTATACAAAATATTTGAGGGAACCTAAGTTCCCTCGATAATATCTTAACTATCAGGTGTTGCGATATCTTCTGCGTCACCAGACATACTTGATGCGGCAACTAGAGTTTCATAATGAACTCTACCAGCACGACCACCAGAACCTACAGTTTTCTTAACCCAACCGACATGTGCGATTTCTCTTTGGTTAGTATCACCATCATCACCAAGACCTTGAGTTGCAACAGCAGTTGACTGTACAGCATCAGTTACGATTGTGAAAGTTTGAGCACTGTGTCCTGTACCTATATTAATTGCAGTACCACCTGAAGTAGCAGCAATCTTAAATGTATTAGTAGTCACATCTCTTGCGAAAACAGTTGCATCATCTGCAACATTAGTCATTAAAGTACCACCACCAACTTGGTTGTATGTAATTTGGTCAGTATCAGATAATCCATGTCCAGCAAAAGTAATAACATTCGTACTAGCATTAACTGCACTTGTAGGAATAGTCATCTTTGGTACTTCAACTGTAACAGCAGGAACTGCTTGATAATCAGAACCAACAGCTGTTACTGCAATGCCTGTTACGACACCACCAGATATAGATGCAGTTCCTGTAGCAGTATCACCCACAAAAGTTTGTGAGTTATTACCAGCTCCACTAATATTAGCAGCTGTACCAGCTTGTGCATTTGAAAGTGATGTTGCAATCTTGAATACAGTACTAGAACCAGTATTGATTACAAATACAGCATCATCATCATCAATATCAGAACTTGCAATTTGCATATTTGTTCCACCAGAGGTATAAGTTAACTTAGTACCAGTTCTCATATTGTGTCCAGCATCTACAGTAATTGTATTATCTGATGTAGAAACTTTTGCAGTTGCAATAGTTCTTGCAGTTGGAGCAGCAACAGTTACAGTTGGTGCCTGAACATATCTTGCACCAGCAACATTTACTGCGATGTTAGTAATGTTATCAACACCAGCAACAGATTCAGCATTTGTAATACCTAAAATATTAGAGTTAATTTGTGGGTCACCAGCTGCAAAATCTACAGGTGGTCTTGAAACATTTGCAGCAGCACCAGATTCAGTACTACCTGACATATTAGATGTCATTGTCATACCTGTGTTAGTTTCACCAACAAAATTCTGTGCATTATTTCCTGTACCAGTGATATCTATTGCAGTACCACCAGAGGTAGCAGCAAGTTTAAAAGTATCATCTGCTTTATCTCTGATAAAGTATGTTGTGCCATCAGCCAATCCAGCCATGACAGTTCCCCCACCAGCATTATATGTAACTTCTTGTGTGTCCACATAACCATGTGCGGTAAATGTAATTACATTTGTACTAGCATTGACACCAGAGGTTGCAACTGTTCTAGCTGGTGCTAAGTTTTTAACTCTTAAACTCTCTCCAGCAGCAGATGTGACAACATCTCCGATTTTTACTTCTGATTTATACACGGCAGATGCATTGCCATTGACAACTGCACTACCATTTGTAAATGTATGGGTGCCAGTTAAAGCACTACCATCATTCATATTCCAAGCACTCATATTCGTTCTCCTTTTTTAAAATAAACTAATTCAAAAACTTTGATACTATTTATAATTATTTGAACCCTAATTTTGAGAGTTCATTTAATGTTTTACTCACATCTGTATGATGTATTCCTATACCACCCTTATTTTCCCACTCCTTGATATTTTTGATATAATCATCTATCAAAACTGAAGCTTGTCCATTATGAGTGGCGTAAGCCTGTTTCTGGGCCCTTTTTACGACTAATGTTCGTGACTTTGGAATCTTAGTATTCTTCTGAACCCACTTAAACTTACCAGCCTTTGAACTACTATCTCTGTCTGTAAAAGCAGACAATATGTAGGGGTCATACTTTTGAATCCTTTGAAGTAATCTTCTTGCACCTGGCATGAATTCTAAGTTTTCCCAAAACTTTGGTGTATTGGATACAGCCTTCCAACGAGAATCTCTATCCATTTTCCTAAAGTCTTGACCAGTAATTTTTTTTGTACCAGCTAAAAAGGCAACAAGAACTTGGTCCATATCACAATAAATTCTAGGTAAACTTTCTTCGTTTACCTTCAAAAGTTCTCTTATATCTTTCATTCATTTTACTTCAGGTTCAATTTCAATTTTAGTAGGTTTCTGTCCTGTTGCAGTTTTAGAAGATTTTTCATCTTCTTCTTTCTTACCTTTCTTACCTTTCTCTTTGTATCCACTTGCAAATGCAGCTTTTCTTTGTGCATCACTAGAAAAACCTTCTTCTTTTTCAAAAGGATTTTTACCTTCATTCATTTTCCATATATCAGCAAGAATACTTCTCATTGATTTTCCTTTCTGAATGTTTGCTTCTCTGATTTTATCTAGAGTTTCATCTACATCTTTTGCAGTTTTTGATTCTAACTTTTTAGATTCATCTAATTCAAACTCTTTTGTTCTTGGATTAAACTTATACATGTCATCATCACCAGTGGTTTTCATCATTTTTTCCATATCTCTTTTATCACCAGAAATTTCAACTTCATCATAACCAGGGTTTACATTTGGTTGAAGTGTTTTCATTTTTAATTTATGTTTTTTTAGAAGTTTTTGTAAATCTCTATTACCTGTGTCTTTATCCATAATAACTTTAGCATTAACTTCTTCTAAGTCAACTGATTCTTCATGGTCACCTTTATAGTTTTTATCTATATAATTAAAGAATTCTTTCTTCTTTTCACCATCTAAGTCAGCAGGACTATCTGCACCAAACTTTTTAAGTGCAGCTTTAAAGAATTTTTCATATTTTTCTTTATCACCTGTTGCTTCTTTGATTCCAAGTTTTTTCATTTCTTTAGAAATCTCTTTATCAATCATAGCAGTACTTTGGTTTTTTGCCATTAGTCTACCTTTTTGTAGAAGTAAATCAGAGTACTTTAGATACTTACCACCTTCATCTACTAATTCTTTAGCACTTGGTTTATTGTCTTCGTTTATAGCCTTAGAGATTGCTTCTTCAAGACTGTCTTTTTTTGTGTCAAAGTATTTCATATTCGCCCCCTTTGTACAGTTTTGAGTAAATCTCTGTATGACTTACCTATTGTTGTTTGCATTTTTGCTTTATCGTTTGGTCTCATTTTATCAAACATATCTAAAGCTTTATTTATAACTTTTATATCTATTTTCTCTTTTTTATTAGGTTTATCCTTAAAAGTAACATCTGCCTTTCCTTGCATATCCTGTGCTCTTCTTAATTGAATGATAATATTCTTATCTGCTGCCTTTCTATCATCAGCAGTTGCTATATTATCTACATCAGCAGGGTCTATCTTTTCTTTGATAGATGTATGAGATATCACTCTAGTTGCTTGTGCCATTAGACTGTTATCTACTTCTTCTACTTGTATGTCTTCTTTTACTTTAGTGAATTGTTGTTTGTTACCAAATGTAGAATACATTATTTTTTCACCAGGTTTTAATCTTTGACCTGCTTGAGATAATCTAGTCTGTCTGTATATTCTTGCGAAGTGTGATTTTTTAGTAGGTTTATTCTTTTTATTATAATCATCTCTTGCTTTCTTCGCATCCTTTAATCCATTACCTTTATCTTTAAATACAGCAATAACTTTTTGAGCATTATCACCTGGTCCACCAGTTACAATAAAAGCATCATTTTGTGCGACAGCTTCTTTTACTACTTCCTCATTGAATTCTTTATGCATTCTTTTTAGTTCTGCTGCTTGGAATCCTTGTTTAGAGTATGTTTTAATGAAATCTCTTTCACTCATTTCTTGAGCATCCATTTGCATATCTAAGAATAACTCACCCATTTTACTTTCTTTCACTATTTTACCCTCTTGTTGTGTTCTGAATTTAGACATACTGACACCAGGCTTTAGTATATCTTTTGTTACACTAACATTACTAACTCCAGCAGATTTTTTTAATATCTTCTCACCATCCTTTGCCCTTTTCATATCACTAAATGGTACAGCAAATCTCATGCCTTCCTTTTCAAATCTTACTACAAATACTTTTTCTTCTGTTAAATTACTTTCATTCATTTTTTGCCCCTGGTCTGATTTTGCATCAATGTAGTCTGCCATCCCATCTAGTTTACCCACTGCTGTTGCAACTTTGTTTGTCCACCAAGTTGGAAGGTCTTCTTCATCACTTAGTTTTCCTAATTCTATATTCATTTTTTCTAATGCATCTTTAGCAATCTGTACTTGTGTTTTCATAGATGCCACATCTGTATGACCTGATTCTTGTAATGGTTTACATTTACATGGGTCTTCATTACAGTCTGGGCAATTTTCTTCTTGTATATTATCTTCTACTTGTATGTAACCTTTTCTTAAAAATTTTTCTAAATCTTTTTTATCTATGACCTGTATACTACCAGCATCTTTTACTTTCATAACCATTGTTTCTTTCTTTGGGTCTTTCAGTTGTCTTTTTTCTTCTTTGACTTCTTCTTTAGAATCTAGATATGCTGCGATTGCCATCTTCTGTTTCTTCTTATCTGACTTTCCTTTGAATTGTGGAGCATCTGATTTTCTAAAATCTTTTACATAGTCACCAGCGTCAGCATCTTTAGGTAGTTTTTCTGATATATCTTCTTTTCTAAAAACAGTCTAGGTCTAATTTATCTTTCAATATTTTTAACATTTTTCTTTGAGGAATATTGTATTAAATTCTATATTTTTACTACCAGTTGATTTAACTTTTGCTCTAATTCTTCTTACTATCTAATTCACCTTTGAATTTCATCTGCAAGTAATAAGGTCGGTCTGCTATCTTGTCCAAAATCACCTTTGTCAAATTCATTTCATATCTGGCTTCTTTAACTTGTCCTAACATACTTTTTGCAGTTGTTCTTTTTTCCACTTCTTCACCTCTAACTTGTTTTGCTAAATCTGCATCTGCCTTACCCCATGTACCAGATGATTTTGTAATAAACGAATTCACTCTTGCAAAGGCCCATTGTTGTGGGGTTGTACCAGGTCTATGCCCCGTTTTCCAAGCAGCCATACCTCTATCATATACTTTTTTGAGTATACCATATGGCATTTTAGACTTCTCAGCTTTCTTGACTAATCCTTCAATTTTTTCGTTTAATGTATCCATTATAGTATTTATCCTTTCATTAAGTCTGTCACAGTTTTTCCTTTCTCCCAAAACTTACAAGACCAATATCCTGCCGTGGTCTTATCTTTCTTTTGGTCACAATTATGTCTTGCTCTGAATGCTTTAAGTCTTTCTGGGCTATCTCTTTTGATATCCATATTAGGGTCACCAAACTCTACTTTGATTACATTACCCTTATCATTTCTCACATATACTTTAAATTTTTTGATATCACCTTTTGTTGGATTATTTAGTTTGACTTTTCTTCCTTGATACTCAGCATCCTCATCTATTTCACCCCACTCATTTAGTATTTTCTTCTGCCTTTTCACCTGGTGTTAACTTTCTTAAGATACTTCATCATACTCAGGTGTTCCCATTAGATAATATTCTCTTAAAGACTTTCCATAATCTGCTTTGTTCATCATCTCAAACATTTTTGTTCCTAACATCTGGCCAGCAACATGGTCAGATATAAAATGGAATCCAGCTTTTACTCTACCCATTCCAACTTCTTTTGCAGCCTCCATAAGACCATCTCTATGTTTTGGAAACTTTCTTGCCACATATAAAGCAACAATCATTGCCTGTGTAGAATGTCCACTAGGATATGACCTAGTTTTATTTGTCTTACTTCCTAATACATCTAGATTACCATCTATCTCAAAAGGTCTTTTACGATTAAACTTGTTTTTAAAATATCTAATTGTAGGAACTGCTTGTTGTACAATATCTCTTAACTCGTTCTCATGAAATTCTACTTTCATTTTTTTCAGATACTTTTTGATTGAGTAGAAAGAATCTTCATCATTGTTTGCAACACTCTCTACATCTTTATCAGTTCTTGTGTTTATTGCTTTTCTAATAATTGACATTTCTCTTTGCATATCATCTTTAGGAAAGTCTGGTATTTGAATATAGTCTTCTAAATCTTTTGGATAGAATTGAAACTCCTCTTTCATTTCAGATTTTCTTTTTGTACCATCGGCCCTCTTAATTAATCCTTTTGCTTTGAGATGTGCGATATCTGTAAATCCAGCCTTTCCTGCTTTATATCTTTTCATTGCATCTGCTGTATCAGGTGCCTTCTCATACATAAACTCTGTAAACTCTCTCATTCTTTTAGTTTTCTTTTTCATCTTCTCAATGTATGTACGATAGATTGCAGCTTCAGCAGTTCTTACCCATTTCTTTTGCTCTCTGTTCCATTGCAACTGCAGCTTGTATTTTATGTGCATGTGTTCTATCAGACCTTTCAATCTTTGCAACACTTGACTTTGCAGTTTCTACATCTTTAAATCCTAGTCCTTGAATTGTACCCTCTGGGTTCTCATCTGTATACAAGTCTGAATGTTTATCACTTCCTGCTGGTTGTCCTTTCTTTCTAGGAATTCTAGCATTGTCTTCTTTTGGAACACAGTTAGGTACTCTCTTACCATTTTTTCATTTTAGTACCTACTTGTTTATGTGAATCCCAACATGGACCATCTTCACCAAACATCTGTTTAAACTTTTTAGTATGTTTAGATGGTTTAGTTTTTCCTGTTGCATCGCCTGGTGCTGGTTTGTAAGCATCTGGGTCATCATCATCCATTTTAGTCTGTTTCTTAAACTGAGCTGCTCTTTTAGTTTTTGTAGATTTTGCAATCTTACTTCCATAATACTTAGCAGGTTGAGTGCCATCTCTATCTTTAATTTCTTTATCTTGTTTAACTTCTGTAATGTCTATATCATGTAACCATACTTTATGAGATTTGTAATTCTCATCTATAATAGTTACATAGTTTGTACCTCTACGAATAATTTCCCATGTTGGATATGTATTATCATTTTTACCTTTTACTCTATTAAATCACCAACATTCCAAATTTGCTCTGAAAGATATAATTCTCTTAGTGTTTCTAAATCAGATAAATTTAATTCTTCTCTGATACCCATAGACTTACGAACATCAAAATATAATTTTTTAGCCTGTGTATCGTTTAATGGTGTTCCTAATTTAAAAGAATCAAAATCACTATCGACTGCAGCTGCTCTCATTTTAGATGCAGACATTCCTCTACACCTTCAGCATCTGGGTCCCTTTCTCCAGCACTTAATACTTTTACTGTTTTATATTCATAGAATCCATGTCTTGCTTTAACACCATTATATGTGTCAATTATTTTTTTAAATTCTGCCACTCTATCAGAACCTACAACCATAATAAGATTTTCATAACTGTTTAGTTCTACTAGTATTTCAAAAATGTTTCTAGACTTTGATACTACAATATTTCTTTTATGTTTAGGAAATGACTTTTTCATATATGCAATTTTCTTTGCATATTGTAATGGGTCTTTCTTAGGATTCTGTGATTGAGAAGCAAAGATTTTATAATCACTAGGATTTGCTTTCTTTACAGCATCACATAGTTTTTCATGACCAGTCGTTGGTGGATTAAATCTACCAAAAGTAAATGATACTGTTCCTGTTGCTTCTTGTAAATCTATAAATCTCTTCATTTGTATTTTTTAGACCCTAGTTTAGTTCCTTTTGCTTTCATTGCTGGTGTTGTCATTTGACTTTCAACATCAGCCATAGCTCCAATAAAGTATTTTAAATTACTCTCTATTTTATTTTGCATAGTTCTATATGAACCATATCTAAAAAGTTTGGCATCTTTTTTAGCATCCTTTTCTAATGTTCTTGCCTCTTTAGTTAATTCTAAAAGTTTTCTTGTTATCATATTTGTTATAGTTTCTAAATCATATGTTGCCATACCAGTTATATTAATATTTGGATTTTCATATGTTTTGATATCTTTGATACCTTTAGGTTCATAAATTCCACCAAATTCATATGTTGCTTTTTCTTGTAGATGTTCTTTAAATTTTTTCATTATGACTTATCCCATGCTTTGATAGCAGTAAAGTTATTATAACTAAACTCCATTCTATCTACTAATTTTACAGCATTACCAGACACTCTATCTATTGCAACATACCCCTCTGGGTTTGATACTTTAAATCCATTATCTGTTTTAATAAATGTTCCAATACTTTTAACACGATTTAATTTTTTTACTATTAACATTTTTGCTTTTACAATCGCATTTTGAAATGTAATTATTTCTGTTAAGTTTTTAACATGTTTATTTACTTCTCTAGTATACTCTTTTTGTAAGTTTTTATATTTGTCTTTTCCAGCTTTACTTTTTGAATCTTTTACTTTGTCTTGTACTTATCATACTACATGTTTAACATAACCTTGAGCATGTGCCTTAGGATTTGTTTATTGGTTTACCTTGTCTAACACTAATATTATTATATGTCTTTAATCCTGCTGATACCATTGCACCAGTAAAACTATTTTGTAAATTTAAAAACTTAGTTAACATAGATGAGTTAATTTTTTGAAATGTTTTACCAGCAGTGGATAACTCAGCAGTTATAGCTGCTGTTTCTTTTTCTGTCATTGTTGCACTACCTGATACATCTTTAAATGTTGCATCATCTTGCCATACACTAGATACATCATTTAAGACCTGATATGTTTACTCCAAAAGATGCTTTCATATCTTGTAATTCTTTACCTGTATATGTTGTATGCCATACCACACCAATCTTTGCTTTTTTAATTTGACTTCCAAAATCTGAATCAACATCTACTGCGTAAACAATAGTGTTTGGTTGGAATGTATAATACTTCTTACCATCTATAGTATCTGTAGATACATCATCTGTAAACATTAAGTCACCTTGTAAAACTCCTTTGATACCTAATTTTGAAAACTCTGATAAAGCAACTTTAAGTTTTTTATTTAAATCACCAGATGTGTATTTGTCTACATCTGCATCTGTTTTATAGAGTTGTGGTTCTACATTAAAGACTGATTTCTTTCCTACAAAAAACTTACCATCTGCTGGGTCTACTCCAGCAAAGACTGCAGGAGCACCATCCCACTTAACTGTCATGTTAATAGATGAACGACTTGCACCAGCAAACATATCTCTTAGTGACTGTATAAAGTTTATAGATGCACGACCACCTGTGATACCATAGTTAAGTATCTCATCTTCTATGTGTTCTAGATGAAGGTTCTTTCCACCTTTATCTTCGAATAATAATTGTTCTGCTAGATTATTCACAGTTTTAAATTTACACCTTCAAGTGGTTCATTAGTTTCTATTTCAAATCCTAATCCATTTGATAAAGCTTCTATACCCTCACTAGCAAATTCTGTAATTTTTTCAAATACCTGTTGTAAATATTTTTTAATACCATTCCATATTCCTTTGATATTTTCCATGAATTTTTGAGTTAATTCTTTTATCTTATCCCATAACCAAACTTCGGTTATTAAACCTTCATTTAATTGCATTTGATATTCATCTATCTTTTGATGAAAACTTTCTTCTTGTTTTTCTACTTTACTTTGTGCTGATTTTACTCCTAGACGGACATTTTGATATAAATTATAACCATCATGTTTTGTTGTAGATGATGACTTCCAATTTACTTGTAAATCTATTTGTTTTGCATATTTTTTGATTAAAGAATCTGTTCTTTTTCCAACACTTTCAACATCAACATCAAAATCAGCAATATTTGATTTTTTTCTCCAACTTAATAAGTAATCTGCATATTGTACTGTATCAGTTCCAAACTTTCTTTTACCTGTTGCTGCCTCGTGAACAAATGCTAATTTATAATCACCTTTAGTATCAAATGCTTTTATTAATAATTTTTTAACTTTATCTTGATTTTGTTTAAAGATACCATCTACATTTTCCATAAATTCAGCATTTATACCTTTTAAAACAGTTTTATATTCTGATGCCTTTTCTTTATTTGCCAATATTTTCTTTTCTGTTGCAGTTAAACCTTTAGGTTTATCTTTTTTTAATCCACCACTATTTTCCCATTTTTCTAAATCTTTTTCATAATCTTTTTGTTTTTTTTCTAAATATTTTATTAATGTTTTACCTTGTCCTTTCTCTTTTAATGCTCTTAAATTATCCATAGATGCATAATAACCTTCTGATGTAAATTGTGCCAACTCATCCATAGCAGCTGTTAAACCACTTAATGTTTTTGCAGGTATTGGATTTTTAGTTCCATTTATTTCTTCTGCTGCAGCTTCAGCAGTAGCAATAGATTCACCAGACTTTGCACTCATAAGTTGAGCACCATCTGCATTTTTTACTGAACATTTAAATTTACCTATCACTATGTCTGTTTTAGATGTATTGTTTTTACCACCCCATTTTTTCCAATCTGCTGTAATTGTTCCTTTTGTTTGTACCGCAAATTTTCCGTCACCCTTACCAGGCAGTGCATTTTTAATTTTTTCTCCAAACGCAAGACAATTTTTTACTTGGTCTTCTCCCTTATGAACAGTGCTGGTATTATTAAAATCTTTACTAAATTTTTTTATCAAGGCGTTCATTTTAGCCTCTTTTTGATTGGCAGGTTGAGATGCTGCCTCGTAACATGCACCAATGACATTTTCCATAGCAGTAGAAAACTTTTCAGATTCCTCTGTTAAAAGTATTTGAACCTTTTCTTGTAAGTCTATCTTTTGAGTACGAGCAGGTCTTAACTGCTCCATAGAGCGTCTGTAATGACATCAATTTCTCCATTTAAATATAGTTATATGTTTCTATTTATCAAACTTTTAACTTAGAGAATTTGTCATATTTGTCTTCTTTGGATTGTTCTTGACCTGTTTTTGAGAATGGATTTACATCATCTGGTCTACCAGATAGATTAGGGCCTGTGTCCTTTACCGAATCCTTGTCCTTTATCTGCAATAGGTGTAACATATTGACCATGGTCTACAAGTTCATCTTGTGCTTTGAGTTCTACATCAAATAGTTTCATTTTGTTTCTATCTATTCCAATGATGAATCTCTTATTCATTGTAGGGTCATTGTATCTGTTCTTTAATTGTTTGACACAGATTTGATTCAGTTCTTCTAGTTCATCTGTAGATATCAATGCAAACATTAAGTCAGCCGTTGCAGGTAATCCAAAACTTTCTGATGTATCTTCTAGTCCAACATCTGTATTAGAGAATCCACTTCTTGTCGTTTGTGTTGCAGACATAATAGGTACATTTGTTTCTACTGCAAGTCCTCTGAGTTCTTCTGCAATAGATTTAATGATTGTATAAGAGTTCATAGAACTGCCTGCCTTAAATCTACTTGATGCACAGATGTTTAAATAATCAATAAAGATAATATCTGGTTTGAAAGATTTCTTAATTGCAAGTTCTTTCAGTAGTCCTCTGAAAGTGACCACTATGTGCGGATGCAGTTGGATACTCTTTGATAATTAATTTACCTTTTGCTTTCTTTTGTAATCTTGTAATCTTATCATCAAACATTTTCTTAGGTAAGTCATGTAAATCTGGTATACTGATATTCATCATATTGGCATCTATTCTTTCTGCAATTCTTTCTTCTGCCATTTCTAATGAAATATATAAAACATTCTTTCCTTGTGATAAACAGTTTGCAGCTTGATGACACATGAACAATGATTTACCTACACCTGTTCCTGCCAATGCAATATTTAAAGTCTTTGGTGGAAGTCCACCTTTAGTAATCTTGTTAAAGAATTCTAAATCAAATGGTATCCTTTCTTCTTTATGATGATAGTAATCAAATCTTGATTCAGAATCTTCTAGATAATCATGTCCAACAGAATTGTCAAAAGATACTGCAAGTGCCTCTGTTAAAATGTGTGGGATTGCTTCTGGTGTTTTATCTTTAGACTTACCATCTATAATACCAACACCTTCTACGATTGCATTATAGATTGCTTTATCTTTGACAAACTTTTCTGTTGTATCTACTAACCAATCAAAATCTATAGTTTCTTTTTTGAGAGTTTTAATTATCTCAACAATCTTTTTATGTTCTACATCATTTAAATCTTTCCTTGTACTAACTTCTATTTCTAATGATGTTTGAGTTGGTATCTTATTATACTTGTCTACAAACTTTTGTATCTCATCAAAGATTATTCTTTCTTCTTTAACATCAAAGTATTCTGGTTTTATAAATGGTAAAACCTTTCTAGAATATTCTTCGTTGTTTAGAAGATTAGTTAGAGTTGTCCTTTCTATTGTCTGATTCTGCATATTGTTCCTCAATTATATCTATTAAAATATCACCTATTAAATTTGACCAATCATCTCCAAAATTTTCTCTCGGCACTGAATTATTATCTATGATATCAAATTCAAATTTAAATGGCATATTACCATCTTCTGTTTCTTCACCAAGTGAAACTTTTCCATACTTATAAATTACACCAGCAAACTTTCCACCCTTGATACCAATACAAGTTTGGTCTTGTGCTTTACTTTCTACAAAAACATATGATTCTTTAATATTAGACATAGTGTAAATAAGTCTGCATTATATATTTTGCTTCCTTTATTGGTTTTGTTCCAGCATGTAGCCATGGCCACATAGGTGGAAACATTAATAAACTACCTTTCTTACATTCAGCATAACTATCTAATTGTGGAAAAGTAGTTTTGCCTTCTTCATTATCTGAAAGATATATAAAGAAAACTAAAAATCTTGTAGATGTTTGTTTTGAATTTACATCTACATGTGGTTTAAATTCATCATGGTCATTCGGTAAATATCTTTTTATTCGAATAGGTTCCCACATATATTTACTTGGCATTTGTTGTGGTGAAATTTCTAAGTCTGTCAAATAAGTTGTAAAACTATTTTGAAAAATTTCTGTATATTTTTCTATTTCTGTTTTCCAAATCTGAGATGCCTTTGCCATATTCAGTTGTGTAAAGACTATTCCTCTATCATCAAATGATTCATGTTGATTTTTAAATTGTTCAAACTTATCTATTAAATTATTACAAGATTGAGTATCAAGTGTATTATCATATGTTTTAATTAAACCTATCATTCGTTTCCATATTTAAATTCTTTTAATGCAGCTTCTTCTAATTTTTCCATAACCTCTTTTGTGAAATATTTTTCTGGGTCATTGTTAATTGTTTTAGCATATTGTTTAGTACCATCTGGTAATTCAATACGAGTGGATACTTGTTTAAATATTCCATGTGCCACTGCCAAGTCAAGTAGTCCATAATACTTATCAAGTCCTTTGTCATAAGTTAGTAAAACATCAACCATTTTATTTTCCATAGTCAATCTTGACTTATGATTCTTACAATGAATGATATTACCAATTACTTCTGTACCATCTTTAAATTTTTTCTTTGAAAGATATATGATACTTGAAGCAGCATACTTCAATCCACTACCACCACCCATTTCTTTAGTTGGGAACATTGAACCAATTACATCATATGTATGATTGGTTACAACCATTGGTACTTTTGCTTTTCCAAGTTTTAAAGTTAAAACTCTAAATGCAGCTTTGAGTATTTGTGCTCTTGACATATCTCTAGTTTCTTTTCCTGCCTCTGTATCTTCTACTTCTTTTGTAGTTGATAACATACCAAGTGAATCTAAACATATAAAGAGTGGTCTTCGATATCTACATCTTGTTGCATGTATCTATCTAATACTTTTAATGCTTGATGTCTAAACTCTTGTACAGTTGTTACTGGCATTATCACCATTCTATTTGCATCTATACCTCTATCAACAACCATCTGTTTTGTGATTGCACTTTCTGATTCAAAGTATACAACACCAGAGTTTGGATTTTGGTCTAGAAAGTTTTTAACCATACCCATGAGAAAGAAAGTTTTACCTGTTGCACTTTCTCCTGCCAGAGCAGTAATCTTATTTTGTGGAAGTCCACCATAGAGTGAACCAGAGATTAATCCATTAAATATATGAGAACCTGTATCTATAAAGTTCTCTACATCTCCAGCCTCTACACCATCTGAAACTATTCCTGCATATTCGTTACCCGTTTCTTTGATAACATCTTTTAAAAAGTCATTCATAATTGTACCCTACTTAATTGCAATTGCACCAACGAACATATGATTACGCCAGAATGGTTGTGCAGTTTTAAATCCAGCACATTCTAACATACCTTCTAACTCTTTCCAAGTATTAGGTTTTAACATGTTCCTTAATGTTTTTTCTTTTTCTAAAATATCTGATGCTTCGAAATGTTTTCTTTTATAATCATAAAAATTAAAAGTTATCATTTCTTGTAATCTTGAATCATCACAAACTGTTTTTTCTGCGAAGATAAAAGCACCACCATGATTTAGTCCATTGTATATATTTTGTAATACATTAAATCTATCTTTTCTAGGCATAAATTGTAATGTAAATATTGATGTTACTAAACTACAATTTTCAAATTTGTAATTACGAACATCTTTCTTTTCAAAATTAACATTTGCCCAATAGTATTCATTTTTCATTCTTTCATGTCTTGCGTCAAGTTCTGTGAAGAAACTAGGAGCAAGTTCTATACCAACATAATTAGCATACTTACAAAATGATTGATTACCTTTTACAAAGGCCTCTGTTAATTTTCCTGTTGAACAACCAATATCAACAACATTTGTTTCATCTTCTACAAAGTTTCTAGATAGACTAATTACATCTTCTAGTAAGTTTGTATATCCACGAATCGAATGTTCTATATGGTCATCAAAACCTTCTTCCCGTTGGGCAAAGGTAAAGTCATAATTTTTAGACATAATTTTTACTCCATTCCACAAACCCAATTATAAGGTTGTATTACATTTTTATAGACAGATTCAGCAATGGCCTTCATCATTAATGAGGGTACCATTCTACCACATCTTTCTATTTTCTGTGACATAGAACCAGTCACTATAAAATCATCTGGTAAAGCCATTATACGCTTTATTTCACGAATTGTCAACCGCCTTTTTTCAATAAAGTGACAAACATCTGCATTTGTCGTAATTGTTGGGGCTGGATGATGTCTAGACATTTTCTTAACATTGAAATGCCATCCTTTAGGATGAAAGTCATTTCCACCTAATACTTTATCTGGGTCATCTGGCATTAAAGATGCTGTATCCTTGTAATGTGCGGAACTTAACCATGTATCTGTACACCATTTAACTTCTTCTTTATCTAATTCTAAATCCTCTAGTGCCTCTCCTGCTGTTACTACTTCTTTATTCTCTTGTGGAAAGATACTAGCAATGTTCATAAATGTCAATCCTATGGCCTCTGTGACATCCTCACGGACTGCTATAAAGATAACTCGCCTTCTAGACTGTGGTACTCCAAAATGTGATGCATTCAAAATCTTATATGATACATCATAACCAATTTTTTCAAATGTGTTTACAATCTCATTTAGCTTTAATTTTGCTTCGCCTGCGAGAAGACCTGCAACATTTTCTCCTATGATTACTTTTGGTTTTATTTCTTCTGCAACTCTAAGATACTCAAAAAATAAGTCTTCTATATTTTCTACTATTTTATTGTCTGAATACTTTTTAGTTTTACCCCAACCATCAGAATGTTTAGAACCAGACTGTCCTAGTGTTCCACACATTGAAAAAGCAGAACATGGTGGTGAGCCATCTAATATATCTAGTTCACCTTTTTGTATTCCAGCAGTTTTTAAAAAGTCTTTACCTGTTAGTTGTTTTATATCATCAGGTAGTATTTTTGTATCTGGGTAATTTTCTTTATATGTAATTCTTGCTTGTTCTACAAACTCATTTACACAAAGTATATTTCCACCTGCAAGTCTATAACCTGTAGATGAACCACCACCACCTGCAAAGGTAGATATGACACTAAACTTATTTTGTGCCGATGCTTCTTTTACATCTTTTAAATTATACTTTGAATATTTCATATTAAAAATCTATACATCTTCCTTTCGATTCCCAATCATTATATCGAGTGGGTTCTAAACCATCTTTTCTTCCACCTATTTCTTTAGGTTTTTTTTTATAGTATGGTTTCAATACTTTTTCATAAATTGATTCTGCAATTGCTTTCATCATTAGAGGTGGTACCATTCTGCCACATCTTTCTGACTGTTGACTATGACTACCTGTTAATTTAAAATCATCAGGTAATGACATTATTCTTTTTGTTTCTTTAATTGTAAATGGTCTAGGTTCAGTCCAATGCATAGCCCCACCTGTTGCTGTAATTGTTGGAGCAGGTTTATGTCTAGATGTTTTTTTCATATTAAAGTGATGACCTTTAGGATGATAATCACAACCTGTTTCAACCTTGTCTGGGTCATCTGGCATTTTCAACCAAGTTTCATAATGAGATTTATTTTTAAATTTTTCTGTTAGTTCATCTGCTTCTTTTCTATCTACTTCTACATCACTTAAACAATCTTCTAGTGTGACAACATCTTTACTTTCATCTGGGAAGATACTAGCAATATTCATAAATGTTAGTCCTATCTCTTGTGTTACATCTTCACGAACAGCAATAAAGATAGTTCTTTGTCTAGTTTGTGGAACACCATAGTGAACAGAATTTAAAACTTTAGATGATACATCATATCCTATTTCTTCAAATGTATTTGTAATTTTATAATAATATTTCTTTGCCTCTCCTACAGTTAATCCTTTTACATTTTCAGCAACAATAACTTTAGGTCTTAAATCTTTTGCAACTCTTAAAAACTCAAAAAATAAATCTTCTATATTCTCAATCTTCTTACCATCAGAATAGTTCTTAGTTTGACCCCAACCTTTAGAGTGTCCGCCTTGTACCATTGCACCAGATACAGAGAATGCTGAACATGGTGGTGAACCATCAAAGATATCTATGTCACCATACTTGTTAAAATCTTCTGCAGTAAGTTTTTTTATATCATCTGGTAGTACAGGTGTGTCTGGGTAGTTTTCTTTATATGTGTTTATGGCTTGTTCAACGAATTCATTCACACATAATATCTTACCACCAGCCAAACGATAACCTGTGGAACTACCACCGCCACCAGCAAAGGTAGATACTACTGTAAACTTTTCTTGTTCAGAAGCCTTAACAACATCTTTTAAATTATATGGTTTATATTTCATTTTTTTTCTTTCTTTTTCTTTTCAAATATTCTATTCCAATTTTTTTCATAATCATCTTGTGGTACTTTCATTGGTCTTCTTTTATCTCCTTTACCTGCCATTAGAAAAACTCCTCTAATGTTCCTTGTGTTCCATAACTACCATCTATCTGCCATTGTATAATACCTGTAATAAATTTTAATGGTTCTATAAATGACTTTTCAAATTGCATATCATAATCTACTATACTATGTAAGTTTAATTCTTTTGGTAACTTAGTCATAAATGATATAGATGTTGATTGATATGTGTTTGGTATTTTCATATGTAAAAATTTAATCTTATCACCTTCTTGTATAAAAGGATACTTACCTTGTAATTTTTTCTCCTTTAAAAGATGATTATATAATATTGCACCTTTACAATGTATCGGTGCTCCTTTCTTAAATAGATTATGTGATTCAGTCCATTTGTTTAATCCATTTACAGAGCGTGGATACGCAACTAGTTCTGGTTTTAATGTCATAAATTCTTTTCTAAAATCTTGTATAAAACTATTTAGCACTTTTGAATCTTCATTCATTATAATTGTTAATGCTTGTTTAATTTTTTCACGACAAGGTGCAGGGGTTGATGACTTCACAGCTTCAACACCCATAATTTTTAATTTAGGTTCTTTATAACGAACACCTTCAACATCATGTGTATTTAAAATATATCTTTTCTTTGCAACCCAAATACCTTTGTCTGCAATCACTTCTCTTTTCATCTGCATCTTTTGTTCATAGGCATTTACATATTCAGCAAGTTCTTGATAAGACTTATCAATAAAAGGTTCGATTTTATCTGTAGCGACCTTGTCCAAGAAGTCAACGATTTTTCTTTTATCTTGTTCTCCTTTGAATACTTTGCTGACAAGTTTGTCAAAACAAATATACACCGAGTCCGTATCTGATGCAATAATGTAATCCTCTCCATTGGTTTCAAGTATTTTATTAAGATACCCGTTAAGAGAATGTTCAATATATCTAATAGCAAATTGACCACTGGTAGTAATTGCTTCAGCAACCAAAATATTATAATACCTAAACCAGTTATTACCAATAGCACCATACGCACTATTAAGAGAAATCTTTTTAGCCATTTGGATGTTGTTAAATTTTGCAATCGTTTTTTTAAGTTTTGGGTCTTTAGTTCTTTCATAATCTTTCTTTGCCTCCAACATTAACTGTTTGAATTTTACTCTGTCATCATACATCTTTTGCATGAGTTCAGGTAGAAATCCTTTTTGAGTTGTTTTAAACAAAGCACCATTTGGTGTCATAGTCGCATCTTTTAAAACAGATGTATCTACACTTTTATTTAGCATTTTCTCAACAGACATGTTTTTAACTTTTTCATTTGCAACTAATGTTTCTGGTGAAATATTATATTGCATAATCAGATGTGGGTATAGTGAATTTAAATCAAAAGACATAACCCAATTATGTAAACCAACTTGTGGCTCTTTTACATATGCACCTTCAAACTTTTCAGTTTTGTTTCTTTGAATTTTTTGTGGTATAACAATACCTTTCTTTCGAAGTTCGTTGTAAATTAATATATCCCAATATTTAACTGAACCAAGTACATCCATATAATTAACCTTGGCATCATAAGCCATAGTTAGACATAGTTCAATCAATCTCATTTTATCTTCTAGTCTATCAACGATTTCTACATCTTGTATATTGTAGTCAATAAACGATTGGAAGTCCTTTAAGTACCATTCTCGGAATGTTTCGTATGGATTATCATCTTTACTCTCACCGAGTTCAACATGGGCAATATGGTCAAGTCTATAACTCTCACGATTGGTATATGTAAACTTCCTATACAAATCATAATAATCTAAATGTGATACACCTTGTATATCATAGACTTGATGTTTTCTACCCATTTGATAAATTTCTCTACCTGATACATTACCCCATGGTGATAATCTATTCACTTCATTTTCATCATATAAATTTTTAATACGATTACAAACATATGGTATATCAAAAAATTCTGTGTTCCAGCCTGTAATAATATCTGGTTGATTCTTTTGCCAAAAAGATAAAAACTCTTGTATCAATTCTTTTTCATTTTTACATTTAACATAAGTGACATCTTCTCTTGTGTTTTTATATTCACCTGTACCCCAAACTAATATTTGTTTGTTTTGATGATTCTTAATTGTGATTGATAGTAAAGGTTCAATTGCATCTTCTGGGTTTGGAAAACCATTTTCACATGCAACTTCTATATCAATCGTTACAATAAGAATTTTATCAACATCCCACTTTACATGATTAGGATATTCATCAGCAATATAGTTATATTGAAATGTAGTATTACCAAAAATAAGATGTGGTTGGTCTTCATAAGACTTTAACCATTCTTTTGCTTCTTTGATTGTATTATGTTTTACAGGTGTAACATATTGACCATCTAAAGTTTTATGTTTAGTTTCTTTGATTACTTTACAGAATAGTGTAGGGGAATACTTAACCTTTCGATTAATCCTTTCTCCATTTACATACTCTCTGACAAGCAGGGTATTACCCCATGGTGTTACATTTGTATAAAAGTTCATAATATATGTGCCAGTATATCTGGCTCAACAAGTTTTGTCAATGTTTATTTGTTTTCTTCTTTTAAAAATTCTTCTGCGGTTTCTGGGTAGAATGAATTCAATGTTGCAAGTTTATCAGACGCATCTGCCAACTTGGTCATTTCTAAATCCATTGCTCCAACTAAATCTGGGTGTTCACCTATACCAACAGGATTGTTTATATAAACATCAATGTTAGCTTTGGCAGCAGCAACTTCTGCTTCATATTTTTTTCTAAGTGCATTTATCATCTTGGGTCCCTATAGTCTTCATCATTGTTATCACCTCGCTCTATATAACTAGATAGAACGAATTTCCTGTCGGGGTTTACTGCAACTTTTAATCTAGTGAGTAATTCCCTATTAATTAAAAATGTACTTTTAGAATCTCTTGTGGTTAATCCTATTGGAACATCTTTATATAATTTGTTATTAAATTTTATATCTACTAATACTATTGGTCTTTTATCTATTTGGTCTACATGCATAGGTTTAGATACACCAACAATATTGTTAGTAAATTTTTTACCACCTCTTTCCCATTTAGCCATCTTACCTTTTATTTCTAATTTGTCTACATGAAACATGGATGCTTTAGTTCCATTACCTGTATCAAACTTAGCACGAAATGGCCCAAGTCCTACTATCTCTAATCTCTCTACATATCCAGCAACTTGTGTTGAACCTACAAATCTACTTTTAACTTTTGAAATATGAGTTACTACTTTTTCAATTAGTCTTTCATTGGTTGTTAATTTACCATCACCATTTCCAAAATTAGAACCGATACCAGGTGAACCATTACATTCTAAGATATATGTTTTACCATTTACGATTGAATGGTCTACTCCAACCATGTATGCACCTGTAGAACGATATGCATTTAATATTGATTCCTTTTCATCATCAGAAAGTTTGTAAGGAAATGTTTCTGCTCCTCTATGTCTATTAGAACGAAAATCTTCTTTTGGTCTTACTCTTTTAGTAGAGGCAATAATTACACCATCCACTACAATAGTTCTAACATCAAATGGCATTTCTAAATATTCTTGTACTAAAAGTTCAGCACCAAACTTCCATAATGATTGAACAACAGATATCATACTTTTAAAATCATTTACTATTGATACACCAATACCTTGTGTACCTGTAATTGTTTTTATGATAACAGGAAACTTACCACCGATTCTTTTATGTGCATCTTCAACCGAATCTTCATTATTAATTAATGATGTTTTTGGTGTTTGTATTCCATTTTGATTAAATGTTATATAAGATGTCATTTTGTTATCACAAGTTAACATACCATCACGATTGTTAATCATGAATGCACCTGCCTTTTCAAAAGTAGAAAGTAATGCAAGTCCTACTTCATCCTCTAATACTCCAGCACGAACAAACACTATTGTTTTGTGTATATCAAAGTCTAGTCTTTCTCCCTCTACATTTGATATAGTTAAAGTACCTTTTTCTAAATCGTTATCTGATACCCATGCCTCTCTTGTGTTAACAATATGACATGGAATTTTATTTTTATCTGAATATTTTTTAAGTTGGTTTGCAACCACTTCTTCTTTATTTGAAGATGTTTTAGTTAAGACAGCAATTTGTATATCACCATCATTCACATTTTCTTCTGTGATGAACGATTGAAAGTTCTTCATAATGTATTTACTCTGAGTTGGGTTGCCATTTACCTATTGATTCTTGTTTTCCTTTATAGTCTGCAAGTGCAGCTTTGATAGCATCTTCTGCCAAGACTGAACAATGAATTTTTACAGGTGGTAGTGCAAGTTCTTCTGCGATGTCACTATTTTTAATTTTTAAAGCTTCATCTACACTTTGTCCTTTAACCCATTCGGTTAATAGACTTGATGATGCGATTGCTGAACCACATCCATAAGTTTTAAATTTAGCATCTTCTATGATACCATCATCATTTACTTTGATTTGAAGTTTCATTACATCGCCACAAGCAGGTGCTCCGACCATACCTGTACCAACTGATGAATCATCCTTATCAAGTGTTCCCACATTTCTAGGATTCTCATAATGGTCTAAAACTTTATCTGAATATGCCACTACTCTACCTCTTTCTTTTTTCCTATGTTATATTTAGTTTCTAACATCCACTCATCTTTTTCTTTGAATGAAATAATTTTAATTTGACTTAATGGTGCAATCGGTTCTGGTGTACCTTTCATTGCAACTAAACCCCAATCACTTAGAAGTTTAACTATTGTATTTCTTCTAGCAATATCATTTTCTGATAGAGTTTGTATCCTTACCATCAAGTGCAAATAATTCTTTAAAGTGTACTATGTAATACTTACCTTGTTTATGAAGTATATGGCAAGACTGATATAGTTTCCTTTCTTTTCTAGAAGCAACTCCTATGCGAGATAAAGTTTCTCTAATCTTTAGGAAGTCATCTGGTTCTTTTAAAAGAACTTCAAACATCTGCTCCTGCTTCCATTGTATATTATTTTCCATGTTTACCGCCTTTATTTAAACTATTCATAATAGTTTTTATTTGTTCATCATTTAGTATACTGAGAGCTGATTTTGCTTTTTCATTACCATATCCATAATACTCTTTAACACATTCTAAATGTTTTTCTTTCTTCGCCTTTAGCCAAGGTGTATACCTTTGCCTTGTTCTTAGAGTATTTAGTAAAAAGTCAAACTGTAATTTCTTATCTGTCTGATGATTCATGTTCATTTCATTGACTAGAAATATAGTATCTTGAAATGGAGCAAGACATTTATTTACAATGTAGGGTGGATATTTCTTTTCCCATTGCTCATCTTCACTATCCATAAGTTTTTCTTTGGAAGTATTAATTGCTTTTAAATATTCTTTTAACTCATACATTATCTAATCTCCGCCATGGTAATGTGTCTGCATGGTTTGTTTCATTATATAAATTCACACTATCACCAGCAATTTGTATTCCACTATCTTTTTTAAATCCTTTGTATGTCATGTTAAATGCAATACTTCTTCTTTCACCTGAACCTTGAAATGGATACACTTGATGATATAAAGTATTTGGAAATAATAAACACATGCCTGGTTTTGGTTTAGTCACAAAAGAACCTACTGTAAAGACACTATCAGTTTGACAAAAAGTAAATTCTATTTGGCCATCTTTTTCTTTTGGTTTGTTAGGTATATTTCTAGGTTTCATAGATGGTATTTTTAAATATAATACAGAACTTATTTGACAATGTGAATGATTGTGTTGTGGATTATATTCATTCTCATATTGTGATACAGACCATATAGATTGCATTTGAGTTTTAATATCCATTGCATTAAATAAATCTTGTTGATGAGAATTTAAATAAGCTTGTTCTATGTAACTTCTACATAGTGCATGAAAAACATCCATACATTTTTTTTCTTCCAACATAGAATGTGGTATTTCACTTTCAGTTTCAATTACACCAGCAAGTCTAGAGCCCATGTCTTTTTTATCTTTAATTACATCAACAATGTCATTAAGTTTTTTAATAAACCCCTCTGGTAATTGTGCCACTAAAATTAATGGCCCAAAAGGTTTTACTACTTGTACATTTTTTATTTCCATTTCACATCAACCATAATTTCTGTTAGACAAGCCAACAAGTTTATTTCTTGGTCTGCCACAAAAGCTGACTGATACTGGTACTTAGATAAGATAAGAACTGCATGAGGTATTGTACCAGCAGTAGCATGGTTATACAAATTGTCATAAATCCTGCGATAAATACGGACAGGGTCATTATCAAGATTATGTACAATCCACTTTCGTACATTAGTGAATTCCTGAGCCTTGAGTGCGGTAATAAGTTCATTTATATTTACCTCTGATATATTTACAAGAATACCAGCATCTATCTGACCTGATGTAGAGTATCTTTGTAATTCGTTTATTGTTCTACGCCAATCTGGGAAATATTTAGTTAATACTTCCATTATAACTCTAGGTTCATATTTTACATTTTCTGTTTCTAGAATATTCTTAACACGACCAAAAAAGTCTTTTGCAAGTTTTGGTTTATCATCTTTTGCAATAATAAAATCAATTACACTACATCTTGAATGTAGAGGGTCAATTAATCTATTCTTATAATTACAAGTAAGAATGAATCCACAATTCTTATGAAATTCTTCCATGAATCCACGAAGTGCTGGTTGTGTTGATTGGGGATTTAAATAATCTGCCTCATCAAGTATGACATACTTACGACCACCTTCAAGTGATACAGTAGAGGCAAAGTTTTTAATTTTATTTCTGAGTACATCAATACCAGATTCTTCTGAACCATTTATTAGTAATGATGTTGCACCAATCTCATCAAGCATTGCTTTGGCAACAGTAGTCTTACCGACACCAGGCCCACCTGATAAAATTAAGTTTGGTATATGTTTGTCTTCTACAAATTCCTTAAAAGTCTTTTTTAAGTTCTCTGGTAAAATACAATCATTGATTGTGCTTGGGCGATGTTTCTCAACCCATAAAAAAGTTTCCATAATATATAATCCAATTTGTTATTCATAACTTGATTCAGGTTCAAGTGCTACCCAATACTCTACATCTTTATTAGAAGATGCTAGATGACTAATATTCTTAGATGAAATATCAACATCATAATCACCATCCATAAGTTTTAGATTTTCTACTTTGAAAAAGAATTTAAAATCACTACCATCTGCAACAGTATCAACATCAATAGAGAATGTATTTGCAGTATCATTCTTTTTATCTTTTACTGTTAAGAATACATCAGTATTATTTTTCTCTAATACTAAATCTGGTGCCTGTATAACACCAGCAGCTCTTTTAAGTTTATTTAAGTTTTCACCATTCAGTTTAAATGATACTTCTTTACTAGGCATAGTAATTGTTTTATTTGGTGAAGTAACAACCGATGGGTCTGAATAAAAATACTTCAAAGAATTCTTTGGATTATTTTCTTCTTTAATAGTCACAAACCCTTCGTTAAATTCTAGAACAGGATTTGTAAATAACGATATAGAAGCAAGAAATTCATTTAAGTCATAGATTGCTACTTCCTTATCAAATGATTCTTCTACTTCAGCCTTTGCAACAATATTTTTCATGGCAGACATTGTTGTCAATGTACTACCTTCTTTTATTACAAGGTTTTGATTTATAGATGCAAAGTTTTTTAATACATCTACTGTGTGTTCACTTAGTTTCATAATATACTCCGTTTGTGTTTAAATTTTTTATTCGTTATGTAATGTTGGTGATTGAAATTGTTTAACAGTTTCTTTACTATCTCTGATATTAAAATTAGCAGACATTGTTCTTCGTTCACCTTCTCCGAAAAATGGCATTACACAATGTTGCAACCAATTAGGAAATATCATCATAAATCCTTTTTTAGGTTTTACATATTCTTGTGCATCTAATTTTAATCTGTAAACATCATGAATAGTATTTGTTGATGTGATTAAACCTGTAAACCCATCAATACCACCAGCTGCATTATGTAATAAAGGTATTCTTGGTTTTTCCTCAATACACTTTGGTACTTTTAAATAAAGTATACAAGATAGTCCTGCAGGTGTTTCACACCCATGTGCATGTAGAGGATTGTAATCTCCAGCATAACTGTGTACAGTCCATGCTTCAAAAGCCTCTGCAATACTGTCACGCTGATAACCAAGTTTATCATTTAGTAAACTAGTAGCACATCTATCTACAATAGTTTTAAAATCTTTTCCCATTTCACTATCTAAAGGAAAAGCCCATTGTTCAGATTTTTCATTTTTATTAATCTGTCCTACTAATTGACCTTTATGAGATACTTTTGCTGGTATAATAACTTCATCAATATGTTTATTAATATCATCAATAAAAAAATCTGGGAACTGTACTGCCATCAATTTATATGATGGTATAGTTTTTATTTGTGCTTGTGTATCAAAAGATTTACCTTTTTTAGGTTTTTGTTTTTTACCTAAAGAATCTGAAAGATTTTTTAAACTCATGTTCTATCTTTCCTATAATGGTCACCAGTTAGTTTTTCTTTTAAAGTAATATTAATGTTTGCTGAGAATGTTCTTCTCTCATCATCTTCTTTACCAAAGAAAGGCATAACTCCATGTCTTAACCAACTAGGAAACATAATCAATGTACCAACTTCTGGTTTAACATATTCTTCTGTAATAGGTCTTAACATATTAACATCACGCATACCATTAGTACCCCAAGTTAAATATGTAAAACCATCTACTGCACCTGATGATTCATTTAGACCATCAAAATTTTCTGATGGGTTTCCTAAGGTTGCAATACATCTAGGAACTTGTAAATACATAATACATGATACACCCATTGGTGTTCTTGTGCCATGGTCATGTACAGGATTGTAATCACCACTATAACTATGTACTGTCCACATTGATTCCATAGAGGTTTCACATTCCATTCCTACTGTCTTATTTACAAATTCTTTTGCTAGTCTTTGTAATACACCACTAAACATTTCACCAACTTCATCGCCTTCATGTGGAAAAGTTAATTGTGCTGACCTTTCGTGTTGTGATATCTGTCCAACTAAACCTTTTGAATGGTCTACATTATTTGGAATAATAACTTTTTCTATATGTTCATTTATTTCTGTTGTGACTTCATTTGGAAATTGACATCTCATTATATTAACAGCAGTTTTTGGTCGCATTGCAATTTCAATACCGCCAGGGTTTTTTGGAACTTCTTCACCTGTATCTATTTGTTGTTCTTCTGATGCTTTGTTTTGAGCATTTATCATGTCTGCTCTTTTCACTTGTTGTGTTTCTTCACTCATAATATTTTCCTGCTGTTTTTGTGCGTCTTCTAAGACTTTATTGTAGTCATCTATTGTAAAAGGTTTGTCGGTTTCTCTTTTTCTTACTGTTTTAGATTCACCAGTTTCAGTATTGAGTACATCAATACCTCCTTTACCAATATCATCATCACCTAGTATTTTCATAATTACATACCATTATACATGATAGGAACACCTTTTGTCAAGGCATTCCTAACACTTATTTCAATTTATTTTACTTTAATAATTTTTGGTTTTTTGTGTTCTGGCACAATCTGTTCCAAATCTATTAAAAGTAAACCATTTTCTAGTTTTGCATCTTTGATTTCAATATCATCTGCAAGTGTGAACTTTCTAGTGAAAGCTCTTTTTGCAATACCTTTATGAATTAAAACATCATTGTCATACTGTGAAGTTTTTTGACCAAATGATGTTTCGCCATCTGGGTATGTTTTTAAACTCCATTGGTTTCTGTCAGTACTATACTGCATATCTTCATCTTTAAGTTTTTTAGGTTTATCAGATGTTGGCAAATTAGAGGATTTAATCTCTAAAACGCCATCAGTTAAGACAACTTCTATTTCATCCTTACTGAAACCTGCTAATGCAATTTCAATAACATGTTTAAAGTCACCAGTCTTTCTGATATTGTATGGCGGGAATCCACCAGTTTCATAGTTTGTGTTTCCATAATCTACGAGTCTATCAAAAACTCTATCGAATCCGACTGTAAAAGGTGCGAATTGATTTATATCAAAGTGTGTTAGTTTTACCATAATAGTTAACCTCCTTAGTTAAGCAAAGTTTATAGTGTGAACCCATTAGGCATTCACAAAAGTATTTATACAACTTCTAAACAAATTGTATAAGTTTTTTTGGTTTAGTATAAACAGGTTTGTATCCTGTATCTTTCAAACCGAATTTTTTTATCTCCCACTCTGTTAGTATTTTTGGTGGTGCAGGTAATTCAACTTCATTATTATCTTTATCATAAAGTTTAATACCTAATTCATTATACTTATCCTTAGTTAAAAATTTACCTCTCAATAATGCAAGGTCATCATTTTCTTTTCTAGTTACACGCGTTACTAATAAACTGTGTAAAAATAATTGAAAAAATTCACCAAATCCATTATCTTCAATTAAGTGAGGATTGTCTAATGTGCATTCACCAACATTTGATGAACCTAATATATGGTCTGCAGTAATTTTTGGTATTGGTTTATTCAACTTTTTAAATCTACCTTGTATTGCACCAGGTGATAAATTTAACCCACCAGAAATATTTAAATATTCTTTTGATGCATAATCAGTTTGTATATGAGTTTTATCATATGGTATTCTAGATAATTGTAATTTTAATTGATAACCTTTTTTGTAAGGTTTAGAAACTGAAATTTCTGGTGTCCAATAGTGTTGGTTTACTCTTAGAGAATTCCAATGTATCAATGCTCTAATTTTTATATCTTCGTATTTTTTTAATGGATATTTAAACATAATATATTTTGTAAAAAAAACTGAGGGAACTTTCATTCCCTCAGCCTGAGGTATCAAACATGAAGTTTGAAATCTTAGTAGTTTACAGCTCCTCCGTCTTCATTAACAGTTTCATCAACAGGGTCATCTAAGTCTTCATCTGAATCAGATATACCCTGTACATCCTCTCCAGCATCTATTTTAGTGTATAAATCCATGAATGATTCCTTTGTATCATCATCAAATCTTGATACACATAACTCGATTGATTTCATCTTGTCATTGAAGATTGAGAATGCTTTAACTATGTGGTCAAGTCTTCTAGTAGATATAATCTCATCAACTCCACCATCATAAAAAGTCTTTCTGATAACCTCTGCCCAAACAGTTAGATTCTCAGCAAACTTCTCATCTATCTTATTATACTTTTCCATAGAACCAAGTATGATTTTCTTTTCAACTTTTGAACTAGGATATGGTTGTTCGATTGTAACAGCAAATCTTTCAAGGAACGCCTCATTAAGAATATTCGTTCCAACGAATCTACCATCATCTGAACCTTTACCTTTAGTGTTTGCAGTAGCAATCACATTGAAACCAGGTTTTGGTGTAACCCATTTGTTAATCTTTTTAAGGAAGACACCCTTGCCTTCAAGAACTGGTTGTAATGCAAGTAACTTGTTACTACCCAAGTCGCACTCATCAAGAAGTAAAGTACAACCTCTTTCCATTGCCTGAATAACAGGGCCTGGTACAAACTTAGTTTCACCATCTATTAATCTGAATCCACCGAGTAAATCATCTTCATCAGTTTCAATAGTAATGTTTACTCTGATTAATTCTCTTTTCAATTTACTATGTAATTCCTCAACCATCAATGTCTTACCATTACCTGATAGACCTGTGATAAAAACAGGATAGAACATTTTAGATTGAATCACTTTTTTAATAGTAGCACAATGACCCCAAGGTACAAAACCTTCGAATGGGCTTGGAATCAGATTTTGAGTTTCTGTATTCATCATTAGATTCACAGTTGCCTGTGGTTCATTATTAGTCACAGCAACTTTCGGTACTGAAACTAAATTAGGTTGACTAGATGATTCTGTATCATCTGTTGGTAATTGATATTTACCATGACCTGTTTTTAATCCATTTTTAGTTAACCATTTAATAAAGGTTCTAGGTTTTGGTAACCCATTACCAAGAGCAATGTCATTCAACTCTTGTCTAGTAACTTCTGAACCTTCACCTAACTTTTCATTCACAAGAATTAAAAAGTCTTTTAGTTTTGGTGACATTTCGTTTATTAGTGTTTTCATATTGATACCTCACATATCTCATTATTTAATTTTGACTTGAAATCTAATTGAGAATGATTCTCATTTGGAATTATCTCATTTATTAATTTTCTCATCATGTAGCTATTATGACAGGTTAAGACAGGTTTTGTCAAGGGCCTATCACCCCTATATATACTAGACTTTGCAAAATAGTTATTGAGAATGATTCTCATTAAGCAATCATTCCTATAAACTTATTTAATAATGGTCTAGAATTCTTTCTACCTGAAGACATTTTTCCAAAGGCCTTTTTCAAATCTGATTTCTTAAACTCACCTGGTTTTATATCTGATAAATCATCATTTGATACATCTAATCTTTGACCACCTGGTAAGACATACAATTCATCCCAAGCCTGAGTAGTACAAACTGCAACATTGTTTTTTAGAATTTCTTTTTGAATCTTTTTAATTTGTTCTTCATCATCCCAACTATTCAATCCGAAAGATTTGTCCAATATCATATTTTGAAATTGTGCCTTTTCTATTTCTACCAGCAATAAAGAAGTTTGTGACACTCATACCTGGTACTCTTGATTTTAAGAATGATAATAGAATTTTAGTTTGACCTCCATATGAAAATCCACTATCATGACTATATGAATTTTTTTCATCTTTACTAGAAGTCCATTTTTTATTAGTGATTGGGTCTTTAATAACTACTATCTTGTCTGTAGAATGGTAAGAACCTCTTATACTTGATGGTTGAAATCCACCTTCATAATCATCTGGTAAAGGAATAGCTTTACCTGTAACTCTATCAACTCTTTCAGAGTATGGTCTTATGTCTTGTGTAGACCACTCATACTTGTAATCAATATTATTACTAGAACCATCTGTTAAGAATACAGTATGTACTTTTTGTAATCCATAATCTTTTTTGAATTTAGGTACCAAGTCCATAGCAGCAACTATTGAATGATTCAATGGTGTACTGTGTAATTGATAATCAGTATGTACATAAATTGGATACATATATCTATCATCTTCATCATGAGATTTAACTTGACTACATTGCATTCCATAATAATTAGCAACTGCCCATATGTTTTTCATACCCTCATTCATTTCATCTTTACTTGCTCTACTTGATAACATGTTTAATAATCTTAATTCATTAATTATGATATCATTTTGTTTTCTTTTTTGAATGTTAGTATTTTTGATAGTATCATCTCTGTTAGAATAACCATTTGTAAATCCATAAACTTCAAAAGGAATATTTACTCTCTCACAAAACCAAACTAAATTTAAAGTCTGTTTAATTGTATTGTAAAAGTTATCATGCATAGAACCTGACCAATCCACGAACATAACTAGTCCATGATTCGTAGCACCTGGTTCAACATTCATTTTTAAGAATATATCTTCATTGTAAGAATAACTATGTAACTTATCCATATTTAAACTACCTGTTTTTGACACGGTACTTCTTTTATATAAGTCAGCAGCCTTTTTCATTTCAAATTCTTTAACCATATATGATATTGTAGATTTCTGTTCATTCTTAAATTTAACAATATCTTTATTAATAAAGTCCATATATTTTTGATTATATTCTCTACCTTGAGTTTTACTTGAATAATGTTCTGATAATTCTTTATTAACATCTTTATAATCTATAATTACTTCTTTAAGATTTATTTTAGGTATATTTAAGTATTCAATCTCAGTAGCATTCTGGTCAACTGAATCATATTGTTTTTTCTGATAGTTAGTATCAGTCATTGCTTCGATACCATCAAAATCTTCACCACCAGAACCTTTAGAAAAACCTTTAATTTTTTGTTCTTGTTTATCATCTGATTCTACATTCTCAGAAGATTTACCATCATCTGATTTATCATCTGAATCTTTTTCATCATCTGAATCTGAATCTGAATTGAATTGCCATCACCATCAGTATCTTCTGATTCTTGGTCACCATCTTCGGAACTATTAGAATCATCTGATTCAGAATTTCCACCATCAGATTCATCTTCTGATTTATCCATATCTGGTATTGTAATATCTGATTCAAATAAACTATCTGAATCAATATCTTTTTGATTTGCTTTCATCCACTCTTGTAATTCGATTGCAAGATTTAAAACATCATCAGATGTTTTTGTTTGATTGGCTTTATCAACCCATTCTAATTCATCATTATCAAAAGGTACATCTGGTACATTCTTATAATGCATGTTGATTCTGTCAATCAGATTAAGTTTTGATAAGTCTTTTCCATTAATATTGAAAAAGTCTTTTTCTAATAATTCTGTATATGCTTTTTTGAATACTCTAACTGACCCAAGATACTTATCTTGAATCATCTTTTCAATTCTAACATCTTCTAATACATTCAGAAAAGAATGTTTAACTTTTTTATTTTGACCATCTTCTAATAAAGATAATGGTGTGTATAAAGCATGACCCACTTCATGAAGTGACATCATATCCATAACTGATTCTGATTTATCTTTCCATATAGGTAGAACTACTTCTCTAGTATTCGGATTGAAACTAGCAGTAGGAACTTTCTGATAAGATACAGTAACATCTTCCTCAGCCAATAATTTGACTAAAGTCGATTTATCTTTTACAGATTCTAACTTGATTTTTTGGGGGTTTTGTTGTCTTCTCATAAATCTACTCTCTCAATTTAATTTACACAGCCAGTATGACAGGTCTAACAGGTTTTGTCAAGGGTTGTATGTTATTGATTTATATAGGATTAATGAATTATTTTAAAATAAGATTGTGCAAATATTGTACGATATCAGTAAAATCACTAGTTAATGAGAATGATTCTCATTTAGATTCTCCATATTTAAATACATATTTTGACCAGAGATAACTTCTTATGATACCTACGATTGTAAATATAATTGCAAGATGAAACATTGCCCACACCTCAATGTATATGCCATAAAGGGGAAATATGGTTAACTGTATTATAATCGAAATGATTAGTCCACTTCCTATGTCTAAACTTCTATGTATTAAATGTTTTGAATTTGTCATGCTACCACCATTTTACTAAAGTTTTTATTCTTCTCAAATTTAAGTGTATGTTTAAACTTGTCCACTAATACATCTTGTTTATGACTTATCACAAATACATTCTCACCCTCTAGTGTGTTTAGTATTTTTAGAAACTCATCTGTTCCAGCACTATCTAATGAACTATCAAATATCTCATCTAGTATTAATAGATTAGTATTTGTACTATTTTTCATTTTTGCTATGGCTCTCCATGTAAAGAGTAATGCTAAATCTATTCTCATTTTCTCACCTTCACTAAATGAAGCATAGTTAAAATTATCACGAAATCTTGACTTGATTGTTTCATCAAAGTTTTCATTTAATGTAAAGTTTACATAAAATTCCATAGATGCTAGATACTTATTAATCAGCTGATTCATGATAGGTAAATATTGTTTAATAATTTTAGTCTTAATACCTGTATCTTGCAACATGGCTCTTGTTGCTTCTTTATAAATTTTTTCTTCTTTTAAATCTTTTCTATTTTTTTCTATACCACTAAATTCTTCTTGAAGTGTTTTTAGTTTTTCTTCATCAGAATTATTAATTGTACTCTTTTCTAATTCTGTAATTTCATTAGACAATCTTTCTTGAAATTTTTCTAATTCTTTTATAGATGTATTTAATTGTGCTATCTGTATTGAGTTATCTTGTATCTCATTTGTAACTTTTACTATTTCAGATAGTCTACTTTGTGTCTTATCTAATTCTTCTTCCATTTTTGTAAGACCATTCACAATTTCTTTTTTCTCTTTTTCTTTTGTAGTTATCATTTCAGATTTAAAATCTTTAGGTATGTCTTGTGTACATACAGGACAGTCATCATGCTTTTCAAAAAATGCTATCATTTTATCTTTTTCTTTTTGTTTTTCTACAAGTGTAGAGCGTAAGTCTTTTAATTTGACATCTTTAGATTCTACATTGATTTGGTCTGTGACTGATTCAAATAATGTTTTTTGAGTTTTTCTAATTCTTTTTTATTGTTTATCTTTTTATTTAATTCTATAAAGTTATTATCATAATTACTTTGTTTTTCTTTTATAATAATCCCTGCATTATTTTTAATGTTTTCAATATAAGATTCTTGCATATTTATTTTTTCACCAGATAACTTATAATTATATTCTACTTCTTGTAATTCTATAACTAAATCTTTTAGTCTTTGTTTAAGTATCATATTCATCATTGAGAATATTTTAATATCTAATAAGTCTTCAACAACCTCTCTCCTAAATTTTGCTTTTAATTGCATAAATGGTACAAAGGTTGAACTACCTAAGATAACAACTTGTGTAAATGAACGATAGTTTAGTTTTAGTATTTGTTGTTCTAGTATTTTTTGATAGTCACGATTATTGGCTTCTTGATTTAACATCTTATCGTTTTGCCATATCTCAAACTTATTTGGTTTGATACCACGAATGACTTTATATCTACGACTTGCAATACTAAATTCAATCTCTACTACAGTTTCCATTGCATTAACTGTATTGACTAATTGAGATTTACTAATTGTACGAAATGGTTTTCCAAACAATGCAAAACATAATGCATCAAGCACTGTTGATTTACCAGCACCATTCTCACCTATGATAAGTGTAGTTTCATTACGATTCAAATCTATTTCTGTAAATTGGTTTCCTGTGGAAAGAAAGTTTTTCCAACGAACCTTTTCAAATATTATCATTCTAAGTCTAAGTCTTGAGCCTCTGTATATAAAGATTTCATTTGATTCTTTAATCTATCTTTTTCTAAGTCAATAGATAGGTCATCAATGTATTTGTTTAATAATGTTACTGTGTCTTCTGTGTTCTCTACAATATCATCTGATACTGAACTTGCATCTAAGTCTGAAAAATCCTCTACAATTTTTATATCAAATGCATCTGCTGCATATAACTTATCTAAGAATTGGTCAAACTGATATAAATCTTTTTTAACTACTACAATTAATTTAACATATTTGTTTGCATACTTTGTAGTGTCATGTTCTTTATAGTTTTCTTTTGTATCATCATAATATATCTTTTCATATATTGTATATGGATTAACTATTCTTTCTAATTCCTTTGTTTCTGTATCATAGATATGGAATCCTTTTTTATCTTCCCAATCATTCCAATATATTTCATATGGTGTACCTAGATAATAGATTTGACCATCATCTGACTTGTGATGAAAATGTCCACTCATAACTGTATCAAACTTTCTAAAAAATTCTTTTTCACGACCACCTTGTGATACTATAACATTCTTGTTCATTTGAAAACCATTTATTTCTAGATGACCCATACATACATCAGCTTTAGTTTCATCAATCATACCTTCTGCATAGATTTCATTTGTTTGATTAATCCATGGCATAAGTAATATTGGTAAACCATCAAAGTCTACTTCTGTTGCTTCATCATAAATGTGAATGTTTTTATGTTTATCACCTAGTAACTCTGTAAGTGAATTCACTTGACTTGTATTCTTATAATAGATATCATGATTACCAACTAACATATGTAAGTCAATTCCTAATACATTAAATGGTAATACAAATCTTTCTCTAAAATCTTTTGCTGTTCTATATGATACATACTTACGCCTATCAAAACAATCACCTAAATGAATACATGTTTTAATATTGTTTTGTTGTAGATATGGAAAAAATACTCCCTCATAAAATTGATAGAAGTATTCATTAAAATTCACATTATCATTTCTTGCACCGAAATGAGTATCAGTAATTATTGCTATTTTCATTAAGTATTATCTTCTGTTTTAGAATTTTCATCCATGAATTCTTCAAGGCCTTCAGGTAGTGTAGACTTCTCTTTCTTTTTAACTTTATATACATCTTCATCAGGCAACATAATGTCTGGGTCAAAACCTCTTACATCATAAACTGTATCATCACCTTCATTTGTAGTATAAGTTTCATACTGTTGTTTCTCAATCATTTTGTTTTTGATATGAGTTTGTTTTTTCTCTTTTTGAATTCTTCTTAAAAATGCATAGTATATTATTTGTGTAAAATATGCAAAAGGATTCTTTGACTTCTCTGGGTCAAAGTTATGTATGTATTGTAAACAGTTTTCTATACCATCAGAAACCATTTCAGAACGATAAGTATAATTAATAAAGTTAGGTCTGTATGATAATCCATTTGCTATCTTTAAAAAACACTCTCCAATGTAATTTGTTACTTGGGGTTTTTCTTCTCCTGCTTCTTCAGCCTCTTTACATAATTCTTTCCACGCAATCATTGCTGCATGAAACTCTTTATTGTCTATGTAATGAACACCTTTTTTCTTTGTTGTTGCCATCTTTCTTTCCTTGATGAATTGTTATGTAGCCATAGTACTAGGTTGAGCATAATATGTCAAGAAATAATAGGTAATTATATAAAAAACTTTTTTGCATTTATTTGCAAATAAACCTTGACAAACCTTGTTTGAAAGTTTATAATCGCTGTGTTCCAGCGGAGAATAATATATACTCTAAAGAGATGGTTAATGTTTGGTATCATTAGATGTTATCATATTATCTAAATCTTCTTCTGATATTTCTTCTTGTACTAATTCTTTTTCTTTATTTTGACCACTTAATGTAGATACATATTCATTAAACATTTCTCTTACTGTTTCTGTGTCTTCAAATTCATCTTCTTCATCTTCTTCTCTAGTTCTTTGTACAATGGGTTCATTTGCCTCAGCATCTGCAGCACTATATGAGTTTAACATTGTTTGATAGTAATTATTTAAAGCATATGATGCTGGTGTAACTGTTATGATTGTTGATTTTTCAATATCAAATTCATCTGATTCTGTAAATGGTTGTAACCAACGAGATAAAGATAATGCCTCAACAACACCTTTCTTAGTGATTCTATTTTTTAATTCCATTTTTAATGGATGTAGTACATGTAGTTTAGTAGAAGCTTCATCTGTCCTTGTAGGTATACAAGTACAAACGATACTCTCACCATTTGCTAATTTTATTACTCTAGTAGTGTTATCTGTCATATCCTTATCCTATCTATTTCGTAATCAAATTCTTCTTCGTTGTATATATTTATTCTTTCTAAAAAGTGATTTAGTGTAAAATTCTTCCTATCCTTATATGTAAAGTCATCAGCAATATCTAAAAGGGTTGTTCGTATATCGCCTTTATCTGATTTACGCAACCCACGGCCGATGGATTGGAGCACTCGTATTCTAGACTTAGACGGAGATGCGAACACGATATTATGCAAGTTCCTAATATTAATACCAGTACTAAATGTACCATACGACGCGACAATGATTGCATTTGTTTCTTTCTCCGTTATTGCTCTAATTTTTTCTCTTGTTTCTGTGTCTGTTCCACCATGTATAAAGAATACTTTTCTATCAAAGTCTTTCATTAGATTATACAACACTAGCCCGTGTTTTTCGACTAGCTGATATAAACATAGTGTATTACCACTCAATTTATCACAAAGTCTTGAAATAAAGTCATTTCGTGTCTTGTGAGCCACTATGTACTGTAACTCCTCACTATACTTTAAATCTTTTACTTCTTTACACTCACTTTCTTTATGTTTTAATACTAGACACTTAATTTTAAGATTAGCCAAAGTATCTTTATCCATTAACTCTTTTGTGGTTGTTACTTTTTCTACTTTACCAAACAGACCTTCTAAAACTAATCTATGTGTTTGTGTACCATCTAAAGTACCTGTCATTCCAAAACGATATTTACAATTTATCAGTTTAGTCATGATTGTAGTCAATGACTTAGATTTAAATAGATGTGCTTCATCTCCAACAACACATCCAAAATTTTCAAAATATTTTTTATCTAACTTATAGAGTAGACTGCCATGTTGAAATAATTATAGGTTTGTCTGTTACCTTTTCATGACCTTGATATATTCTATGTAAGTATTTATCATTCCAACCATAGTCAATAAAATCAGAATACATCTGTTCTACTAATGATGTAGTTGGTACAAGTATTAATATCTTTTTATCTTTAAGTAAGTAGTTATAGAATCTTATGAGTGCATATATGATTAATGACTTCCCGCTAGCAGTCGGCGAAACTAACATTCCTCTATGATTACTCAGTGCGCATTGTATAGCATCAAGCTGATAATCTCTAATTTCTAATAATTTACCTTTTGATTGTGGTTTTAAAGATTTAACAAAGTCTTTTACTTTTTCTATATCTAAATTATCTGTATCATCTACATCATCAGCAATAACATATTCTATTTCGTTTCTATCACAAAACTCTTTTATGTAAGATAATAAACCCACATATATTTTACCTGTTTTATCTGAGAATAATCTTATCTTACCATCCCAAACTTTATTTCTGTATGCAGGCATAAATTTATGACCAGGCACTTCAAATGTAAAGTACTGTACTAACTCATAACATATACCAGAGTTATCACATTCTACTTTTAAATAAACTTCGTTGAGTTTAGATATGTGAATTTTGTAATGTGTTTGGTTGTCCATAGTCACCTCTTAATAATATATTCCATGATATACTAATTCTGGTTGTGTCTGTTGTAGATACCCAATGTTGTAACCAACTAGGAAAAATTAAACCATATCCCTTTGATGAATTAAATCCTATCATACCAGAGTTCTCAAAGTTAGTATATTTTAAGTTAGGATGTAAAACAGTTGCCTGTGGTCTTGGGTCAAAAAATTGTATTTGTGAACCACCTTCTAGATAGTACACACCAGAAAAAATATTATTGGAATGTGTATGTGGTGGATGTACTTCACCCTTTATTAATTTGTTTGCCCACATACCTGTAAATTCTAATCTATCATATAGGTATGAATATTTTTCACATATATGTTCTGTAATATTATAAATTTTTTTTGTAAACTTTGGTATATGTTTAGACAAGTCATCTGTGGTTTGAGTAATAAGATTATTTTCTTTATACTTTTCCATGTCATTAAGCTCATCAATAACTAAATCATGTTCTTGTTTATCCATACCAAATTGAAATTCATTTATGATAGTAGGAAATACTTTGTGTTGAGTTACATCAACCATGATACAATACTCCAGCGTGTTCCTTGTGTAACTTTTTTAACTTCATGTGGAAACATAAAATTAGACGGAAAAATAATAGCATCACCTTTCTTAATATTTAATTGTAATTCAGATACAACAAATTCACCACCCTCAAAATCATCATTTAAAAATAATAAAACTGAGGCTTGTGGAAATCCATATTGTTGACCATGACTATGATGTATATTATCACAATGTAAACTCATGTATCCACCTTTTTCATATTTGTTTAATCTAAAGTCTGTTGTCTTTTGTACTACAAAATCTCTTTTAGTCTTCTTAATTTCTTCTGAGTATCTTTCTGCCACATCAGAAACAGCATGATTTAATGCCTCATAAAAAACATGGTCTTTACGAATCCATATCTCATCCATTTTAACTCTTTTATTTTTTTTCCAATCTGGTGACTGGCCTTCATGAGTAGAGTAAGTAGATTCATTATAATTAAAATCTTCTTCAATTATAGCATTACATAATTCTTGACTAACTATATTTTTATAATGTCCAATAAATTTATAGTAGTTTAACATTGCTAAGTCACTCTGTTTGTTTTGAATACTATACATGTTCTTAATTGAAAACATAATCTACTAATCGGTTGTGCTTGATGTGGTAAGTCAGCATCAAACATAATTAATCTATTACCTTTGTTAACAAAATGTTTTCCAATCTCTGTTACTTCATTATTATAAATTGCAGTTCCACCACCCCAATCTATTTTCCAATCTAATCTAGGATAATATATCATAGTGACATCACCATCATCTCTATGAATATGTGGTTCTATTCCATAAGTATGAGCATTTAAATATGCTCTTTCTAATTCTATTTTATAACCTTGATTTTGTATACAATTCCAAATGGGTTCAATAAAATCAAATCCATTTAATTTACATTCTTCAATATTGTGTCCACAAAATACATGCCAATGTTTTTGAGTTCCATTTGGTTTACTATCATAATCATATTGCCACTTTACTTCTCTCATTTCAAAGTCTATGAGTTGTGCAATATGTTCCTCTAAAAAATTATCATATGATACTGCAAACATTACATCAATCCTGCTTCAAAGTTTTTCCATTGTATAGCATTTTTGATATCCCAACCTCTAGCACTTATAGATTTAAGTACACCATCAACATACTTGATAACTGTTTCTAAGTATACTATTTTATTTTCCATTTTAATTATATCTTCATCTGATTCAATGTAGATAGATAAGTCTGATTTAAGTACTTTTAAATCGAAAGGTTTTGTTTCGTAAATCTTTGCGTCTGCTTTACCGCCATAGTATTCCCACTTATCACGATAAAGTATTTTGTAATCACCTTTTGCTTTATACATCAATAACTCAAAGTTACTTTTTATTTCTAAGTACTTTGAATATAGTTCTTGATTTTTTAAAGATTCGGTATCAAGTCTTTCATCATTTACTTTCAAGTCATTGCGACTTGAATTTTTAATTCATCTAAGGTCATGTTCACTCCACAATAATAAATCTATAACTATTTATAGTGTTATTATTTCGTATAATTTATATTTAAAGTTTACTGTTGCTGTAAGATATTCAACATCAGTTTGATTTTGAGAATAAGTTAATCCACTTAAACTTGTAGGAAAAACATCTGCAAATCTACACTCTACTACAGGATTGTTTTTGTTTGTTAGTATAGTTAATACAGCATCACTACTCATAGATATTTCAGGTGTTGGTGCCTTTACATCACCTATGTCTTTACTTTCACCTCTTGTAGCTGTTGCAACATTTGATGTTGTACTTCTAAAATCTCTAAATTGTTTTCTATCTTTTGGAAATCCAATTGCTGTTAACCATGTATGCATTTCAATATAGTTTTCTAGATTTTCATCAACAATAAATGTTATTGTTAAATCATCATAAGTTAATTTAGAACCTAATAGTGGTAAATCTTTAAGTGGTGAACCAAGTTCTAATTCATCTAATGTAATACCAGGTAGATTTGCTTCAGTAGTAAAGTATTGTACTTTAGGTAATTGATTAATTAGAAAACGAAACTGTGTAGGACTTGTATAGTCTAATGCAGTAGGTTGTCTATTGAGTGGTGATGTTTCTGTTGTCATACTGTTATTTATAAGACTTAAAAAGAAAAGGGGTGTTCATCACACCCCAATTCCGTAAGTATTTAGAGTAATTACTTTCTAGCTGAACGAAGACCTAAGTCTACATTACCAGCGTCTTGTAATACATCTCCAACAAATGGTGTGCCTTCATAACCAACTTCTTTGTTGATTCTTCTAGCAATTGCTTGTTCTTCATCTGTTGCAAAATGTGTATCCCAAGCAGCTAGTCTTTTACGCATGTACCAATGCCAGATTGGCGGTACGAGAGCGATAAAGAATACTACAAAGTATCCCCAACCTGTATTTGGGCAACCAACATTTTCCAATTCCCAGAAATGAGTTTCACCTCTGTCATGGTGGTCTGCTTGTCTGCCGATTTCAATAAAGAACCATGCAGTAAAAGCTGTTGAATTATCCCAATTATGTCTGTAATCAATTGGTTGGTCTTTCACACGAATTAATCCGTAGTGTTCTAGATAGTTAAGTGCTTCTAGCTCAAAGTTTGAGATTCCCCAAATTGTTGCTAGTACTGCCATTCCTATCCAACCACCAGCTGCAAAGAATAATGCAACTGTTGGCACTGCCATTAGATATCCTCTTATCCAACGATTTTGCCAAGAGATAAAGTGATACACCCATACGAGCTAGTCTTTCTTTTTCCATATTGAATAAGAATTTAGACTGACCTAGATATGATAGTGGATAGTGACCATATATTGTACGCCCTCTAGGAGCAGTAGCAGGGTCATCTTCACTTGCAAGTTCTAGATGATGGTTGTATACATGAGCGTAACAGAAATGTGCTGAACCAGATAACGCCATCATAGTTCTTGATATTACGAATCCAAATCCTTTAGTATGAGATAACTCATGACCATAGATGATTCCGATTCCAATAAAGATACCAGATGATAATGTTGCACCGATTAAGTTAAGACCTGTTATGCCTTCGTGCATGACTAATAGACCAGGTATGATTGACATTACGACTTCGCCTTCCATTCCACCTAGTGACATGTATGTAGATACTCTCCACGCCATGACTAGTTGAAACAGTACAAAGATTGGTAACATGAAGTACATAGTTAAGTTTTGGAAACTTGCCCAACCTAAACTATCTCCATTTTCATCATATCCTACGCCTGATGTTTCGAATTTAGTAGCAATATCGACAAGTAAACCTACGAATAGTAAAACTACTCCTAGCCATGCCATTATGCCACCAATTAAGACACCTGCACCAGCAACTATGATTAACACAGGTGCTAATAGGTATCTAAGGTTTAATAAAATATTTCCCATTTCGTATTTCCTCCCACGAAATAGTTATATCACTCACAGCCTTGTGAATGACTTATCCATGTGTTAGTCATGTGACATAAGGAACACTTTCAATTTGGAATGAAAGTGAGGGATGTCTATTCCAACACATATCTGATTATATTTATAAAGAAAAAAAACCTAGTATTTAACTTTTGTCCATTATTTGTCTAGATTAGTATTTGTTAATATACTAATAATTCCTTATAGAATATAACTTCATGATGCTAGACTAACATACTAAAACATCTTTTGTCAAGGGTTTGTCCATTTATTTTATGGTGGGGAAATAAAAAGGGGGCCGAAGCCCCCAATTCATTTGTTGAAAGAAACAATCTTACATTAAGTTTGTTACTTTTACGCGTCTGTAGTACTTGTTAGTATTTGCAGTAATCGCAGTTGATTCTGCAGTACCAGCAGCTATCACTCCTGTGTGGAATGGGTTAGATGCTATACCATAACGAGTTTTAAATCCAATTTTTGGTTGGAAAGTGTTTTCACCTACCGCACGAACCATTTGTAGTGGTACATATGGACAGTAGAAGACACCAGCATCGTAAGGTGAAGTACCTTTATATCCTACAACATAGTATTGTGAAGCAGCGACATTAGCAGCATATGGGTCAACATACACTTTAAATCTACCGTTCATAACACCAGCGAATGTAGCAGATGTGTCATCAACATTTAAGTTGTTGTTTAGAGCAGGTGTATAATCTAATACTCCAGCCATTTGAAGAGCCGAAGCTACATCAGCAGAACAGATGATTATGTTACCTTTTCCTCTACGAGTTTGTTGTCCGATAGCGTTAGCATCTCTTTCCAGAGCGAACATTAAACCTTTGAATTTCTCAACAGACCAACGACCATTTGAATCTGTGTCTAAGTCAAAGATTCCAGCAGTTGTTGTGTTTACTTGAGCACCAGCAACAGCCGAAATATAAATACTTCTAACTACTTCACGGTTTATCTCAGCAAGAATTTCACCAGACAAGATATTTGCTAGTTCTGTTTCTGCATCTAGACCATGAATTGCTTTTAAGTCTTGCGCAAGTTCCATTGTATACTCAGCTTTTAACGCACGAGTTACAGCAGTTACTGTTGTTTTTTCTATACTGAAAGCCATTTCAGCGAAAGCATTAGTGTTTGTATCACCTAAAGCTTCACCTTGAGCCAATGTCATACCTGTTGGTGACAAGTATGTACCAGCACTTGGGCTATCGTTTAGAGTTGCAGGGTTTGAACCTGTCATTGCAGATGAAGTTAGGTTACCAGCTGCGTCATCATTAGAGAAACCAGAATCTGCTTCATCTCCGAGAGCCTCGCCCCCGTCCATAGATGCAAATCTTGCTCTCATAGCAAAGATTAAGCCAGTTGGACCTGTCATTGGTTGTACACCGCAGATATCATATGCAATTAAGTTAGGCATTGAACGTCTAACTAACGATATTAAAATTGGGTCCCAGTTCTCAACATCAGCACCAGTGCTGTTTGTTGGAGCTGCTTCTTTTAAGAAACTTCTATCTTCTTTGATAGCTTTTTCTTGGTTTTCAAGAATTACAGTAGTTACTGCCCTTTTATACGAATCCTCAATCTTTGGCAAATCGGGATGTGCAAGGACTGGCGACCACTTTTCTTGTAGATTTTCTGTTTGAAACATTGTTATTATCTCCTATATTTCTACTATTTATATTATTACTTAGTTGCACCCTTAACAGCAGTTCCGATTGCTTTACTATAAGCAGCCATCGAATCTGTTATGTCAATGTCCTGTGCAGGGCCAGTTTCTACATTATCTATATTTTCGGTTGTTTCCTTTTTAACTTTAGGGAAATAACTTTCTTTTAAAGTTTCAAGTTTACCTTTGAAGTCTTCTTCGTTTCCGAAGTCTACATCTTCAGTAAGACCTTTGAACTTTTCAATTTCGGTATCAGCTAAATCAGAAGACATTTCTGAAATAACTTTATTACGAGTTAGGTCATCATTAGACTTTTTATATTCTATTGATTCATCTAAAGTCTTATTAACTTTTTCTTCTAACTCTGCAATTTTGTCTGATTGTGCTTGTAGTACATCATACTTGTCATCTGGGATGTCAACATAATGGTCTTCAAACAACTGTTTCAAACCAGCTATGAAGTCTTCAGCGATTTCTCCTTTTAGACCTCTTTCGACTGCTAGTTCATTTTCTTTCATCCATTCTTCTACAACATAGTTCATGTATGTGTCTACTTTTTCTGTAAGTTCAGATTTGTTAGACTTAATACCTTCTGCTATTTCGTTGTCATAGTTTTCTTGAAGTCTTGTGACTTCATCACGAACTTTAGATTTAACTGCAGATTCGAAAACAGTAGCTGCTTTCTTTTTAAACTCATCTGTTAAGTCACCTTCTCCACTCATAAGAGCTTCAACATGTTCTGTAACATCTATAGTTTTAATTCTTTGTTCAACAGCTTCTTTCTGTAGAGCTTCTTTTTCTTTATCTTCTTCTGAAGCTTCCTCAGTTTTAGCCATCATTTCTTTCATTTTGTCATAAGTAGCTTTGACCATTTCCATAGACATGTCTTTCATTTCTGTTTCCATATCTTTCATTGCTTTAATCATTTCCATTTTAGACATTTCTTCAACTTCTTCTTTCTCAGCAATTATTTCTTGTCCGTCTTCTACTTCAACAGTATCTCCAGCTGCCAAAGGTTTAGCAACTTTCTTTTTGCCGTCATTTGGTGTATCACCAGAATCAGGTTTACCTTCACTTTTCTGAGCAGCATCGCCTTTTTTCTCATCAGCTTTTTTACCAGCTTGAGTACCAGGGCCAGACTTATCAGAGGGGTGTGTCACTGCAGGGCCCATATCTTGTACTTCGCCCCCAGGTGTAACACTTGAAGCATCAGAAGCTTTTAACTGAGGTTCAGCGGGAGCTGCACCTTTCTTAGGAGCATCCGATTGTTCTTCAAGCTCACTAAGGACTTCTGCCTCTAATTCTTCAATAGTTTTTTCGATTTCGCTCATTGGATATCTCCTAGTTAAATCTATTGTTATTAATTAATATCTTTTTCGTTATATTAACACTTATTTATACATTATAACAATTTGAGGAATTTAGCAAACTCCAAATTTTGTTCTAATGCTTGTTTTTTCCGAATTCTAGAGTTGATTCTTTCTTTCGCTTCCATTAACTCAGATTCCACAAGTGCTCCATGATTCCATACCCATTCTTTACCTTCCATGATACCTTCAACGAAAGCACTAGGAGCAGAGGGGTCTGAAACGATATCAGCAGCTGTAGCTAGATAAAAATCATTTCTCACATAATTACTACCATCTTTCTTTTGTTCTAAACTTCCCATTCCTCTTGAAGAAACACCAAGTTTAGCTCCCTCATCCATAAGGGTCTTAACGATTTCACCCATAGGTGTTGCAAGTATCTTAGCTTCTCCTATAAAGTTTTTACCGTCAGGGTAAAGTGCAGTTATCATGTGAGAAGCTCTTTCTAAATTTATTGTTGGACCTTCTGGGTGTCCTAATTCACCATAGGCACGCTTCTCTTTGATGAATTCTTTATTATATCTGTTAACTTCTTTTTGAAGTATTTCCATTGGATACACACGGCCGTTCTTGTTTTTAATATCAGCCTGCATAAAGATACCTTTAATTTTATATTCTTTCTTTCCGTTTTCTTTTTCTTCGGTAATGTATTCTACATCACTTGCAAATTCTTCGGATATTAATTTTACTTTATTACTCATAATTCTCTCTATGTTGTGTAGTTAGCATCCTTTTTAAATTCTAATATAACGAAACCAGATGTTCCTCTTGTTTGTGCATTTATATCAGATGATGTTGCTGTTGTATTTGTAGCACTTCCTAAAATCAAACCTGCAGAACCATCATAGTGGCCACTTCCAGCAAGTTGTAATGCAACTACATTAGCAGATGCTCCAATAAATTTAATGATACAATCACCTGTATTGGCTGCGGCAGTTCCTTGTGTTAATCCCCACCATGCTCTAGATAAATCTAATTTTGCTCCATTTGCAAAACCACTTAAAGTATGTGCATCAAGAATTAAGTTATCCGCAGTATCATTGTCAAATATTGCTTTAACTGTGACAGTTCCACCAGCTCCAGCAGCATTTACTATTGTATCTCTTAATGTTGTTGTTACGAATGACATTAATTAAACTCCTATTAAATCGACAGTACTTCTTTTTCAAAGTACGAAATTAAGTCCTTTTCACGAACCCTATTCTTCTTACTTACTGTTTTTATTGTTTTATCGAAAGTATTTAGGAAATCATTAGGTTTCGCATCCATAACCTTAAAGATATCATCCACCGCAGATTTCATCTTAGGGGATAATTTCCTATATTCTTTAGACTTCTTATGTTCATCTTTTTCTAAAAAAGGTTTATAAAAAGAATCAAACTTTATCGCCATCTCCCTCATCCTGTGTGACAGAAGACTTAACAAATGTATTTGCTACTTCTTTTCTTTTTGTTTCTAGTGCATCTGCTACCTTTGAAGAAATTGTATCTTTAAAAGCTGTTTCAGCACCTAAGTTATCACCATCGGATAAAGCATCTATTATATCTTTAGTTTCCGCCATTGTTATCTCCTTTATTATTTACACCATCAGATTCACCTTCTAATCTTCTGGTGATATAAATCCACCTGTCGCATCTTGTGGGTATCTTGTAATACCATCAGTAGCATCTGGCATATCTATTCCACCATCATCAACATCAGTTCCAGCTTCTTTATTAATTTGATTCTTCATTTCATCAATTTCAGCATCTGTCATATTCAATACATTTTTTTGTACCCATTCTTTACTATAGAATGTTCCAATATATGATTCAATAGAACCTAAGTTATTTATCTATCTTGCATCAATTCTGCTTTTTTCAATTCAGCAAAATGACCATCTTGTAAAAAGTTATACTGAATGTGTTCTTTCATTTTATCCCAATCTTCTAAGGTAACAATACCTTTTAGAATTAATTGAGCTTTTAACATATCAGTAAATATAGGTGTAAATCTTTTTCTTAGTCTTTGTACAAACTTAGTAAATTTTAATTCATCTCTTGTAATCTCTGTTGAACGACCAAGACTGAAACCACTTTCAGCTTCCATTCTAGAGATAGGTACATTTAATGAACGATATAATTTGTTTTGGAAATATTTTATATCTTCTATCTCACCTAAGTTTTGTCCACCTTGTAGTGTAGTAATTTCTGTACCACGACCACCTTCTCTACGAGGTAACCAAAAGTCTTCTAACATTGACATATGATTTCTGTCATCACGAATCTCACCAGAAGAAGAATCATAAACTAGTTTGTTACGATAACGATTCATAACATCTTTTAGATATTGTTCTGCTTTTATCTTTGGAAGATTACCTACATCAATATAAAATATTCTTCTTTCAGGGGCTCTAGATATTCTGTATATAACTACAGAATCTTCAATCATTCTTAATTGATTTACAGGTTTGATTGCTTTGTGTAAGTGTGAAAGTACATGACCTTTGTTTTGGTCAATTAAACCAGATGGTACATATGTAATAGAATCATCTGCAATTTTAATACCTTCGTTTAGTTGTCCTGCACTTAATCCTTTATCATTATATAAGTAAAAGTCTTCTACACCTTTTATCGATATCTAAAGATGTACCAGGTTTTTTATCTTTATTAACCTGTCTTACTTTTCTAATTTTTCTAGGGTCTATGTATCGTACTTCAACGACACCTTTTTTTGGATTTTTTTTATCAATTACTTTATGATAAAAAATTCTACCATCAATATACCATCTTCTAAAAATGTCATGTCCTTTTACATCAAAATCTAAAAGTGACAATACAGTATCAAACTCTCCACGAATTTTTCTTTTAATTGATTCGGTATATTCTAATCTATCAAGAACAATAGATACTGCCTGGTCTCTTTCATTGGATACAATGCCTTCATTAACTATATCCTCAATCGCCGAATCACACTCTGGTTGTTGTGAAATCTCACGATATCTACGGATTAAGTCAACCTCATTTCTTTCTCTGCCGTCTGTATCTAATACTTGACCAAAAAATCCACCCCCTGCTATTTCGACTGTGCCGTCATCTGCTGGGGGTACTGTAAATTTTTCTTGACTTTTGGTGTCTTTGATTTTCTCAAATTTAAAACCAAATAGTTCTGCCATAATAAAATCTCCTTTATTGTCTTTTATTTATAAGATAAAAAAAGACTGTTTTAGAAGTTCACACCACTAAGTGAGTAGTTTTGATACTGCCAAGTACATGAAAATTCTCCAATTGCTGTTCCAGCTGAAGAATCTAATGCAGGTGGAGCACCAACAGTAGTAGGCCATGCATTCTTAAAGATGTATGTCTTTAATACTGTATCATCTCTATCTAACATTTCAGCAGTTAAGTCTGTAGCATAATCTGCTAATGAGTTAACACCTGTATTAGTATCAAAGTCATTGATACCATTTGACCATCTTTGTAGTGCGTTCATAATCATGAAGTCTGTGTCCATGTAAAATTCTGTATCCCAAGTACCTGAAGTATCTCTATCTCCAGCAATTTGGATTTGTCTACCTCTATAACTTATTGGTAATGGTGCTATGGTAATAGCAGGTAATGTAGTACCTTTACATAGAAAAGAAGTTCTTCTAACATCTAGTCCTATTGAAATACCTGGTGGTGGTGTAATTGTTACACGAAACTGATTGGTACGATATCCGCCACCAATTAAATTTGCCTTAAAGTCATCTATCTGTGCCATGATTAACCTCCCACCTCACTAAACGCAACACCTGTACGAGTAGCAATAAAGTTTAATGTAATGAAGTTAATAGAACGAGCAGGTTTAACAAATATGTCTGCAACAAATTCGTTTCTATCAATTACACTACCTGTGTTATTTGAAGCATCACACTTGACTAAGAAGTCTGTAATACCTCTACGGCCTTGAACATCTCTTAGGAAAGGTTCAATTAAACTTCTAAATTGTGCTCTTGTAAATTCATCATTGAATTCAAAGAGTTGAAACTTAGCAGCTGTAGCAATTGCTTTTTCTAATACTAAGAATAGTCTTCTAACATTAATTCTGTCAAAAGCACTTGGTTTAGTTTGAGCAGTTTTATCACCGAATAAAGTCACACCTTGACCAGGGAAGTTAACAACAGGGTTAACTCTTGCTTGATAAAGAACATCTCTATCAGCCTTGTCTGGGTTAAATGATAATTTGATTGCTCCTCTAACTGTTCCTCTTGTAAATCCAGCTGGTGAGAACCATGCGTCAGCAACATTATCTGTATTGGCACATAATCCAGCAGTTGAACCATTTAGAGGTACATGTCTATAAGCATCATTGTATTTGTCATACATGTACATATATCCACTATCGAATACCATGTAAGATGAGCTTGGACATAAGTCAGCAGCAACTCTTACATTACTTGCTTGTTTAGAAGATGTTGTGACACCGACTGTAGCAGAACGATATGGTGAAACAAATCCAACACAATCTTTTCTACCTTCTACTAGTTGAGTAATCATTGTAACATGAGTATCATGACCTGTAGATGTATCAGCAACGATACTTGATGAACCACCGATAACTAAATTAATATCTTCTGATTCTGTATCTTTAAACTTATCATATGCAAGTTCGATTTCTCCAGCAGTAGTAGAATAGTCATCTGTTCCACCTGTTAGAGTATCTATTGTTGTTGTTGTGACAGCTGTATAAGCGGCTGTAGTATCAGTTCCCCAATTACTACCAGCACTTATATGGTCTGTCCAATAAATGAAATTTGATTTAGCTCTAATTACATCTGGGTAGTAAATACTATCACCTTGTGGTGATTTAGCAGATGAGTTCTTAGACATATTACCAAATGTTTCGATAACAGCTTTTGTTCTATTTCCAGCTGTATCTGTATCGAATCCTGTTATTAAACCATCAGCATCAGCAACGACTACATGTAGTTCATCACCTGTACCACGACCATTGTTTGTATTATAGTCTGATGTGCCAGGAGCACCTTGAAATAAATCAGCATATTTCCAGCGTCTTTTGATTTTAGAATCGTTTGGAATTGCAGTTTGTAAACCAGCACCACTTGGGTCATCTTTTAATCTGACTGTTAGTGCATTTGTTGATGTATTGATTGCAGTTACTTGATATTCATTAAAGTCATCTACTGATACTGTGTTTGCTGTATCTGAATAGAATGATATTAAATCACCTACATTAAATGCATAACCTGAACCATCAGCATCATCTACTACAATAGTTGTATCTCCTACAGCAACATCTGCTTGGTTTACTAAGTTATTTGTACTTAAATCCTGTTCGTATGCAGTTGCACTTGGACATATTTCTACTCTTAATGAGTTACCCCATGTTCCAGCAGTTCTTGCAGCCCATTCTCCATGAGAACCTTGACCTGTTGAGAAACTTGCATCATAGTGGTCTAAATCTCTGATTAGTATACCAGAGTTTGCTCCAGCATTTACTATAGCACTCTCTGCTCTAACCACTTTAAGTGAATCTGTATATTTTAAAAAGTTTGCGGCACTAAAAAATGTTTCGAATTGATTACCAGTTGTTTTTGGTTTACCGAATATTTCTACTAGTTCTTCCTCACTAGAAATATTAACGATTGATGATACTGGTCCTTTTTCAAAAGCTCCAGCAATTGCACCAATACTAGTTGCAACGGCAGGTACAACATTGGTTAAATCGACTTCATTTACTTGTACGCCTGGTGACACTAAAAACGCCATTGACTTACTCCTATTAATTATAAAGTTTATTCTTTATGTTCTTTGATTATATTTATAAAAAAATCATATTCTAGAATTAAGTTTTATATGTTACTAAACATATAAATAGAATTATGTCTAGTGAACATTATAAAAAATACAAAAAAACTATTAAAGAAGTAACAAAAAGAAATTATCGTAAAAGAGTTTCTTCTTTAAATCAGTATTTAGAAAATACAAAATGTGTACATTGTGGTGAACCTGAAATAGCTTGTTTAAGATTCTATCCTCATGATAAAGAGATAAGAAAGACTATTAAAAGAGTAGGTATGAATGATACTAGTAGAAAAACTGTGAAAAGACTAATAGATTCATCTAAGATAGTATGTTCTAATTGTATGATTAAGATTGAAAACGATTTACTAGACCCAACCTTTTTGTAACTACCAATCTGAATTATGGTCTCTAACTACTGTAGTCCACCTAGTTCCATATTCATCTATTTCAACCTCTGGTTCATCTATTCCATTATCTATAAATCCAAATGGAGCCATATCTTGTTCTAATTGTTCTTTCTGTTCAGCATACATTCTTTCTCGGATATCATTATCAGTTAATTCTTTAAAATATGTTTGGTCAACTGCCCATGCAAATATGAATAGACATGCAACTAAATCATCTGTACAACCATCATCTGCTTGATGAGAAGAACCTTTTACAATAAATGTAGATAATTCACTCATGATATCATAGTCTGGTATTAAGAGTTTATCTGATTCTATTAATTGTTTTAAATTAGAACATCCTATTCTTTTGACTGCCTTAGTAGTCCTTACTCCTAACTGTGCCTTACCACCAGAGAATCCTGCTCCTAGTATCTGTCCAGCACGACCTCGCATAGATGCCATGACTAGATTGTCATATTCTAAATCATATTGTAAAGCATTTGCAACCTGTTCTCCTATATCATTTACTTCAACTAATACAAAACATTCATTATATGCCTTTGCAACTTCTAATATTTTTTGTGGAAATATTAAAGGTTTGATTTCATTGTTTCTATATTTGGCAACTACCTTATATGGCATTTCTGTTACATCTAAAACTAAAAATGCTGAATAATCCTGTGATGTTCCTCGTGAAACATCTGCAGTAAGAAAATAAGTTTTCTTTGGGTCTGGTCTTTCAAATATATCTAAGTCTGCATTACTTTGTATTGGGTCAATGTAAGGCATCTGTTTTAATTTGTGTGGAGCAATTAGTGTATCAATAGAACCTAAGAACTCACATTCAAACTCTGAGTTAAATTGTGACTGTGATGTATTTCGTATTGTTTCTTCTTTCCATACTTCATCACGACCTGGTACTTCTGACCAATGTACTTCTACTGGTATGTAATCATTCTTTTTACTTTGTGCATCTGTCCATAGTTTATAAAACATATTCATACCATGTGGGGTAGATACTATCATTACCTTTGTAGATTTACCAGATGATATTGTAGGATATACAGAACTAAAAAATTCTTCAGCCAAAGTTGCTGGTACATATGCAAACTCATCAAGGAATATGATGTTATAAGAACCACCACGAATTGCACTTGCCGATGTGGATGCTGCAAGTATACTTGAACCATTCTCTAAATCTAAACTTCCTTTGTTCCATGACACAACACCTTGTTGTAACCACTTAGGAAGATTCTCATATCCTAATTGTAATCTACCTAGTATATCTCTAGCAGTAGATGATTTGTTTGCAAGTATAGCAACATTTACATTTGGATTAAATAAAACATAATGTAAAAGATATGCAATAATTGTTGTTGACTTACCAGACTGTCTAGGAAGTTTACAGATTGTAAAACGATTATCATGGAATGTTTGTACCATGTTCTTTTGAAAGTCATACATATTAAATGGCACAAGACCTTCATCAAGAGATACAATTTTCATATGCTCTTGTATAAAGTAAATAGGGTCATCCATACATTTCTGATATTCTTGTATCTGTTCTTTTGTAAACTCTACAGGAACATTAGCTTTCTTTAGGAGCGGATTACCTAGATATTGATTGACATCGGTAGCCATTAGATTTTTTTATTGATGTACCTTATTGCAGCATATACTACAAGACCTAGTATAATATAAATTATACCATCAAACCAACTTATATCATTTAATAAGTCTGCTGTTATAAAAGATAAATCCATTATTTTTTCTCCTTATCTTTTTTTAGTAACTTCTGTAGTTCAGCAGTAGAACCTACATACAATGCATTCGTTACATTTTTTGGTGCATTGTTTGGAACTTCTTTTAACCTTTTCATAGCCGACTGTAACTTTCCAAGTTTTTCTGTTACATCAGCAACTTGTGAAATAAGATTACCTGCGACTTCAAATGCTCTGGGGTGGTCTGAATTTTTGGCAACATCTAGTATACCATCTATTGCATCTTGACCCCTTTCAATTAGATTATAAAAGTTCTCTCTCTGATATTTATAATCAGTATCAACATCTTCAAGGGTATCATCTCTTTTAACTGTAAGAGTATTTGGTTTTTTTTCAACAAGCTCTGCAGTTGATTCTTCGACATCTAGAATTTCATCTAGAATGTCTTTTGTTTTATTACTCATAACTATTTCACCTTTTTAGCTTTGACATTAACTTTTTTTAAACTGTCTATAGACTTATCAGTTAATATATCAGCAACTAAATCTTCATCTGTTCCTTTTAGTATAAATTTACCTATACCTTTTTTAATTATTTCTGGAGCACTTCTTCTTGTATTTTTATATGTTTTATAATATCTTTGAGCAACATCTAAAGCTTTACCTGTTTTATCGGTAATTTCTATATCTTCTTTTAATTTTTTAAAAGTTTTCATTACTTATCTTCACCTGTTTCTGGGTCAAAGTTTTTAGCATCTTGATAAAAAGATGTTGTTTCATTAAATCCGAAATCATCATCAGCATCAGCAGATGTTGGGTTTGGTGTAGCAGTATATCTTTGTTCTCTCTTAGGAGCTGCACTTGGCATATCTGTATATTGGTCAACCTGTACAGTCTTAATAACTTTACTAGATGTGACAGGGCCGTATAGATAAAACTTAGTAGTAAAATCTAAAGTGTACATGATTGCTCTTCTTTCTGTATAATCACCACGATAATTATCTTCGTAATTAATACTATTTAATACAATAGGAATATCTCTTGCAATACCCATGGCTTCCATGTCTTTAATTGTTAAAGTATAGTCTGGTTGAAAATATGGAAGTATTTGTTCTACCATTTGTAAAGCATCATCAGAATTTTTTGCCATTGCATATAATTGTATATTTAAATTATAAGGAACAGGCATATATTGTGAATCCATTTTATCAGCATTACTTGCACTTGATTTTACTTTTTTAAATTTTTGTACACGATTTAATTTTCTTGCAGGGTCATATGTTAAGTTTTGTATTTCAAAACCTAATCTAGGTAATGTGATTGCAACCTTACTATCTAATCCTGCATCTTGGTCAAGTCTTGTTAACCATTTTTGTTTTGGCCCATATGCCAAAGGTACTTTCATAGATTGTGTAACTACACCACTATTGTTTTTACGAACCACATGTATATCATTAAATAGAGTACCAAACCCTACAATAATACTTCTAACTGTTTCGTGATAAAATTGTCTATTTCCTAACATTATGCAAATACTCCTGCATCACCAAATGGATTAGATTCTGAGAAGTCTAATACATTATCATCTAGTGAATCAAATAATTCATTCTGTGCAGTTTTATCTTGCACATAATCTCCTACTATATAGTCTTCTGTTAATAGGTATGAATCATCACCTGAATCAGCATCATTCTCTAATAGTATACTTGTACCTACTGATGTTTCATCATCTTCACCAATTATATTATCACCAGAAGTTTCTTCAAGTAGTAAACCAAAATTACTTCTAGCATGTTGTATATTTATTTCTTCGTTCTGAGCAGTTGATTGTTCTAATGTAAATTCGAAATCTCTTGTGTTTCTACTTTCAGTATCTTCTATACTATCAATAGTTGTAATACCTGTATCAAGTGCTTCAGATGAATATTCAAACTGTTTACAATTTAATTTATAAATTGGATTATTATCTAATTGATGAAATGGTTCATCATGGTCTACAAAACTAACTTCAAATATTTTACCTAGTATGGGATGATAAACTAAATCACCCTCGTATGGTCTATCTGTACTTGCTGCATCTGTTTCTGTAAGTAAATAAAAATCACTACCTGTTGTTACAGTTTCTAAAACAGATGGTCTGATGATTGGTCGATTGTACCAGATTCTAATAATATAGAACCACCTGTAGTATCTGTATCACTTTCTATTTGTATTTGTTTTGTTAAATCTTGAAATCTATCTTTGTGTACTACTAAGGTTAATTCGTTTCTATTTTCTAATCCGAATTGTGTCATCAATTCTTTTTCACCTTCGTATCCACCTTCAGCATTTTCAACATACATTTCAATAGGAACTTGTGTAGTAAATTTACTAAGTGAATCTTCACCTAAAACATTATCAATAGCAACAGTTGTTCTGTCTATGTAATAAACATCATGACCAAAAATTTGTATAGCCTCTTTTACTAAATCACTATACAGATTTTTTTCTGATGTAATAGCCGTACTATTACTTGTATGAAAAGCCTTATTGACTGCCATAACCTTATCCTATCATGTAGTCTATAGGTGTTTCGAAAGATAATTGAATTTGTTCCTCTAGTCTTTGTATTTCTTCGATTGCTTGAGAATAAATTTGTTCACCATTCATTGTTACCCCACCTAAAGTTGCTACTCCGTTAAATTTAGAGAGGTTTGCTCCCCATTGTTTTTTAATTAATGCTGTTGCATATCTTTTTAAATAGATATCATCAAAGATATCTGTAAATGTTGCTGGGTCTATTTTACGATAACATTCTATAATTAAATGTTCATCTGCAGTCACTTCTTCCCAATTCATATCTAAGTATAATCTATTTTGATGTTGATTAAAACGAATTGGAACTTCACCAGTAAGTATATGTGATAACATATCTAATTGTTGCATAGTCATTTCATAATGTATAATTGATGTTGATGAAAAATCATATAAGTCATTTAATCTTAATTGATAACGAATATCAAACATACTATTTGTTTGAGCCTCATCAAAATTAAATATTTGAACTACAGATACAACAGAGGATGGCATAGGTATAAAATTATTACCTTCTTTAAAACTACCAGTAATAGAACTGTCTACTGAATCAGCAGATGTTGTTGTAGTGTTTGCACGAGCTCTTGTAATATCTGCTTCAGTAATCTGATATTTTAGATACATTTTTTCAACACCATCATAATGATATTGAGCAAAATATTGTAGTGCCTCATCTACTCTATCATCCACTTGGTCATCTGATACATTAATATCAATGACACCGAATCCTAGAGCTCTTTTACAATATGATGCAAATGTTGATTTACTTGTTGGTACTGCCATACTAATTATCCTATTTTACTAGTATTTATAATAATAGTAAATAGTAAGAGAAAATAAGAATATTACGAAAAAACGAAGTCCTAGAGCATGTCATTTTGACTGTTTTGAATATCAAGTGATATCATCATATCAAAAAGATATAAAACTTAAAATATTGGATGCTAGACACTCTTAAAGGTATATAGGAACATATACTAGTATTTCAGTACTAATCTGCAGCTGTTATACTGTTTCCAGCGGTAACCCACTCTAATATGGCCTGATAATGTCTATTGTTATTATCCATAGGAACTGCCCATTTTTTGCCATCTATCACAGCATGTACTCCAGCATTTTCACCATCATGTTTATAATATTTTGCTGATGTTATTAACATAATCTATCTCCTATAATTCTGCTTCAAATTCCATAGCACCAGCTGAGTTTGCTCTTAACTTACCTGGGTATCCTGCTGTTGTTGAACCTGACGCTAATGTAAAATCTGTTCTGCACTCTGTGTGACCATTCATAGCTAACCCATCACCTGATGAGGCTGAAGCATTTGTAGTTGTATCTGTACCATGATACATTTGCAAATGACCTGTAATGGTCGTTGCTACAGAAGGTGTTGCTCTCATATTAGGCACCAACCCTGTACAATCTACACAACCTAATGCTCTTGTTGTACTTCTAAATATACCATCACCTAATCTTGTTCCATCTGCCACTGTAGTGACTAATAAAATACCTCTGACATCTTGACTAAGATTTTGGCAGCATCTTTCATGTTGAAATGGTGGCATTGTTTCAGATGTAAAGTAACCTCTTTCTAATTGTAGTCCTGTCATTTTTATACTTCTACTTGTACTTGCAAAGAATGAACCACCACCAACATGAGTATTAGCAGCAGTTGTACTTTGCCATGAAGTTGCAAGTGTACCACTTGTTAAATTTGAACCTGCATGAAAACAAAATCTTAATCTCATACCCTCACCAATGTCATCATTAGGACCACTAACAGTATCACCAATAAAAGGTATACAATGATATGTCCAATCTGTACCTGTTGTAAATACTTGTCTAATACTTCTACTATTATCAACTTCAATAAATCCAACAGAGTATACAACAGCAGCGTCTGCCTTCATCCAAAATCCAAGAGTTAAATATTCAGCGTCAGATGTTCCATATTTTAAATGTTGTACATCATGACCTTCTATTCTATAATCTAAATTAAATTCTTCTGTTGCTGCAATAGAAGTGTCAGCCGTAGTACAATCTAATTCTAAACATTTATCAAACCCACTATCACTAGGAGCGTCAGCTGTTTGTTTACATGTGTATCGACCAGCACCAGCAGTTATTGTATGCCTCATTCTATCTTGTATAACATAACCCTCATCACCATCACCTAAACCTGTAACAGCATCAGTTCCTCTTTGAGCAACAGCCATGTCACCATTAACAACGAGTGGTGTTTTACTTCTTCTTTGATGTACTGCGTTTTTAAATGCTCTTGATAATGCCATCTAACTCTCCAATGCTTCTATTCTTGCAATTAATTGTTTGATTACTGAAATATACATAGCGTCTTTTTCTGTTAGTTTACTTATTTTAGCTATGTTATCTGATATGATATCATAGTCTGGGTTATCTTCACTATCTGCTGTTCCCTTTTTAGGTGTTATTGCTTCCTCTTTAGCCCAATAACTATCTGTACTTGCTATATCTTGTCCTAAAAATCCTCTTTGTGTGCCTGACTTGTGCATTTCTGGATTTTTCCATGTAAAAGTTTTAGGAGCAAATTGTTTAAATGTATCTATTGGATATGTATAATCTGATATATTTTCTTTTAATCTTGAATCTGATATAGAACCAATAGATGTATCAGTAGCAGTTATATCACCATTTTGGTCTATTTGAAATCTTATTGTAGCTGAATTAGAACCATCAGCAGTTACACCAATTCTTATTTTACCAGGCGTATCATTAGCGCCAGGGCTTCCAGCAACACCATATAAAAGAACACCTGCTTGACTTTGTGTATCAGTGCCATCAGCAGCAGAAAATACAAGCACTCCTAATTCATCACCATCTTGAACGACAGTATCAGAACCTAATGATGTTCCTCTTGATTTACCAAATCTAATTGTTGGAGCAGTTGTGCCGTTTGCATTACATTTTAAACTTAAAGATGAATCACCTACTGCAGTACCCTCAATTTGTGTAGTACAAGTTGCCCCACCAATATTATCAGATGCTTGTCCACCAATCAAAACTACTGAACCATCAGCAACTTTAACTTGATTAGATTCTACAGCCAGTCTTTCAGCTTTTGTTCCAGCTGAAGATACTCTAAATGCAATTTTACCATCTTCTGAACTATCAGAAACATCAGGTGTAGTTGTAACTATATCAGCAGGTATGAAAACATTACCACCATCATCATCTGCGTAAAATTGAATAATACCTACTTCATCATTGTCAGCAGGTGATGCACCATTTTTTTGAAATCTTAAAAATGATGGATTAGCGTCTGCATTTGTACTTTCTAAAAGTATACCAGGTCTACTAGCACTAGCACTTGTAAGAGTTAATTGACTATCTGCCAATTTTGCTACATCTGCTCCACCTAATCTGAAATCTATTTGGTCATCTGTGTCAGCAGTAATACTTGTATCACCATCAACATCTAATATTAATTCATTTCCATTTAAATCTAAATCACCAGATAATATATTTGAAGCTAAGTTTACTGTTCCATGTGAAACAACAACAAGTGAATCTCCTGCCTGAGCACCAGCTTCTAATACGACTGATGTTCCATTGGTTGCAACATAGTCATCTGTTACATTTAATCTAGAGCCGTTTAGATATACATCTATACGACCAGCAGTATATGCCATTGTTTGTGAATCGTTATCACTGAACCTGTAAAGGTTGTTTGACCAGCAGTGGCAGTGTAATCAAATTCTAATCTATGCGACTATAACATCTGCAACACTAAATGTTCCAAATGCATTTATTTGTAAATGTCATCTTGCTTCTGCACCTGAACCTAAAACTACTGATGTTCCATTAGTTGCTGTAAAATCGGCAGGTGCTAATCTAACACCATTAAGGAATACATCTATTTGACCAGCAGTATATGATAGTGAATTACTACTATCATCATTACCACTAAAGGTTGTTTGAGTTGCTGTTGCTGTGTATATAAATTCGTTTCGTGTTGCACCTTTCGATACTTCTCTACTTCTAGTCATTTTAAATTAATCCTATTGTTTTGTCCTGTTGTAAATGTCTGTGCTCCACCTGGTGCATCATCTTTTGCAACAGTCCTACTATAAAAATGTTTATGAAATGTTGTACTCGATAGTCCATACATCCAAATATATCCATTACAACATGATTCAGCATTAGTTTCAATAGTATCTGCATATCCTATTGATTGATATGCTGTACCACTATTTTGGTCTTCACTTGCATCTGCATTATTATTACTTGCACTTCCAGCTTCTGTATTTGAACCATTAGTTTGAGCAGTACACAATGATAAATCAAAGTCTGACCCATTTGTTGTAAATTGACATGTTAAGATAGAGCCAGCAGATGGGTGAACATTATTATAAAATATTATGTAAGCATTGTAACTAGAATCTATACCAGAAGTAATATTAACAACTGAATCAGATGATGCTGTATTTGTAGATATTTTAGCTAAAGAATCCCCACCAGAAAATCCAGAGCCCCAACCAAAGTTTTTTGATATTGATTTATAAGTTGCCATTATGCTTCACTAAATCCATAAAGAGTTACACTTCCAGCATCTATATTACCAGATGAAAAATCAATTCTAAATCTATCTATGGCTCCTGTTATTTGTATATTTGAACCGCCATGACAGGCTTCCATTTCATCAGGTGTGACACTAACAAAATCATATATAAAACTTTTATATTGGTCAGTTTCACCAGGGTTATGAAAATAAATATGACCAGAAGCCGAATCGGTTGCATTACTATTACTTACATTTATAGCAACAGGTTGTCCACCTGTTCCTTGTTGTAAATCATTAGTATCATCTATTCCAACTGTGACACTACCATCGCCATAACTCATTCTTTGAATCCATTGGCAACTAGTTTTACTATCTGTAAAATCACCATCACCAGGGTGAAATCGTAATTCGGGTTTTGAATTTGCTGGATGCATATTACAACATACAATTAAATATGTTTCATATGTATCATCAAGAACAACATCACTAGTACCATGAATAAAATCTAAAGCTGCAACAGAACTAGAAACTGTTTGTGTTTTAATAAGTTTCCAAGCACCACCAAGACCTGTTGCGCTAGTACTTGTAGTGAAATTAAATTTTATATCTTTATAATTTGCCATTATTTTGCTAGTCCAAACATAGTAATTCTACCACCATCTATTTCACCTGTATTATATTTAAACCTTACACGAGTTAATGGTGTGGTTGTTTGAAAATAACCAGCACTTTCATAAACTTCTACATATTGAGTAGCACCTGCAGCTCCTGTTCCACTCATTTTAGATAACCAATGTTTTTCAAATGTTGTTGAACTAGGATTAAACAAATATAAATATCCACCTTGAGTACCTCTAGTTTGGAAATCGCCAGGGCTACCAGAACCTTTTTGTGGTGGGGTAAATGTGCAAAAATTAGTAGTATTTTCATTAGGACCACCATGTCCACCAGGTCCTGCTGCACCATCATGACCATGATACCAACTGAGTACCATAGATGTATTTGTTATATTATAATTTGTATTAGTACCTGTGTCCACTTGAAATTGAAACTGATTAGTACCATGAGGAATCACTCCAGCTACTTCAAAATAGTAAACATCATAAGTATCATCAATACCAGTAGTAAAATCAAATGAAGATACACCATCATCAGAATCAGTCATTGCTTGATGTATTGATGTTATTTTTATTAATCCACCTGCGCCTGCTGTATCACCATAATCTACATTATATTTAATGTCTTTATAATCTGCCATGGGTCACTCCTTATTTTTCTGTAAGTAACCAGCCTTGAGTAGAATCAACATACACTAATCCAAATGCAGCTCTTTCTGTTCCTACTGTTAGGTCTGCTGATGCTCCTTGAATTTTATGTGAGTTTCTACCTACTGTTATTGCATTAGTATCTGCTGTTGCGGCATAATCTATAATCTGTATATAATCTCCAGCATCAGCACTAGATGGTAATGTCATAGTAATCGCACCACTTGTAGTATTGACTGCATAAGATTTTCCAGCAACCATTGTAGTATTTCCTGTTATAACTGCTGTTGCAAATTTAACAGATGCATTTTCTCTTGCCCTTGTCATATGATTAAATCCTATTGTTTCTTATATTTACTTATTATTTATAAGAGTTTTTTCCCTTTAAACCAACTAGGTAAACCTAAATGTGGTCTATCATCATATTTATTATTCTCCCACTCTAAATTAGACATATCATTATAATGTAGAAATACTTGAATACACATATTACCCTCAAATTTATTACGCCAATGAGATAATTCACACCCAGAGTATATTAACATATCACTAGGATTTAATTTAACTTCTATGTCTTTTCCTTTAGTATCTGTTAACCAAATAGGCCATACATCTCCACCTAAATTTAAAGTAGTAGATACTTCACAAGAATATCTATCAGTATGTTTTTCTAATTTTTCTCCTTTCTCATATAATCTTGCATATGAATATGTGGGTGATAATTTCAATCCTGTTTGTTTATTCATTTTTTGAGTTAGTAAATCTAATACAGTATCCATTGCTATATCTGAATAATGACTATATGACTTTGGACATTGTTCATCACCAGACTTACCCCAATCCTCATCATGTTTAGATATGTAAGTAGTATTTTTAAAAGTGTGATAAACATTTCTTTTCATTTGAAAGTAATCAAATAAAAATAAAGCAACATCCAAAGGTATTGCATTTTTTACGATTTTATATTTGTTCTTTTTGTAACTCATACACTACCCTCATTACTTATCATATAATTAGGAATTGCTTGTATATTAAAATGTATAAATTTAAATTTACCACTTTTAGATAAAATATATTCATGTGGAAAATAAGATGGGAACATATAGAGATGGCCTGGCTCTGGTTGATAATTTACCATTTTATTTTGAAATGAAATATCATTAATATTTTTTTCTGGTAAAGATGTCATAGCTGCACCTTGTCTTGGGTCATGAAATAAAGGATAAGAAGCTTTATCATTTTCTAAAAAGTAAAAACCTGATATGTGAGAGTTTTCGTGTATATGAATTCTATGATGTCCACCACCATCTTTAGCAAACTCTTGAACCCACATACTTTCATAAACTAAAGTATGATTACTTAAATCTGCTCCCCACCTATCTAACAAATTCCAAGCAGTTTCACCTACAAAGTCTACTAGATATTTTAACTTAGGGTCATCTTGAATATTACTAGAATGATAGACATGACCAAAATCAGTGCCAGATTTTTTTAAAGTTTTTTCAACTCGTTCATGTGCTTCATCTAAATGTGGTTTACAAAATTTATTTGTTTTATCAATCCACTCTGGAACTTCTGTTGCAAAGAATGGTGTTGCAAAAAAAGATTCATGTATTTCTTTATTATCTTTCATTATATACTCCTATTTAAATCCTGGCCCTAAGTTCCATTGTACCAATGATAATCTTGTTCCTTTTGTTACTGGTGAAACTCTATGCCAAGTATAACTAGGAAAAATTACAATAGAACCTTTTGGTAATATTTCTTTACATTTTATTATTTCACTAGTATTTATTTCACCTGTATTTCTTAAATCAAATTCTAAAACTCCACCTTCATAATCTTCTGGGTCTGATAGAGAAATTGTTACAGATAATTTTCTCATTAAATTATCCCACTCATTATTATGATATAATTTACCATCAGTATCAGTATGCCATCCATAATATTGACCTTGATTATAAATTGTAAATTGAAAATCCTCTGACATTGTTAAATCAAAATTCCAACCTGCCTTTATGTTTGCTCTTTTTACATAAGGCTCTATTAATCTTTTTAACCAAATATCTCCAATCCATGATATATTAGAATCTCTTTTCTTTTTTACTTCTTCAAATTCAAATTTAGTTTTGGGGTCTATGTGTCCTACACCTGCTAACTTTTGATTATTTGACATTCCCTCTTTTATAATCTTATCACACAATACATTTGATAATGCAGATTTAAAATAATAATAATTTTTTTGATATTTCATGTGTTAAAATCTTCAAAGACTAAATTAACTGAACCAGTTATTCTTTCTTCTTCTGTAATTTTTTCATCAACCCAATGTGTCATAGTATTTGGAAACATAATTATATAACCATCTTCAGGTTCATAATTAATTTGTTTTTCTTCCCACAATAAATATGTTGGATTATCTTGTACATTTTTTATGTATTGTACTGACGCTATATTTCCAGCATGTTCGTGAGCAGGATTTGAATCACCTTTGTATGCATAGTTAATCCAAAAGTCATAAGTGTCATTTTCACCCATATTACTTCTAACATTAATACATCTTCTTAATTTTCTAAAACTATAACCTTTTAATTTATGAATATAATATTCACCTAGTTTTATCATAAAAGAATAGTTCCAAGATTTTTCTAAGTCACTACCAAACACAGAAATTTGATAAGAATTATCACCTTTATTAAGATGTTCTTTTAGAAATGCTAATTCGTGGTCTTTGTATTCTCTGTATTTATCTGCCCATTGTAACCATTCATTATGAATTTCATCAGGCATTTTTATTTCTAAAAGTGGACAACCCTCTACTGGCCATCTAACTCTTTCATCAAAATACTTTATAAATTTTTCTTCTTTACTTTTTGGATACATAATATTGTTGATTACTAATTAAGTTTTTAAAATATTGATTGTTTAAATCCATAGTGTTTGTATAAAGTTCTTCTGCATAATTTAATAACTTAAAACTTTCTAATTCTTTTAATGCAACATCTTTATTTAAAATTTTCATACCAATTAATATTTGATACCAAAGAGTATTACCCAACTCATAAAAATTATTTCTTCCATAATCTGCATATCTTGGCATACGAGTTTTCCAAATATTCAATTTATTTTTTAGTGTATCTGATATTTTTGTGTTTGATACATCTTTCCAAAAATTAGTATCCTGTCTAGGTGATATGTAATGTAATCTAATAAAATCTTTTATATCATCCCAGATTACATTTATGTCTTCATTGTATTGTTTTTGTTGAGTATCAAAATTCATTTCATGTGTAAAGTAGTTTTCTATAAAATGATTTATTTGAATTACTGTCATGTGAATAGATGTTGCCTCTAGTGGTTCTACAAATCCTGTAGCAAGACCTGTTGATAAAACATTTTTATTCCAAACATTTTTTATTTTACCAGAGTTAAATTTTATATCTTTTTGTATTTCTACTTCACGACCTATCTCATTTTCTATTTCTACTTTTGCATCATCTGGTGTTATATGATTATCACTAAAAACATAACCACACCCCTTTCTTTCTTGTAAAGGTATCTCCCACATCCAACCATTGTTCATGGCTCTTGCATGAGTATAATTGTTTATAACTTTATCTTTAATATTAAAAGTTATAGCTCTGTTTACTAATAATTCATCTTCATAACTTTTAAATTGTTCATCACCTATTAAAAGTCTTTTAAAACCAGAGCAATCTATATACAAGTCACCAGTAATATTTTTATCATTTACTTTTAAATATTTTACACCTTTATCATCTTTATTTACTTCATCTACAATACCCTCTATGTGTGAAACCCTATCATGTTTTAATACTTGTTCTTTTATATAATTTCCAAATTTATAAGTGTCTATGTGATATGCAATATGAAAATTATTAGAGTATTCAAAGAATGGCATTTTAGAATTACTCATACACTTAGATATGAATTCATTTTCTAAACCTATTTCATTAGCAATATGATATATTCTATATAAGTCATAATTTTCATTTGGATAATTATTACCATTGACAACAGTAGTTCCTAATGGTGAATAAAAACTTTTTCCTTTAGTATGCCAATTACTATGTTTAATTCCTATTTTATATGTTGAGCCTGTTGATTGTAATAAATTTTTTTCATCTATATCTATAAATCCACCTTTAAGATTAATTAATTCAGCAAGTTTACCTGTTGTACTTTCTCCAACACCTATGATTGGTATTTCTTTTGATGATATAACAGTTATATCACAAAAAGTTTTTTGTAATAAATTAAGAGCAGTAATCCAACCTGCTGTTCCACCACCAACAATAATTATTTTTTTAATCTTCTGCATAATTTTTTATAAAAAATGGTTGAACAAAACGAGAATCAATATCCAAATCATATAGTGCTTGATGACTTGTTTGACAATCAAATATTATTGCTCTATTAAATTTTGAACCTATTTGTATATCTTGCTCTTGTTGGGTTCCCCCTTTAAATCTTTCATCTGTAAAAAATCTAGTACCAGATTTAAATGATGATAATTCATCAAGATATATTACACCACCTAAGTCATATTCAGGACCATCCTTATGTCTGATACCAGAACCATCAGAACAAACAGATTTTTCAATTTCACTTTTATATATTTTACGAAAAAAAGTATGTAAGTAATCAAAATTAAAACCTATACTTTTTAAATTATCTTTTAAAATTTTATAAACAGGTAGATTATTATAATCACCATTCATTATTTCAGTAGATTCATAACAAGGATATGCTTGAAATCTAGTAGCATAATCTTTTTCAAATAAGTGAGGTTGTAGTGATGGTCTAAAATATAATTTAGAAGTATAATCAAAAAGTATATCTAATTGTTCTTGTGTATAGAAGTCATCTATTATATCAATAGCTTTGTACATGATTTATCACCTGTAAATAATATAAAGTATTTATATGTTTTTATTTAAACATTTTTCCAAGAAGTATCAGAGGGGTCCCAATACTTATCGGTAACAGAGTGATTAACAGAATCCTCAGCACCATCCTCATTGTCAGAAAAAAGTGCCTTCCACCTTGTATTACTTACATCCCAATAAGGCATAACTATGGCAGTCCATGAACCTATGGTATAAGTGCATTGTGAAGCTGTTGGTCTTGTGACAGGTGATATCCAATCTTTTTCTGAATCACTCCAAGTCCAATTGCTATATGGTTTAGGTGCTTGAAAAAGGTCTTTACTTTCATTCCATGTCCAGCCAATGCCAGGAAATTTACCTCTTTGATTAGCATTGTAAGAACATTGTTTCCATGAACCACTATGTCTATTTTCAATCATAGTTTCTGCTTGGGCAGAATAATCACCACCATTAGAACTTACATCACTATTACTAACAACTATAATTCTTTGTACTACATTACTATCATTTAGTTCAGCAAAGTGTGCCATTTTATATCCACCTTGAACCACGAACAGCTGCATATTGTTCTTTAAGATTATACACTCCACTATTAAGTGTAGCAGTACCAGATTTTATTACAAAGATTGTACCTGACCCACCAGCCTTTCCAGCATCGTTGGGCGAGCAAGGCAAGTTATTAGAACCACCGCCGCCGCCTGTATTAGCAACACCAGCAGTAGAATCAGATTGATTATCACTCGGTGTTGTTGGACTAGGTGTTTGTGGTATTGAAGCATCACCACCACCCCCCATTCCACCTGAGGCTTGAGCATTATTAATAGCAACAGGAGCAGTCCTATGGTCAGTAACACCTCGTGCAGTAGGGCCTGTTAATACATCATTTTCTCCATTACCAGAGGCCACATTATTATTAAAACCAGCTCCTCCACCACCAACGAATCCTTTTTCACCCATACATTTAGGAACACCTAATGGCAGTAAACATGCACCATATCCAGCTACTCCTCTTTTTCCACCAGAGCTTCCAGCTCCTCCACCGCCACCACCTGTGGCGTGGTCACCTCTACCACCTGAAAATCCTGCTCTAGTACAACCATGATTAGTAGCAACAGCACCGCCGTTATCAGCTGAACCATCATCACCACCACCGCCTCCAGAGCCACCAGAAGTTCCTGAGTTGGGCGCACTATTAAGTCCACCACCAGCTCCTCCACCTTTGGCTGTGATAGGTGTTGTAGAACCAAATACAGAATCAGAACCAGCAGTGGCACGACCCTGAGCTCCAGCTCCACCTGCTCCAATAGTTACAGGAATTGTACTTGTTGGTAATGGATGACAAGCTACTATGACAGTGCCTCCACCGCCGCCGCCTCCACCACGACCAGCACCGCCACCACCAGCAACAACAACAACTGTTGCATGTGTTGATGAGGCACAGAAACATCCTGTGGAATTTATTTGAGTAACACAACCAGCAGAGGGAGCAGCACTTGGTGTATTATCTGCTCCAATTAATCCGCCATTTGCACCTGTTATGGGCATTCTATATTCTCCTAATTATTAAGCGTCATCTAATATTTCAAATGATACAAACATATCTAAATCACTAGCTGCACTTGCACCACCTTTGAGTATATCACCTTCCATTAAATAGATAGGTGTATCTAATACCACTAATGATGTATCAGCTGGAACAGCAACAGTTTTTGCAAGATAAACAGTTGCATCTGCACCTGTTGTTGTTACTCCTGTTGAACCTGAACCCATACCATCTACGAATAAATCGAATGTAGCTGAGTTAGTACCATCAACATTGGCAACAGTAATTCTATTAATTTTTACGAGTTTATCTGAAGCAACTGTAATTAGTGTGGCAGTTGCTGTATTTGTCAAATTAAATCCAGCATTTGCACCAAGTACAGAAGATACATTTATTAAATTTGGATTTGCCATTTTATATTTCCTCTATAAGTTTTCTTTTATTTATATCGTTTATCCAAATATCATTGATAAAACAATTGCTTTACCTGTGGATAATCCGAATCCGCTTGAAGTACCACTATTCGTAATAGTCGCACCTGAATCTATTGTTAGTGTCGAACCTGATAAGACATTAAAATTATTGGCAGTGAATCTAAAGTCATCTGCTCCAGCAATTTTAATATCTATCTGGTCATCTGTATCTGCGTGTATAGTAGTATCACCATCAGCGTCAAGTACAAATTCAGCACCATCTAAGTCAGCTGACGTCACACTTGTAGATTGAACTGCAACTACTTTAATCATATCATTTGCAGCTGCGGCCGCAGATAATACAACAGCAGTACCATTGGTTGCAGTATAATCTGAACTATCTAACATAACACCATTGACCAATACTTGTACAGTATTTACTCCAGCAGTATATGCTAGTGAATTACTGTTATCATCATTTCCACTAAAAGATGTTTGAGCTGCAGTTGCTGTATATTCAAAATTATTAAATGCCACACTAGACCCAGCATCAGCAAAAGATAATACACCACTAGCATTTGTAACTAATGCCTGTCCATTTGAACCATCTGCTGTTGGTAAACTAAATGCAACACCATTAGATGTTAATATTAATTTACTACCATCAGAAGATACTGCCTCACTTGAATTATGGAATTGTAATGTTGGACTTCCACCACTATCTTCTAATAATAATCCTGTGTCTGCAACATGAGTAAGTGTGATTTCGTTATCAGCACCAAACTTAATTAATGCTGCGTCTGTTCCTAATTCTAAATCATGATTTAATATAAGTGTACCAGCATCACTACCATCAAATGTTGCCATTGTAATATCTGCTGTTGCATCTGTTCCTTTGATGATAACATCTGAATCATTTGCTTGAGCATCTATTGTAATATTACCAGATGTTGTTGTTAAGTTAATTGCAGCATCACCAGCAGTTAAATCATCAGCTGCACTTGATACATTAATAAAAGATAATGTTCCACTACCATTTGTTGCTAGTGCTTGTCCATTTGAACCATCAGATGTTGGAACTTTAAAAGTAGTACCACCAGATGTTAGTATTAAGTTAGTGCCATCAGAATGAATACTTTCGTTAGCATCAGTAAATTGTATTTTACTTGAACTGTTCATACGAACACCAGTATCAGCAATATGAGTGATAGTTACATCTTGGTCATTACCAAGTTGTATTGTTCCACCATCTGCCAAGAATAAATCAGACCATTCTAGAGATGCAGAACCTAATGCTTGTCCATCTGCACTTGTTGGGGTATTTGCACTAGCAGTTACGAATGATAATGTTCCACTACCATCTGTTTTTAAAACTTGACCAGCAGTACCATCTGCTGTTGGAAGATTAAATGCAACACTATTAGATGTTAATATTAATTTACTACCATCAGAAGATACTGATTCTGCTGAATCATGTAATTGTAATGTTGGTGTTCCACCTGAATCTGTTAATAATAATCCTGTGTCATGTACATGTGTTAATGCAATCTCATCATTAGCACCAAACGATAATATGGCACCATCATGTTGTAATTCTAAATCTTGTGTTAAAGTAATGTCACCATCTGAACCTATTGCAATGGCATCTGTATCTGAAGCAGAACCTATATTACCAGCATCTGGTATGATTAAATTACCACTTAGAGTAGTAACCTGTGATGCATTAAATGTAGCAGCTGTACTTCCACCAGTTGCAATCGTAATTACATCTGAACCTGAGAATGTGATTGAACTATCTGTATCACCATCTCCAGCAATACTATCTAATTGTAAACTACCAACATTAGTAAAGTTTGAATCACTTAGGTCAAGTGTTCCTGTAACATCTAAGTTACCACCTACTGATAAGTTACCAGATACTTCTGCTCTACCTACTATGTCAATAAGTGTTGCAGTTAATTCTATTTCATCTGTTGCAGCTATATCTAATACTGTTGCACTAGCACCTTGTATAAATTGACTAGCATCATTGAACATCAATTTGTTTGTTGAGTTAAGTGTTAGTCCACTACCATCTGTATGTGTTAATGTTGTATCAGAATCAGCACCAAAACTTAATACAGAACTATCTGAAATAAGTCTTAAATCATCTCCAATAGATACATCAGCAGCAACACCTAATCCACCAGCAACAGTTAGGGCACCATCAGATGCACTTGTGTTGGCTGTAGTTGCAGTGACAGATACGACACCACCAGAAGATATTCCGATTGCATTTGTATCTGAAGCAGAACCAATATTTCCACCATCACCAATTATTATATTAGTGTGTGTTGTTGTTCCACCTGTAGTATGTACTGTTCCTGTTTCATTTGGGAATGTAATTGTTCTATCAGCAGTAGGGTCTACAACTGTTAATGTGGTTTCAAAACCATCATCTGTGGCACCTTCGAATACGATAGTACCATCTTCTTTTACATTTAATGTTGTAGCATTTGTTGTTGTAGTATTAAGGGTTGTATAGGAAATACTACCGCCTTCAATAGCAGTCACATCTGTAACTAAATTATTAAACTGTGTTCTTAACTCATTTAGAGTACTTGAACTTGCTATACTTGATGCCGATATTGCCATTTAAATTTTCCTATCTTTTCCTTTATTTATAATCTTAACTGAAAGAGTATGTACCTACTTCATCAGTAAATTCTAATTTCTTTGTTGTAGCATTATACTTTAAGAACTTACCATTTCCTAAAGAACTAATATCTACATCATCATTATCTAGTATTCTAGTACTACCACCACCACCGAGTGATGCTAATTGTAGATTTACTAGTTTTCTAAATTGTCCAAACTCCTCTTTGAGTTTTGCTAATTCAGATTTTTCTTCAGGTAACATTTGTCCTTTGTGAACTAAACTCATAGCCTCTGCTAATCTTTCTGGTACACTAGGTTCTTTTTCTACCTCTACAATTTTTTCAACTTCTACAATTCTTTCTATAACTTCTGGTTGTTTATCAGAAGCTTGTATTGCAGTATCTAAACTATTTTCAAAGTTAGACATTTGTTCAAAGAAAGAAGACAATACTTCTAACTGTTGAACTTCCTGTTTTGTTTCTTTTGGTAATGCATCTACTTTTTTCTTTGTAGACATTACACTAAAAAACTCACTTAAATCATTTAACCCCACATCCACTTGTGGTTCTAATCTTTGTTTTCTATCTTCTTCTATTCTAATTCTTTCAGACTTTTCAAACTCTGCCTGTTTTTTGCCTTCTGAGATTATACCAAAAAGACTTGATAACTCACTCATGTTACTTCTCCAATAATTGAGTTAACATGTTTTTAATATCATGCATCTCGCATTTTATTTCGTTTACCTCTCTAGTAACATCTCTAAGATTATCTCTTTCTTTTTGAGCTTCTTTTGCTCTTTTCTTTGCCATCTCATATGCAGACTTGTTAGTATTCACTATTGCATTAGATTTCATATCTCTTTCTAAATCTTTTCTTTCTTCTACTTTTACTCTATTCATTTTATGTTGCCAGTGCTATTGCTCGTAAGTCTTTTATTCTTACAGGTTTAGAAGCATCTGTTCCTTGCATAATTATTTTTATTTGAAATTGTATAAACTCATCTAATGGTAATCCAACACCATCATCATTTACGCCAGCAGTATAAACATACTCTTGAAAATCTGTTTTTACAAGAGAGTTTGGAACTGTATTATCTGGTGAACCATCTGTATTAAAGAACTCATATCCTATGTCATCAAAGTCTGAACTATCAGATGTTCTTAATGTTTTAAACAATACTTTAATCTCTGATGTATTTTGTTTGTGTGCAGAGAATACAATTCTGATTGCCGATGCAGCTTGTTCTAATGTGACTGCCTTAGTTAAATAGATAGCAGAGTTTTGGTCACCATCAGGTTCTGTTGAAGCAACAAAGTCTGTTGTTGGGAATACATCACTAGAACTATCTACATTATTAATTCTATTTCCTACAGCAATAAATGACCTTCTATCTAAATCTATCACTGGTGATAAATTAGAATTTTGAGAAGTCATAACTATTGGCATCTCTAATGATTTACTACCAGACATTTCGTTTGTTTCATTAATACCTGAAGCAATCATAGATGATGTTGTCATATCAAAGTTTTCATTTAATGGTATTGTTGTATTTGATGTTGATTGACCAAATGATGTTTCTGTACCATCTGGGCTTGTAGCATTCGTTGTTTTAATTGTTGCAGTCAATGAAGTATCAGGTAATTCCATAGTACCTATTAATGTTTTAACTGTTTCGTATCTATAGTTTTCTGTAGCATAAACAGATATTCCACCAACTTGTGCTGTTGTGGATGCTCCACTAATTGATGCACTTGTAGTAGAAGCAACTGTATAAGAATCTATTCCTATGTTTGCAATTGCAGTATGTGTTTTATTAATCTCTGTTAATGGTACTGAACTAATCATGTATAATTCTACTGTTGCAAGATTTGAATGAGCAGCAGCTGTTGTACTTCCTTGTCCTCTAGTAATACTAGAAATTGTTGTACCAGAAATTGTACCAGACATAATCTCATTGTCTATCTTAATATGAACTGTACCACTTGAAGGGAATCCTGTAGCAGATGTTAATGTAACACTTGTACCAGATGCTGTAATTGCACCATTCAATGTTGTTGATACACCAGAAGAAACTCCTGTGATTGTGACATTGTTTGATGTACTATACATACCATGGTCAGCATGTTTAACTCTTACAACTGTTGAACCATTTGTTAATACGATTGGATTACTTCCTAGTCTTTGTCCATAAACTGTTGTACTACCATCTTCTGCAGTGACTTCATCACCTAGATTATCATTTTGTAAAGTGACTGTACCAGAACCAGATGTGAAGTTACATTTTTTCATAGTAAACTTCAAGTCTTCTGATTGTACTGCATTCCATGTAGTGTTATTTTGTGATTTAAATAATGAACCTAGATGTGGTTGTGTAGAAATAATTCTATTTGAACCAGATACATCAGCTTCACCTAAACCAGCAATCCATACTTTGTAATTTAAACTGTTAGTCATAACAACTAAACAATATTCAATTCCCTCTTTTAAATATACAGGTGAATCAAATTTAAAGTTAGTTGCAGTATTACCTGTAGTAGCATCTACATTAATATCATTTGGATTTAAAACTTTTCTTCCAAATGGAACTAATGTTGGGCCTGGGTATCCATTAATTACTTCTCTTAACTCAACCCATACAGGTAAGTTAGTATCTTTTTCTGAGAAGAATAAATCTACAGATGATACAAAACATCCACCATCCTCTGATATTAAGAATGTTTGTGCTAGTGGGTCAATCTCTAGTCAACTGTGTTGATTCTTTGTTTATTGTTTGTGTTTGAGTAACAGTTTCTTGAACTACTGTAGCATTTCTTGTTGCATGAATTGTTTGTTGGTCAGTATTTGTTATACCTTTTGCAACATAGAGTACTTGACCTACTGTTGAAGGTGCTGGTGCTTTTTTATTTTCATCATCTGATGTTAATCTAAATTCTACATCACCTGTTCTAAATTTTGGAATACTTTGTTGTCCAGCAAATCTATATTCTGGTATTCTAAATGAAAATTCTACTTTACCCTGTATGTCTGTTATTAGAGCATTACCCTCTACAATATTTGTAGTTAAGTTTGTATAACTTGCAGATGCTGGTGTAATAAATGAACTAACATCTGTACCATCAAAGAAAGCATATAGTCTTGTATTTGGTCTGAAACATTCACCTGTACCAGTAATTGTTCTAGGTCTAACAAAAGGAATTATTGCTTGTGATATTGTTTTAGTACCCATAGATATATTATCTACTTGTTCAACAACTCTTGTTCTTGTTCCTGTTCTTAATTGGTCTGACCTTGTGTTTGACAATTGTTCTTTGTGCACATCCATTTTGATTGTTTATCTGCACCTCTAGCTATAATCTTGATCTACAACTGTTGTACCTGACCATTGTGTTTCCCATGCATTCCAAACTGTTCCTATTTGGTTTACAACTGCAGCTGTTACTGCATCAAAGTTACCATCAACATTTATAATTAAATCTGGAGCCTGTTCTGTTTCAAACCACTCATCACCACTAGGTGTTAAAGTAATTTTTCCAAGATACTCATAGATTAATGCTGACTGAATATTTTCTGGTCTTGTTGCATATGGTTGTGTTATAAAATCTTTTTCTGTATATGGTAATGTTAGTAAGTCACCAGTCTTCTGATATCCTGCTATTGTTCTTGCAGCATCTGTTGTAACTTTTTCTACTAACTTAGCAGCCTTCATTACACACTTAGGTCTTAACTCTCTATTTTCCATATCAATAGCAATTTTATAATCTGGGTGTAATACATCACCAACTTTATGTCCTGCAAAGTTATCTACTATAAAACCAGATTTAAATCTGTTTAATCCATTGACATCTGATATTTGTAAACTCTCTGCATCTCTTTCTAATAAATTTAATGAAGTGTAATACTCTAAGTTTTCAATTCTGTTTTGTAGTTTACCAATATCTCTCATGGTAAATCTTTGTGTTTGTTCTCTTGTAACTGTTACATCAGCTGGTGTAAATGTGAAAGCAGGAACATCTATTGTTGCAAGTTTCATTGCATTATCTAATACTGCTGGAAATTGTGGGTCTTCAGCAGGAACACCATCTACTATTTTAAATTCACCATCTACTCCAATATACAATACAGATTTTCTAGGTAAGTAATGTTCAAAGTCACAAGTTAATGCATTATTAATTTTTGGTGTATCTATTGCAACAGCACCTGTACCATCAAACTGTCTGTTTGTAAAATCAAACGAACTTGCAGTTGCAGTAATTGTATCTACTGCTGTTAGTGTATCTGTTGCCCCAGCAATATTTTCTGCTGTTGGTCTAAAGTCTAAACAATCTCTTAAAGGAAATAGTCCTGATGGTTTAGGGTCATCTGGGTCAATCTTTGTAGCACTGTATGTTGGTATATCATCATAATTCATTTGTCCTGCAACAGCACTATAAGAATCTACACTAAAGAAATCTCCTGTACCATGTGAAAAGAAATCAAATACTACTAGTAATCTACCTAATGGTTTTTCTACACTAGACTTTCTTACGATTCTTGCAATGTCATAGAAGTTATCTCTTTGTCCTGTGTCTAATGTAAAGTTAGATGTAATCACTTTACTTCCAGCAGTTACAGTAGATACTGTAGATGTTGCACTTGATGATTCACCTGTAATTGTATCAGAGGTTGTAAAGTCTGTTGCACCAAATCCATTTGTTAATACATATTGTATTGGACTTGTTGTTGTAATAATTCTTGCAGTTGCACCTGATGATGAACCTGTAATTTTTTCACCTCTTACGAATGTTCCTGTAACTGTTCCTAATGTTAATGTTGGAGCAGTTGCATCTGAACTTGTACTCTCTGAATCAAATACTGCTTGTAATCTAAATGCATCTGCACGACCTAAAGATATTTCTTTGTCTGTTGCTCTACATCCATATGCACCATCTGCATCATCTGTTATTACTTTAACTTGTTTAGATAAATTGGTTGTTTTAGTTTTTGATGCAACACTTGACTTAACGATTGTTGCTATAACTTTTACTTTAGCTGCATTACCTAATATTGTATTATCTGTAATTGTAATACTTGCTGTACCTGTACCAGATATCTTACCAGAAATAGGTACTAAATCTCCTTGTACACCACTACCATCTCCAGCAGTTAATATAGACATTACATAATCTGCTTCAGCAAATCCACCAAAGACTTCATTACTTCCAGCACTTAATGATATTACACCAGAACTGTTTGATGTAGCAACAAACTGTCTTCTTACTGTGTATGATGTATCACTAGTATTATTATTTGAATCTGTTAATAATGTTTTAACTACAGCCTTAGGTAGTTTATATATTGCAACATTTTTTTCTGGTGATACTAATACTGCTTCTCTAATAGGTTCAATACCTAATTCAGTAGTACCATCTTCTTCTAATAGAATGTTATCGTTTGCATTTGCAAGACTAGCATCTGTAGCATTCAATGCAATTAAATCTGTATCTCTTACTTTTGTTAATTCAATATCTGCTGTAAAGTCTTGACCACTATCAGCATCATCCATAAACATTTGTCTTGTTTCTGAAAATGCTTTTGTAGTGACTAAAGTAACTGTTAAATCTGTGTTACCTGAATTTTCTATAAGTCCACTTGTTTCAGCTGAATCTGATGCAATTAATTTTTCACCAGAACTAAATGTACCAACAACATTTGTTAAACGAACTCTATGTCCATCGGCAGCACTTGTGTCTGTATCAAAAACTAAACCTGTTGCACCTGATGTGTTACCTGTTATTTTTACACCTGTTGAATGTGTTGCAGTTAATAATGGACTTGGTGTATCACTTAAAGTTAAAACTGTAAATGTACGAACATCAAATAAATGTGCTTTGTAAACAGCATCTGTATTACCAGATACACCTGAATCATATTCTAATGCTCTTACACGAGCAACACCTACAGGTTCTTCTGCAGATACTGTTCCTCTAGTAACTGTTGCACCAGAAAATAATTTAACTTGTTTGTATGGTGTTGTTTCACCACTTACACTCCCAATATCTGGTGTGTTATATAAGTTTGTAATTCTAACAAAATTACCTAACTCTAAGTTAGTAACTCCAGCATTAATTGTTGAAACATCTCTTGCCTTATTTAAATCTTTAAATGTTGTTCCTATTTTTTCAAATTCATATCCTCTAACATATGCCTTACCAGCAGAACATGATAATGCAAGTAAACTTTCAGAAGCAGTTCCACCATCATCTGTAGGATTACCATTTGTATATATGCCTGTAAAATCTTTACCCTCTACTGTATTATTAATACTTTCTCTTACACTAAATGTAAATGGTTTAACTGTATAGTCACCTGATTCATCATGTGTTCTCCTTGCAAGTATATCTCCTAATACTGAATATTCTGTTGCTCTTGCTTTAGAAACTAAAGTACCACTATCAATTCTCATCATTTCTATAAATGAAGAATCCTCAGTAGATGTTGTTGCTAGTTTAGCAAGTGTTAAACTAATTTTTAATCTGTGTGCTCCTTTAGCAGCATAGTTAGATGAACCTCTAGAGTTATCTGTAAGTTGAGAATCTTCCTCTGGTGTGACTAATGTTTCTGTAATTGTCAGTCCTACTCTTGTTGTTTCTGTAGAAGAATTTACACTTAATAATAATGTTTGTCTATTTACTTTTACAAATTGACCTCTTATATAAATGACACCATCTTCTATGGTTGCAGCTGAACCTGTTGCAGCTGCATCTGTTGCAAATGTAGTTGCCGATGCCACACCACTTGCATAACCTGTAGTGTGTGTAATTGCTTTATCTGCAGTTATATTTTCAGCATCACTAAAAGTTATTGTTGAATTATCTGAACCTGTTTTATAATAATTGAGATATAGTATAGGTTGTGTTGTTGCAGTCGCAGCTTGATATCCTATAACATATGCCTTAACACCAGATGTAACTCCTGTAATTGTTACAGGATTTGTTGAATCAAAAAATTGACTTGGGTCTATTTCTTCATCAGCAAAATTTGATGCAAGTTGTAATGTTGGAAATGAATCTGAATAAGATAGTTGACCAGGTATAACAATACTACCTTCTTTGAACATGTGATTACCATGTCGTTCTACTTGGTTTTGTAAAATAGATTGTAGTTGTGTTAACTCTCTTGCTTGAATAGCATACCCTGGTCTAAAGAGTACCTTATGAAAGTTATCTGCTTCATCAAAATCATCATAATATGGTGAAACATTTAAGTCTGTTATTTGCGCCATATTTTAAAACTCAATTATTAGTTTAATATCTTCTGTTTGGTCAGAATCCCTTTGTATTGGTTTTCTATTTTCTAAGTAAACAATGTTACCACTATCTGGTTGCAACTCTGGGTTAGCATAACCTGATGTTGTAGCAAGTGTATTGTTATTTGCAAGAGTAATTGTTTCAGAATCAGTTGATGGTGTAAATGTTGCAGATGATGTTGCACCTGTAATTACATTCGTACCCTCAAATACACTATGGTCACCTGTTGTACTATTAGTACCAAAGTCACCAAATCTTTCTTGTTGGAAATATAGTAAACTTAATGTAGAATCATACTCTACTACTTTACCTACAGCACCTGTTGTTGCTTGAGTAATTTTTTCATCTACTTCAAATGTACCACTTACAGATGAAGCCTTAACTACAAAAGTTTGTCTTCGTGTAGATGCAGTAGCAACTGTTGATG